ATGGGATACAACAAATCATTGAGATACAGCCGTCACAATGGCGCCACATGCGTCATTGACAACAAACACCTTAAAAGTTTAGGCTCGGTGCTGAGTGATGTGAGACACAAGGAAGAGTTGATCCGCGAGTCTCAGTACGATCCGATCAAGGATATCGCCAACCAATACATGGTCACCGAGGATCCCTTTCGCGGCCCTGGCAAGAATGTTAAGATCACCCTGTTCAAGGAGATCCGCCGGATCCAGCCTGATACCATGAAACTGGTGTGCAACTGGAGCGGCAAGGAATTTTTGCGTGAATCCTGGACACGTTTCATCTCGGAAGAGTTCCCCATCACCACTGACCAAGAAATCATGGATCTGTGGTTCGAACTTCAGCTCAGGCCGATGCAGCCCAACAGGTGTTACAAGTTCACCATGCAGTACGCTCTCGCCGCCAACCCCGACTACGTGGCTCACGACGTGATCCGTCAGCACGATCCCTACTACGTCGGCCCCGACAACAAGGAACGCATCAACCTGTCCAAGCGCGGTCTCGCCTTCCCACTGACCTGTCTGCAGTCCATCTACAACGAGAACTTTGAAGAGTTCTTTGACCAGGTGCTGTGGCCCTACTTCCACCGTCCCCTCGTCTACATCGGCACCACGTCCTCTGAGGTCGAGGAGGTTATGATTGAGGTGGCGTTGCTGTTCAAGATCAAGGAGTTTGCTCCTGACGTACCATTGTTCACCGGACCCGCTTATTAATGAAATAAAAGATTTATGTGTGTGTAAATTTAATAGTTTTATTAACTCTACCCACTACTCCATTCGCTGGTAGGATCGTCGCTGCTCGCCGCCGTCGCTTCCCTGCGTTCGTTGAGTTTGTTGCGTAGCGCCGCCGTGATAAAGTTTTGCGGTGGTGGAGGCGGTGCTGGTAAAACGGCTGTCCTCGACACTGGTTTCAGCGACACACCCTTCTTGATGTCGTCCAAATAGTCTGCGGGTGTTAGTTTAGGTGGCGGCGGTGTAGGTGGTGTAGGTGTAGGTTCTGGTACCAGAGGAGGAGGAGGAGGTGGAGGCGGAGCTGGTGGTGGAGTAAGAGGCGCGGGTGGCGGCGGAGGTGGAATAAAGACCACCTTGTCGTCTTCTTCGTATATCTGTTGATCGATAGACATGAGACTGGTTCTTCTGCTTCTCGGCATCGGTGATGGTGGTGGTATAAACGCTGCTGTCACGTTGTGTCCTTCGATCATTTGTACCAGCGTGTAAAGGAACTCTTCGCATTCGTCGACGGTCAACTGTACGTGCTGTACGTTTGTTTCGAGTTGTTTCTTTAAGCCGTGGTTTCTGCGCATTCGCATAATCGCGTGTCGACCGTCCGCTCGAAAGCCCGTGTTTCTGATGAATTCCAACAAGTCCATAGTTGTGGCCCAGCGCTATCTGAACGATGTAGAGATCGTGGGTAAACTGAACGACGAAAATTCTTATGAGAACATCTATCTAATAAAGAATAAAAACAACAATGAGTTGTACGTGCAAAAGATTGTGAGCGACAGGAATTTTTCGTTTTTCGAGCTGCACGTGCACGACGTGATGCGCAACAACTCGCACTTTATCAAGCTGTACGACATGATCCACGTGCCCGGCTGCACGTTTTGGACGATGCAGTATATCCCTGACGGGGACCTGTTTGATTTGATCAAAAATAGCGCATTTAGGATTGACGAGAACAAGACGCGCAAACTCGTCTTTCAGCTGGTGAACGCTCTAAACGATCTACACTCGCACCGTATAATCCACAACGATATTAAGCTCGAGAACCTGTTGTACAATCGTAAAAAGCACAAGGTCTACATTTGCGACTACGGACTCAGCCACAACATTGACACTCCGTCCACCTACGACGGCACATATGTGTACTTTTCACCGGAAAAGATCAAGCACGAGCCGAACCAAGTTTCGTTCGACTGGTGGGCTGTCGGTATAGTAACGTACGAGATCCTGTCCCGCAAATACCCGTACAAACTGTTCAATAATAACGGTGATCGTAAAAAGACTAGCAGGTCGAGCAGCGTCATTGACGATGATGACTTTGAAGACATCGAGCCAGAGGAGCTGTTGAAGTATCAGCGCAACAAGCTGCGCAAGATTCGTCGTGCGTCACCTACCGCAAATGACTTTGTGCAGCAAATGCTGTGTTTCGACTATACCAAGCGTTTAAACACATACAACGCTATTGTAAGACATCCATTTTTAAAGATTTAGTAAAATAAAAAGACTGTGTGTGTGTATGTTGTAGTTTTATTTATTCAATAACATAATGAAAAGGTTCGGCAGTTTGTATAAACTTGTTATGTTCGCGTGCGCAAGTTAAACATATATTGTTGAGCGTTTTGGTAAAGAAAAACGTGTTACACATATTATGGCACAAGTTGTACATGTCGTACGTGTCGAACATGGTGTTGTCCGTCTTCTTCAGCATGTTGTTGATGGCCTGCATGTTGCGAACAGGCGACAGCCGGAACTGTGGTATGGGCAGTTCTTGGTTCATGTTGGGCAAGCTCATCAACGCGTTTGTCTTGTTGAAAACGCCGTGTGTTTCTCTGGCAAAAAGACTGCGCGGCGTACACACTGGTCGGTTGTTGAGCGAGTACATTTCGGCATAGCTGGTCTGCGTGCCCACCGAAACTTTGTTCACCTTCCTGGTAAAGTTGAAGTCCGTAAGCGGTAATTGGCGTCTGCAGCACTTGGAAGGAGGCGGTTCGTTGTCAGAGTCGCTGCTGCTCGAAACTCTGTCATAGTTGGTGTCGTACACAAACATGAGGTACGGAAACTGGCCCGGATGATAGATGATGAGACGACGCTTCCTGGACATGTTGTCTATAGCGGCCATGGTAGCTTCGCGAGCTCGTAGCTTCTTCCAGTACGACACGGTGTGGTTATGGTTGCGTATCACGTTAACGTTCGGCAACGACTCTTCGTCTACGTACGCCACCATCAAGCTGCCCACAAGCTTGGTGTACTTGATACAATCGTACATATCGATTGCGTTCACGTAATCAAAATACACGACAGTGTGTTTTTGGTATTCCGTAAGGCTGATCACAGTCGTGTAATCATCGGTTGCGGTTGACTTCTCGCCCGGCTTCAACCACTCGCCCTTCCAGCGGTGCAAAGTAAGAATCCAATTGTTCAAATCACTCATTATGACTGGTAATGATAATACAAAGCGCCGAGTTGTGTATTTATAGGTAGAGATAAGACGTGATAAAATAAATTAATAGATAAGGTATATTTTGAAATGAGTCAAAACATTCTCGTATTGATTCGCAATGAAGTTGCGGCAGTGTCTGAAAAGTTGGACAACCTCGCCTCAAACCTCCCCAACGTAGACGAGATCAACCAGAAGCTGGACGCGCAATCCGCCTCGTTGCAAACTCTCACTACGGACGTCACCACCGCCAACTCGAAACTGGACGCGATCACTGCGATCCTCAATCCCACCGTTCCGCCGACAAAGTAAAAAAAAAATTAAAAGGTACCTAAGATGAGACGTACAGCCTTGTCGTACAACACGTACGATGTGATGATATCGTCATAGTTTGTGGACTGGTGTAGTAAACGCGACGCCTCCTTGACCAGTCTGTCGACGGTGGGTCCGATCTCTTCGGAGCGTGGTCTGCCGCTCATAAAGTACTGTCTACACACCTTCATGTATACGTCGAACGAGTCCCGTGCGCGTTGCTGTAGATAGCAAGTAAATTTTTTTTGCCACGGATGTTCGCACTTGAGCACACACGTAGTGCACCTGGCCAGCAACTTTTCCATAGCCGTTTTGTCTCCAAACACGCTGTGCGCCACTATATGCAAGATACCGTCGATGTCGATGTAGCATTCGTCGTGTTCCAGCACTCTAACTGCCATTTGCGCGCCGTCCGTCACGAACACCTGTTCATTCCTCGACTTTACGCAGACCCGTGCAGAGTCCACCGACTTTTTGTCCACACACTCAAAATCGAACTGCACCATTAGCTGCATCAGCTCGTCAAAATTGTACCACACGCATTCGTCGTCGTACGTGACAGAGATAATGTCGACCATCGCGGAGCCAAGTGTCGCGCTCGACTGTCACGAACAAGAAATATGGACGAGAATCTGCGAGATGTTCACGTATTTGTCGCGCGTCGACGACATGGACGAGGAGCAGTGGCGCATGATCAAGGTGCTGAGCGATGGGTTCATCGCGTTGATGGAGACGTCAAATAAAAGTCAAGTTTTAAATGTATTGTATGATTTATTGTACAAGTATGTGGAGAGGAGTCAAAATTACAATGACATTATTTAAACGCAATATGTTCGTATTTTATTTTGGGATGCCGTCCCACGTCCTCGGCCAGTTTGGCAAAATCCCTACGTGTCAATATGTACCGAATGACCAGCTTGACCGATTCAATGTGCATCTGCTTCATCCTTTGGTTGTGCGTGTATCGAAACGATATGATGTGATGCGAGCCCCACGATACAGTTTTCAGTATGCTCAACAAATCCAGCCTGTTACTCTCCTCCTTGTCAAACACCATACTATTGATCCACACGTGCACGTGATCCAGCTTGAAACAATTGAGCCGGTAGTGTTCCTTGCCGGTGAACGGAGCGCGTGTGTGTAAGACAACGTTACAGTTCGAATGTATCTTGGACTGGGTCATAAATTCAAACACCTCAGTTTCGGTGCTGTCGAAAGGTTTCAGTCTAAACAAAACGGCCCGCGGGTCAATGAACACGGCCTTGACTATCGCGCTGAACAACCACTTGACGTGCGTGACCAAATCCACCACCGAGTTAGTGGTGCCCGTGGCCGACATCATTGCCTCGTCAAACTCTTTGATGTACCGTGAATATCTTAGACTGTCGTCTCGGCGCAACAGTATTGTTGGTAGAAAAGCGTTGAACAATTGATGGATAACGTTGGTGGTGCTGGTGGGCTGCTGAGGTTTGGGCTTGTTTTTAATGGTGCCGATCTTTTGACGTTCGCTCTTCCAGCTGTAGCTCTTCTTCATGTGCGACATGAGACGGTGTGTGACAACGTCGGGCAGCGCCATGTGTATTGTGTTGATGTGTGCCGTCGAAAGACTGAGCATGTTGATGGCGTGGAACATGAGAATGGTCTGAGTCATTATGGTGAGCCCGTTGTTCGTCTTGAGGTTGAGCAGATACGAGACGGCCGCCGAGTTCTTGTTCTTTTGCACATCTTCTCGGGGATACAATTGTGTGGGTACATTGTTGTTGCTCAGACACTTGGCCGTAATGTATAGCTTTACAGAATTGATGTGTACCTCGTACGCGTTACCGTACTCGGCGTGAAACTTGTCCTTGTAAACGGTCGATCCGAATCTAACGTTCTTCACGTACTGCATCTCGCTGTGACACACGACCATGTGATTGCTGGTTGTGGTGTACATGGATAGCCATCGACAAGTGTCAATGTCTGGCGCCGGCCATTGTGTCAGTTCGTTGCTATGTTTGGACGTCAGCGACTGGTCAATCTCGGGCGGCATAAAGAACGTTCTCTTGTTGAACGGTAACAGTTTATTGGGCATCTTTCTGGGCTCTGCCAATTTGAGCGCTGCTGCCGCTTTATCTTCATCGCTTTCTTCATCTTCAGTCTGTTCGTCATCATCTTCTTCGTCGTCACTAAAGAAGACGGGCTGTTCCTGTTTTTCGGGTGTGGCGTCAGTTTCCAATTGGCTGCACACGCTGGACACGTGTAAAAACTCTGCATCCATCTGTAAGAAGGAGCAATGTTAACACTGGGCAAGTGTAGTTCGTGTGACTCGGAATCGATCACGTTTCAGATAGCGTACGGTTACGATGCTTGCTTACAGTTTAAATATGCGATAACAGATAAGCAAGTTAACATGTCACGAGCGGTCAGCGGAATAGACTCGACCCGACCGTTAACTTTTAATATATACCCAATGTCAAAAGAGATAACAGCATCTCCTATTAAAAACAGTTATGTCATCAGTCTGTTTCGGCTTCCGTACATTTATCCGCACTTGTTGAAGGTGCTGAACGGCGCGGTGTGTGTGGTCAAGGTGTTTTCGTCGAGCGACGGTCCCGAGTTGTGGTACGTGATGGGTGTGCGCAAAGAGTTTGAGACGGTGAAGACGCGCGCCATATCTGCGGTGGTCACGAATCAAGGAAAGTTCGAGAAAGAGGTGTACGTGATCACCGGCAACTTACCACGGGAGTTTGTGGCGGCGCTGCGTGTTAACCGTGCGAAGAACGTGCACTATCTGCACAGCCTGACGACGAATCTGCCTCGTGTGCTGGTGAACAATGGTCCGGTGCGGCTGGACAGGCACGCTTAATGCCGGACGGAGCGATACTAAAGCAAATTGCGGTTCATCATTTGCGCGTAACATCCGTGAACCCAGTCGATAGGCACGCACGTACACTTATCTGGGTCGAACTCTTGCCCTTGTTCGCAGAATAGTTTAATACCCTGTGGACACGAATAATAAGCGTCGCAATCAAACGGGTCTGACGTCAATCCGTAGTAGCCGTTCGCGCAGACCTGATCGATAAGCCACTGTTTCTGTTGTAAATTTTTCAATCCGTGGAATATCATGATTTTGACCACGATCAGCACGACGAACACGATCGTGGGAAACGTAAAAATGTCCATAGCTTAGAATTAGAGGGCTCGCGTGGTAGTGGTTGCGGTGACGACCGGGTTGTTGCGCATGGTGGTGTTGAGCGGGTTGATGGTGGTCGTTCTCATCGTGCCGTCCCTCGTCGCCAGACTGGGTGAACTGTCCGCACTGCTCATGTTGATCAACAGCAATAACAGAATAATGATGACCAGTACGACGAGAATTGTCATCAACAGGTTGGGATTCAACACTCCCAATCTAGCGCCCACGCTACCTTCGGGTCCTCGGAATGCGTCCATTTATGAAAGTGGGTGTACAAATAAATTGAGTATGGTATTTTTCACCCAGTTATTGTTCAAATTCTCTAATGTGTGAGAACTTAAATTATCTCTTACTAATAAATTTTTGTCGAGACGCACCACCAGGAACACGGGCACGCCCGTCTCGTTGATCTGCGTTTCCTCCAAATAATAATCCCCGCCTATTTTAAAGTACGATCCCGGATCGTTGGTGAGTCGGTGTTTGGTTTTGACGAACGTGCCCAGATCTTTGGCGGGATCGAAATTGAGCACCTTGGTCGCGCCGAAAAAGACGTGGGACGCGAGCAACACCAACCCCAGCTTGGGCGCGTAGGCGGCGTTCAGCGTGTGTCGGATCTGGTAGTAGTCGTCGGGAATGAATAGGTAGTGAGCGCTCGGCATCGAAGGGTACACGTTCGTCTCGTTTGCGAACACGAGCGATTTACAGTACAGATCCACCCCGTACCGATCGACGACCACTTCGTGCGCCACGCTGGCCGGCTCTCCGCTGTGGAATCTGTGCACGATCTTGTACAGCGCCGTCGTGGACACGTAGTGTTCCGCCAACTCTTCGAGCAGATCGACGGGAAAGTTGGCCGCGTCGAAGATGTAGTCGCGCTGAATAAAGCGTACAAAAGCGCTTTTACTGTGCAACTCCTGATGTATAGACTCGAACACACGGTTCATGTTGTGTGTGACCATCTTTTTGGTGGTGATGGTGTAGTTGTGGTTGGTGATGAGCGGTGTGCCTTTGTAATAGTTTTTCAACACTCCGTCCGCTGGACACGGAATGTCGTTGTCGGCAAACACTTTGAGCACCTCGTCTCCGATGAGGTAGAGTCGTAGCATGGTACGATCGACGCCTAGTGCGCCCGACGAACACACCCTGGCACCGCACCAGTCCAGGTACGCGCCTGCAAACATGTATCCCACACATCCGTCGTGCACCATGTAGTTGTCGGTCACGACCACACCCCTCAACCGTTCACCCAACGCGTCGCGCACCACCTTCATCAACCACTTTTGTCGTACGGGATCGCGTACAAACAGATTGGTGGCGTAGACGGCGGTGTTTTTGCGCAGATACACGTCGTTGTTGTGCCGGATGATGTCGAGATCCTGGTCGCGCAAGCATTCAAATTTAAACTGGGGTTTGACGTATTTAAAAACGGTGGGCGACGCCTCACCCACCATACCGTGCAGCCGCATCCCGCTCAAGTAGTTCAAATAGCGTACGCGATCTTCGTCCGTGGGCGAGGCGAGGTGCTGCTTGACGTTGTCGGGTAAATTGTCGAGCACATCGTCGCTGGCATCAAAATATGTGGCTATGAACACAAACTTTAGGCTGTCCTCGTCCAACACCATTTTTGTTTCTTATTGGTCACTTTTTCACCCACGTCAATTCGTGCTCCTCGTAATACGATCGCACCGTCTGCAACAGATCGGGGGTGTTGTCTTTTATGTATCGAAAGTTGGTCGTATTCCTGCATACGGGACACTCTTGTTTCACGCTGCTGGCTTTCACGAAACACTCGTAGCAGAACCGATGACCGCACGCCGTGAGCATAGTGTGCGTGGATCTGCACACGGCGCAATCGTGCACGCTCACCGTACACGCCTGGTACAAACGGTACACGTATTCTTTGCTTTGTTGCACATCGTCAAACAGTTTGATCACATTGTCGACAGTTTCCTTGACCAGATCCGTGCACAGCAACAGATTAACGGAGCAATTAATGTCATAGTTTAGCTGTTCGTCTTGGTTGTATTGCGTGTAGGGTTCGGCGATCATGTGACTGTACGGTACACCGCCCATCTTCTCCATCACCACACACACCTGATAGCATTTGAGTCGAACGAGGTTGATGTATTTTTCGTACACGGCAAACGTGTCGGCGCAGTCTTTCTGCAATTTCTTCAACGCTTTGGTGGTGAGGTTGAGTATGAGTACGGTTTCAACGCTGATTGGTAGCTTTGTTAAACAATCTGGTAGAGCGCAAAAATAGTGTAGGAAGAAGGTTTCTTGTACAACACTCCATCGTTTATCGTCGTCGTCCATACGTGTGTGTGCACACACGTTAAGTTTTCTGTTTATTTACCATCTTGAATACCACATACATCACGAACACGAGCAAGATAATCCCGCCTATAATCAACAAGATGGTGAGAAAGTTGTCGGAAACGCTCTGTGAGCTGTTGGACGAGTTGGTGAGCAGACCGTTTTCTCCGAGTAACGCGTCCAGTCCCAGATCGGCGATCAGGTCCGCCATATCGTACGGTTCTATACACTGTATAATCTCGTTGGGAGCTAATTCGCTGACATCGTAATACCTGTGAGAGTCAAACGGAGCGTACGCGTCGCTGGCTCGACACACGGTTCCCTCCGCTTCTCTGTTGTAGCCGGAGCACAATTGATTGACCTGTGTCTGTGTGAGTATGGGATCGGTCCAAGCTGGGTTGGCAGGATCGGTGCACATGTTTTCCTGTATATCGGACAGAGCCATACCGCAGGATCTGCTGCGAAGCACGCAACCCTCGATATTGTCAAAGTTGTTGGCTCCGTTGTTGCCGCGAAACCACCACGACCCGCCCGTTTGGTTCATCTTATCCACGATGGAACCTATCAGATTACCGCCTCTAATAATGAAATATATCGTGGCTCCGTAGATGCCGACCTGACCGGCTGATTTGAGGTATTGATCGAGTCGCGGGTTCTGTTTGAGCGCCTGCTCCACACCCTCTGGTGTTCTGGTGGCTGTTTCGGGATTGTTGCTTCGCACAGACTCTTTGCGCGTCGACAGACTGTTGAGCGAAGCGTCCGGCACGTTGTCGATCTGTCTCAAGTTTCCGAGCGTGTTGATCTGCGAATTGGACGCGGTCGGAAAGATCTCTTTGATACCGGCCACGTCGTTGTTTCTCATGACACGGTTGACCTGCGTGTTGCTAACAAAATTATTATTATTAGTCGTGTATCCTGGTACAAATGTATTATTTGGTCCTGCGACGGTGGTAGGGTTATCGAGTATGTTAAATCCACGCGGAATGTTGTTCTTGATGAGGTTGGTGTGGTCATCTATAAAACCCATTGGCGTGTTGTAAACTCGGTTAGTGCGCCGCAAACCGCGGTAAAAAGTCGACATATTTACTTACAAAGAGTGTGTGCTGCGCTGCGCTAATAATATGAACGATGATAAGAGCATAGCAACAACCAGATACAGCGCAATGTCGGTCACCGATCAACTGGATCTCATCAACAAAATGAAACGCGACATGATCAGGGTCACCACTCATCACGAACGTTTGGCGCGCATCGAAAAACACCCGCAAGCCACCCAACTCAAGCTGAAGACACTACGTGAGACTTATTTGTTAGCCATGACTGATTTGTTGTAATAATAAAAATCTCATACTACTGTAACTGGATTGTTGTTTTGATTTTGTTGTACCACTAGATCGTAAATCCTGTTGATCTTTTGATCGATCTCCTCGAGCTCGCAGTACGCCCGCAGGTCGTACACGGCCTCGTTGATGAATATATTGCCAAAGTTGTGCATGGCGTGCGAGATCTCAAACTTGGGATAGTGATGGTGGTGATGTCTGCTGCTTCTGCGGCGCTTACGTCCGCACGAAGGACCCGCGTCATCGTCGACGGGCGTGTTGTAATAGTAGGTGCAGGGTGATGGTTTGACGGGTGAACAGGATCGTGAACGCCGTCTGCTGACTATTTCGCACTCTTGCTGCGTCTTGGCTATGAGTAATCGCACACCCAGCGAAGTGATAAACTGCTTTTCGCTGTGCACTTCGGGTTCTAGTTCTTTCCACAACGCTTTTTGACTGCGCGGTAATTGTTTGAGCGCATGGCACACGTTCAGATTCAGCACGCTGCTCACGCCGTCCACGTCGAACCATTCGACACAGTCTATCAACAAGCAAACAATGTCCGTGCCTTCAAACGGTTTAATGTATGCCCTGGACTCGGCCGGTATTGTAGCCATTTTGTATTAAATTAATATCTTATCAAACACCACTCTTAGACGAACGCGGTGGTTTCGGGTCGGTTGCTGTCTAGGAGGTTGATCACCTCGGATTCTTTGCGACTGATGCAACACAACAGACCGTCCCGTCTCAAGTCGCACAGCACGTCCGTGAGGAAGATGTTGGCGAACGCGTCCACGCACTGCGGGATGCTGTGTTCGTGCGATGCAAAGTTGTCCACCACACATCCTCTGGTTAGCAGTCGGCTGGCCAGCAGTGCCACACCGAGTGCAGTGATGTAGAGTTTGTTGCTGTCTGTGCACTCGCACAAATGTTTCAAATGTCGTTTCTCGCTCTCGGGCAGGGCGGCCAGCGCTTGCGCGTTCAGATGGAGGATTTTGAGCGCTTCGTCCGCGCCCACCCACAACATCATGTCGTTGAACAGCAGCGGTACTGGGATGTTATCAAAATTTTTTACAAAGCCCCGGGAATATTGTTGTTGTCTTGTCATTTTGTGATTATCTTAAATAGTTAACCCTGCGCTTTGATTTGAGAATTTTTCAGCACCTGCGCGAACCCGTCGTTAAAATTGTTCAAACGCTTCACCTCGCTGTCCAGCGAGCCCAACCGTTGGTAAATGTCGCTGACCAGAGCCGCGTCCGAAGACGGTACAGCTTCAACGAGTTTAGCGCTTTTGGCCACGCGCACGTTACCGCTGGCGTCGAGCGGCTGCAGAATGCTGAGGATCAGCTGCACATCGGCGGTGAGCGTGTTGAGCGCAGCCGTGTTCGCGGCCACGGCGGTTTCTAGAGCGTTGACACCGTTAAGGACGGTGCCCACGTCCGTGACCAGACCGGCTATGCTGTCCACGAGACCAGCCACGCTGGCCAGCAACTGAGCCACGCTGGTTTCGAGCGTGTCGAGACGCGTGTTGATCGTTGTGAGAGTGGTGTTTATGGCAGCCACGGTGCCTTGTAGCGCGGTAATGGCGTCATTGATACCCTGGATTTGTGTGGTTAGATTGGCAACGCTTGTGACCAGACCATTGACGTTGGTCGATATGTTGTTCACCTCACCGAGCAGAGTGTTGACGGTGGTGGTGAGAGCCGCGACCTGGGTGAGTAGCGTTTGTAAGTCGGCCAGCACCTGTGTCAGGTCTGTACCACCTCCTCCGCCGCCATTGGCCAGAATCTGTTGCACGTCGGCCAAGATGGCCTGCAGTACGGCACTTTGGTTCTGCAACAGCTGCAGCAGTTGTGATAGTACGTCACAATTGTTGCCGGGTCCTGGCGGAGGACAGGGACCGCATCCCGACTGTCTACCGGGTGGTATCATGCACAGAGGGTTGGTGGCGTTACAAGATGTGGGGTCCAGTATGTATTGCGCGATGAGATCGAACATGCGCTTGAACTTGGCCCAGTTTTGCAGTTTAGTTTTGCCAAAGTAGACGGCAAACCCTACTTCTGTGGTGAACAATTTGTTTGGTGGGAATGTGACGTCACCAGGAGCCAAGTCCTGCCACAGCTTTGTTTCGCTGCGCGGAAACTCATCGGCGTGTGTCATGCTGTGACCGAGTATGTTCAAAAGTTCTTTAACACCCACATAAGGTTTGTCGTTGACGACACCGCTAAAGAAGACTGGCACATCTGTGCCGTCTATGCGAGTGGAAAATATCAGTCGAGACGTCATGATGTTGATGTAAAATTATCTTAATAAATGGGACAAACAAACAAACTTTAGATTGCAAGCGATTTTATTTTAAATTACATAACAATACATTTCTTTAACAGGTTACGACATTTCAACAAAAGCATGGCGCTGACCGGTGCGTAAACGGTGTTCTTGTCGGGATGGTACTTAAGCAGCAAACGGCGCAGATCCTCCTTTTTGTACGTCTTCTCTTCGTACATGGGATGCAGAATAAATTTCAAGTCCTGTTCGTCGAACAAGTGGCGGTTCTCGTTCAAAACGGCATAGTGTGACTCTTTGTCAAAACCATAGCTAAATTTAAACTCGGGTAGGGGTGGTGGTGGAGGTGGGTGCTTGCTGAACGAATACTCTCCACCGCTACGTTTGGGAAACAAGTCAACTAGCTCCTCCTCCTCCTCCTCCTCCTCCTCATTATTATCCTCCTCCTCAACGTTAACATTATCGGTAAAGTTTGCAAAGTGCGAAATTAAAAGGTCGTCAACCAAAAAGGATAGCATAGATTTACACGGAGTCATGATAAATCTGTAGAGGTCAGTGTGTTTATATTTGAACGTAATGGGATGATAGTAGCCAAAAGGCGAAGGCACATGTTTAGTCTTGTACCTAAAACGTTTGTTTGGTTTTACGCTACACGGAGATTTACGATTGTAGATATAGTTGACCATACGAAAGAAGTTTTGGATATCTTTCACATAGGGATGAATTTCTTTTGAAAAATAACATCGATTATTCACAGCCGTGTTCAGTTTGATCATGTTCATGGTAAACGAGCCTACCGTGAAACATCTCTTGTACGATTCAATCATACATTGAAGCGATTGCATTGTTTGAAGACGCCACACGCCATTTTTCATCATTTCTGCTTTGTCGATTAACACGAACAGTGCCATCATCTTGTCTAGAGTTTTAATGTTCTGCATCGGAGGGTTCTGGGTGAGACCCACGCACGCGGTGTGCAGCACGGCCGCATATATCTTTTCATAGCTCTGTGAACAAGAGGAAATCGTGAGTTTGTTGAAGAAATATGACAAGTAACTCTACTCTACAATCACAATACTAACGTTTATGGATGCAGTGTGAGGTCAGTCGAAACATATGGTGTAGTTCGATTAGAACACAATCGTCCAACACTTGGTACGGTCCCGATTTGGAGGTGGACAAGTTGATACAGTGATCGGATATGATCGAGATGAGATGACGAATATAATCAGACTTTTGTTTCACATAACACTCATACATAACAGAATACGTGCCCAGTTTATAGAGTTTATTCTTTTTACGAGCAATGTACTTGTTACTACCTTGGTATATGGATAATGTGTTACCATCAAACGCTACAACTACAATGGACTTTTTAATTCTGTTCACCACCAACACATCACCGAGCATGGCTCGAACGCCACTATGAGAAAAGGTAGCATTGTTGCTATAACTCAAATCTGGACGATTATATTCTACGACATACTGCTGGAACAACAGACACAAACAAAAATTAACAAAAGGATAGGAATACACTAGATAATAGATAATAAGCAACAACAACACTTACCAAGCTAGGCATGATGAGGATCGGTAACTTGTTAACAACCAACAAATAATGAGCTCGATATCAACATACCCGTGTATTTAAACTAGTCGATAAGACTTATCATAGCTCACCTTTTTTCGATAAGAAAATAAACCGTGTTATCGCAGTGTTCTTATCGCATGTGCGCAGTGCAGACTTTGTACGTATAATTGTGTGCGGTGTGCACAAATTATGACACAAGACGGGATCATGCCTGTGACGTAATTTTTTCGATTCGAAAAAAGTTGATAAAATACGGGTGGTCTTGTTTTAGTTATGAATAATCTACGACTTATAGTTAACCTATATAACCTTTACTGACGGGTGGTCTTGTTTTAGTTATACTTTTTAGTTAACCTACACAACCTTTGCTGATACAAGCAGTCATAATTGAAAAAAAACAAGGATAACCCGTAACCCGTGGTGTTGATAACGAATGGGTGGTCTTGTTTTAGTTATGAAAAACCTCTGATCTTAGTTACCCTACGTGGCCTCTTTGATATGATAAGCTGGCCTGCTGCGCATTACTTACGAGATAACGTAGCCTCGGCGACCTAACAACATGTTTGCGTCTACGTGACACGATAACGACAGCGATTAGGCCTCAAATAAATACTTAGGTTGGGATCGATATTAAAATATTGTACTAACGTACGCCATTCGCGGAGCACCTCACGTAGCGATCACACGCCGCCACCATGTCGACTCCCGAGACCAAGAAATTCTTCGACGCCACCTTTAATTATTTACGCCGCATACCTGTGCTGCCCAAGCCCGATCAGAAGCTTCAACCTCGTGAGTACTTTCTGTACCAGCTGTTGCAGTGCTTTGTGTCTTACGAGGAGAAATCCTACAAGTCCACTGTCGATATCCTCAAGTATCTGCTCTCCATCATGAACAACACCACCGCCACCATAACCTCGCCCGACTTTGATACGTACCAAGACGTGGTCAAAGATGCCGAAGAGAAGCAGCAGATGCAAAACGACTATCAGCAGCAAACGTTAAAGCGCAAATTGGCCTACGAGCAACGCGCTATTAACCCGCAGGCTTTTGAAGAGTTTAACCAACAGCGAGTGAAGAGGATCGAGACTAGACGTAACACCGAGCCTGCTGCGCCGAAACGTATGCGTCTGGACGACGCTACGCCCGCACCACCACCTTCACCGACACCATCCAAATCACCTGGCTTTGTGGTGTCATCACAGGAGGAGTCCGAGGTGATGGAGTACCACATGTCTCCCACTAGATTTTGTTACGAACCCTCGGTCCCCATGACTCCGATGCTGTCCGATCTCTGTTCGGACGACAATTACCAACCACAACCCATCAACACTCCCGCTCATATACCACCCCGGATGATCATCAACAACGAGGGTCTGGTCGAGTATGCGGATGAGACACCCGCCTACCGCAACACCGAAGATCTCGAGGAGAGTTTGATTGATGTATCGGCTAGACTCGAGAAGGAAGATGTGTACGCATTTGAAAATACACCGTCACACACTTACACGCCGAAGCGTGTGAGCACCAGTTCCAGCGAAAGCGAGCCACCAACCCCTCCGACCTCACCGGTGCCCAAGTCGCGACGCATGAAGCTGCAACCACCTCCACCACCACCACGTCGTGTCAGCACTCGCGGCGGGCCCAATCGTCAGAAAGGTATCGTGTTCATCATCAAAGACAAAGGTAACTACTCTTGTATGACTGGTTATCTGTCTTACCTCAAGGGTAAACTTAAAAAACTCGAAAAAGACAACTGCCCACTACTGGTACAACCCATGCTCATCACTGACGACAACTGCGACCTGGCCGACGTGTGGACCAAACTGTCTGCGCGCATCGTCAACCGCTTCGATTTCATCAAGAAGACCAACAAAACCCTTAAAGCTAAGAGTATTAGTAGTGATAAGGAACAAAAACTACACGATTATATTGTATGTCAATTGGAGAAGCTTAACTTTACCATGTCACATGTAGATAAGTTGTTGTAAGTGTCATATTGTTAAAAGTTGTTGTGTGATTTTGCGTGTACCGTATGATGTCGTTGGTGTCTTAGGGTTCGCGTCTTTGCGAAAAATGTGCGGTCTTACACCGTATAGAATTAGGGTTTCTCTCTTTCTTTGGTTAGGTAGGGTTTAGCTACATGACACTGACGCAAAGGCATCATTCGCAACACGTAACATCATTACAACACACCATTATCAAAAGACTTAAATTATACTCATTAGACTTAAATCTAGATCTTAAGTGTGTAGATAATAAGTTTATACCTACTTGTAAAAATCTGAATATATACATTATTGGTCTCTTAATTGTTGTTTCATTTACCTTATCACATTTAACATATTGAACCTAAAACGATAACACATATGGTATAAAAGTCATTAAATAGTATATCAACCACACAGTCTTAGAAAGGCACACATCATGGAAACATTCATGGAAGACGATCCTACCAACTACATGTTGGTACCATCGGACAAAACAACCGCCGAAAAATCTCCTTCACCTCCACCTTCTCCTCAATCTTCACCACCCTCTCCGCAACAACCTTCTTCGTCTTCGCAACAACAATCACCACATCGGTCACGGTCACCGTCTCCCGACGACGATGAAGTAGTTCCCAAAAAACGAGTAAAGTTTGCTAGCGACGATGAAGAAGAAGTTATCGAAGATGCAAAGCAAGTTGTAGAAACTTGTTTAGAAGAGGAAGAAGAGGAAGATGATGAAGAAAGACCACCAAAATCTGCGACAAATAAAAAAGGTAAAGCTTTTTTCATTGACGACATTTGCGAAAGGTTGGGGTCTGCGCAAGATGCTCTCTTCAACAACGACTATGAAACGGTCAAGGCTCACATTGATTATTTGGCGCGCAAATGTGAGGGTAGAACGACTCTGCGCAAGCGTGACTCGCACAAACGCAACACCAACACCATCTATCTACATGTGTACTTCAACAAACGCTCCGTGACCGTGTACAACAACTCTTTCCAGCGACCGAAGAGGATCAACGGTATGGTGGACTACAAGAGTATCAAGTGTGGGAACACACACAAAAAGGAGGGTTTTGCCATTGTCAAGGCGCTGAAATTGGCCATTGCCAAGTACACGTATAAATGTAACCTGATCCCCAAGAACTACTTGAGTGTATACGATAACAAGTTGGAAAAATGCGCAAAGCTGGTTGACCAGTTTATAGAGGATCACAACTACAAGGTGGTGAACGAGAACAGGACGTGGTTGAGAGACGTGAATTCAATGCAAGACAGGAAACTCTATACGGACAGCAGCGATGAAAATAACAACGACGTTTAAACCTGTACCTTTTGTCACATTAATACTGGTGTCTAATAAATTATTACTCTTTGTAACAATGTTGTTGTTTTTGTTTCTTCTCCTTGGTATTACCACCACCACCACCACCTATGTTAATAATGAACGTTACAACGATGCTGGTGGTCTACATTTTTTGTTAGAGGGCCAGTTGCGGTTCGTGGTGAGCACGTGGAACTTTGTCGTGCAGGTGGATTATGATAGTTTGGCACACGTAGTGTACAATGTGGACACTACTTCGCGTAACCTTATCCATAGAATGACAAAGGGTGGTGACTTGCAGAATTGTAGCGAGTCTTACATGGACGAGGCGCGTAATATAGCTGAGGAGTTGGTCGTAGATTTACGTGAGCGTCACGATGACATTGAGTTTTTGTTGGAACGTAAGACGCGCGCATCAGCAGCTACAGCAAAGACCAAGAAACGTAGTATTTTCGGGGGTGCGTTCAATTTTGTGGGACGCGTAGACAAGTATCTGTTTGGTGTGATGGACGATAGGGACGCGGAACTGTTGTACAAATTGGCCGGGCAGAGTAACAGTACCCATTACAAAATTAAACAGTTGGCCGTAAACTCTTTAAAGACCACTGAAATTCTAGAATCGCTCAAACCCGACCTGGTCAGCGTATCGTGTCTGGCGGTCGAACGAAAACTACAACATCTACGTGATGTGTTAGGTAGAGTTACGAAAGCATATGACAAGATCACGAACGCGGTACGCTTATCGTTAGCCACGCAGCGTCTGTCCACCGACATCCTCAAACCCCAACAGTTGCTGAAAACGTTACAGAGCGTCAACGACAGCACCGAGCACAGCAATTGGTTAGTTCCGCCCACCATGAACAACGTGTACACTATACTGGCCACGACCACGTGTCACGCGTTCAACAACCACGAGAACAAGCTGGTGTTTGTGATCAGAGTGCCGCGTGTTAATCCCGCAATGTACAGTCTGTACAGAACGCTGACGGTGCCCGCGTGTGATGCCAAGCATGTGTGCAAGTTTGTGGTGCCGCACAGCAGGTATGTAGGGGTGACGGACGACAAAAAATTTGTACGGCTGGACAGTCTACGATCGTGCAAGACCGTAAACGACCACACCTTGTGTCACGATTCCTACGAGACGAACACTTTGAATCGTGACACCGAATGTGACATGAAACTGTTCCTTAACCAACGGTTAAAGGAGCGCGACTACGCCAAATGTGATGTGCGCGCGGCCCGCTTCAAACCCGTCCTTTTCCATAACGTTAACGGGCTCAACAAGTGGTTGTACATGTCTTACAAACCGGTCACGTTACAAGTGTACTGCAGAGCCACACACACCTCGATCACCATCGAGGGTACCGGTATGTTAACGTTCAGAGACAATTGTTTGGCCGAAACGCAGCACACACAGTTGGTGTCGCGATACTCGCACGACGAAGACGCCGAGCAAACACATCAGATTTTACAGTTGGATCTGTCGCGTTACCGGATCCCGTTAAACTCACCCTTGAACAACATAAACATGTCACAAGTTCTGCACTCTCTCAACGAATTAACGCCCATGAGACAGGACTTGGCCAGGTTGCGGCAGCAGATCGACGGAGACGGAGCTGCGCTTTTGATACCGAACGACGACAACAGCTGGGCCGATTGGTACGAGCATTTGGGAGATTGGTGGGTGGATTTGAAAATTTTCCTATATATCATGGTGGTGTGTTTGGTGTTATTAGCCTTATTTTACATCAAACGATGCTGTCTTACACCGCGTGACGTACTATTACCCGTGTTCAAGTCCGCGTACCAGCGATAACACGCAGAGATAACCTTCGATAAATTAATGTCGACCTTATCTTGGATTATTTTGTTAAATACTTGTGTTGTAAGCTTCTTACAGTCATTACACGATATCGACACAATGAGTCAACAACAAGCTGCTGCGGTATCTTTAGAAGAAACTCGAAAATATGTGGTCGAATCCGATAAGGTTATATCTGAAGATATCACCTTTGAAGACATTGATTCGATCTACGACGCAGAAACGCAACTCGACAAAGCTTACGATAACGTTAAATGGGAGGACAAATACAAGGAATTGCTAGACCAATACAATAAAGATAAAGAAAAATGGGAGAAAAAATACACAGAGCTTATGAATCAAAATACAGTCGACGAGGACAAATGGACAACAGAAAAGAAGATGCACGAAGAAGTTATTGAAGTGTTAAACCAGAAAGTTACCGATCTCAACACACAATTAAACGAGATTAACAACAAATACGAAACACTGCAGAGCGAACACAACACCCTTAAACAAATGACATCACCACCGCCGACTAAACGAAGAAGGAAACACGACAGCACCACTTCATCAGAAGACGAAGAGGAGGCGGAGGAGAATTTACATGAGAAAATTAAACAATTGGAACAAGAATTGGAACACTTCAGATCCACACCATGCGAACAATGCGTTAAAAACAAGGAAACTATCACACAACTGGTCAAGAACTACAACACTGCTCGCGATTGTGCAGCCCACTACAAGAACAAATGTCAAAAAATGGCCGACGAAATGAAGGTTACAGATCAGATGTGGTGCAGCACGGTACATAGACTAACGCAAAATTGCCGATGTCAAAAGGTGCCGTACAAACGTTAGTTCCATTGTAACATTTGTTCCAACAACCCCACGGTACCTTTGATTAAATATATGAACGAATGAAGCGTGCGTAACCTGTCGTGTTCCGGATAAGTGGTTAACTGTTTAAACTGTAACTCTAAGTTGTTCTTAAGACTGTCTATTATAGTATTATTATTAAAAGATTCTTTTTCTTCTTTATCCTCTTGTTTTATTTCATTAACCTGTTGTTTAATGGTAACAATCTTGTACCGAAACAACCAGTACTTGTTGATCATTTCTAAAGACTGTAGACATTCTGCGAAATCATTCACATCGAACACGGTGATGAGTTTTAGATTGTTCAGATGTTTGGACACGAACCACGGTAAGTGATTGACGACAAACTGATCTATGATCGTGTGCAGATTGTCGTCCATCACGGTACACTGTTTGGCGTGCAAGCTGCGCAACGTTTGTAGATCTACAAACGAGTGGTCGTCCACGTTCAGGTCAATGGGGTTATCGTCGTCAAGCATTGCGATCACGTTAAAACTGGTGTAGGGACGGCACTGGGACTCGCTCACGTCCGCGTTGATGTCAAAGTTTTCGAGCACACTATCCAAACTGTACCAGAGACGCAACGATTCCACTTCCAGGAGCACGGGCCACGGAAACTTGAGAATGTCGTTAAATATTGTGTTAATCAAATACGCGTCCGTCATGTTGTCAACACCTTAACTATATCACGAAATACTCGATCCCGTCCTTTTCCAGTAACGACACCATGTTCGGGTCGGGTGGAGTCTTTTTGAAAATTACGTAACGCAAATACGACACGGGCACATCTTCACGTACCAACACTTCGGTACTATCGTAGTTGGTCATCTGATCGAACACCAGCTCCAGGTTGCGGTAATCGCTCACGGTCATACCCGGCTCACCGCTAAACTGAGACGTGCCCACCACGCCTTCTTCGTCGATGAAGAAACCGAAATTCTCCTCGGTGTTGAGCACAAAGTCAAAGTCGCGCAACAACCGGGGACTGAACACCATCACGCAGTCAGAGTACGTGTGCGAAATGTGGTGTAGTTTGGGATGAAGTCTGAAATACACGCCGTCCACCTCGTCGTATTTGTCGAAAAACTCGGGATCAGTGAGCGAAACGCGCGGATCGTCCGCCAATCGCCTGTTCCCGCCACCCTGACCCGTGATTATGTCCACCATCTGTTGGGTGCGACGGCTCGTGAATATGTACCGGCTCAGCAGGATGCGCTGCACGCTGATACAGTTGGTCTCGTGAATCAAATGAAACTTGTCCATGCTTACATTTAAGAATCATGCCTTGGATGGTGTTGTTAACGGTGCTGGCCATGGTGGTGGGTATCGGTTTGTATCTGTGGAACAATGTGGAACGAGCAGAACCGCCCGCCACATTAGTACAGTTGTTGTACGCGCGAGACGACGTACCCGATTGCACCACGAAACCGCTGCCGTGCGTCACGAACAAACAGTGCGAGAACAATTGTCAAAACGGACTGTTCATGGTTTGTGAACAGGGATTCTGTAAAAAGTACCTCAAACCCGTGGAATACGTGGGCGTAGAAGATTGCGACATTCGACGCGGTATGGTCATGGTGATGTACGCGATCGACGCGTTTCTCGTGGAACGGTTCTGTATCAGTCTGTACAGGGACGTGATCGACGACAAGAGCGAGTTACGACCGTACGTGTGCGAACCCGGCAACATGCGGATCGACCTCGAAACGGGACCGTTCGATGTTAGCGATTGCACGTGTGCGGCGGGTTACAGAAAGTTCGCCTACCACCAGGGTGCGTACGCTCGCAGCACACCCGTATGTATCCCAAACCGGCTGACTTCTCTATACGACAGAGTATACGACGGCAACATCACGTAAGACAGTATGTCTGCAATTATAATCGTGGTCGTGGTGTTAATCGCAATCGTTATTGTAGTGATATTCGTGGCTAACGCTTCAAACACACCAACAACACCACCGCCTCCGCAGCCTCCACCAACACCTCCACCGCCTCAACCGGAACCTGATCCCGAACCAGAACCAGAACCTGAACCAGAACCGGAGCCCGAGCCAGAACCCGAGCCTGAGCCAGAACCTGAACCTGAACCGTTAAAGACGTTTTGCGAAAAGCAATTCGATTTGAAAATGGCACTAGTGTACAATGATCTAATACGAATCAGTCTATAAGACATGGACAACGGTTCGAGACACATTAATCTAATGGTAAAAGAGTTTAATCAAAAGTACCACGAACTCGAAGACAAGTACGACGAGTTACGGTTCCAGTACGATCGAGTACAGTACGAGTTGAGATGTTTAAAAGGGATAATGCGTGAGGTGTGCGAACAAATCGCCCCGCAACGGCTCGACGAAATAGAGGCTGCTTTGAGGAATCACGATAAGATTTATCGTACCACTTTAAATAGTTGGGGAGGTGGCCAGCTAGCTTCAATCAGATTCGAGCATCAACTTTGGCCGGATCTGGGTCCAGTCACTGCACCTATGACGTTAAACCCGTTCGGTTGACAATGTACGAGTTACCACAAAACGAAGCGGAAGCGGAACAAATGGTGGCGGACGGTAAACTGTTGCGCTACTACCCCGCCGATGATGACAACATCAACACAAAAGCATACTATTTGGTGGACGTGTTCGCGCGCGACTGGCGCACCGTGGTCGACGCGTACACCATCTTTGTGCCGGGCGGTTTGTACTTTATCGTGCACGGACAGTGCCTCAAGAGTATGGTGAAGACGTGTCCGGCGGATTTTGAAGAGAGCATGCAACCAAAGAGTTTTGGTAACAATAATAACAGAAAGAAGATGGACGTGTGTTTTACAAAAGCGCTGGATAGTAGACAACAGGTGATCAATATTTACAACAATATATTCTACAAGAGACCCACCAACACGACCGAAGACTTTTTGGCGTTGTGTCAACGCAGTCGCAACAACCGCTACCACAACCGCATGAAATTTACGTTCAAGGTGGTCAAGTCGTTGCAGTGCAAGTCGTGTGTCAACAACCGGTGCGTGTACGACGCGCTAAAGCTGTTCTATGAAAACGATAAAAAGTGCGAACGAGAGGTGGACTACACCGCTTCGAAGCATGGAGGAGAAAATTAACATGGTTATTCAGCGAAAGGACGATTTTGTGGCTGTGGCCAAGCAATTGGACAAAACAAGACAACGCACACTCAAACCCCTTATCAAAATTATACACGACAAGGTCGACGCGTATAAACGCACAAACGACATGAACATTCTAGACTCATTGTGTCTGCTGCTCGTCGACGCTACTAAAAATATACGTCATGAGCTCATTTTTATGGAATTGACTAGAAAATTTAATAATAAAATGCCTGTAATTTGTGAAGAATAATTTATTTGAGATTACAATAATAAACATAAAAAAAATTAATACTGGTTTTTGTTACAATTATAGATAACTTCCTAATATAGATTATAGTCTGTGCGCAGTTGTTCTATCAAAGCTTCTATCCCGCACCAATCCCAATCTTCGTACACCACAAAATAGGTGATGAGCTCGTTGGGTGATAGTGATTGAAAGTACTCTTCCGTCTCGATTCTCGTCCCGTCCGACAGACACGGGATCACGTCTTCTGTAACGTTGAACAGCTTCTTTATACCATAACACAGCTCTGTCAACGTGGCAGCCATCACACCAGTCTGCTTCTCTACGTTGTAGACCTTGAAAGGTTTCGCCATAGTAGTACCGCTCGTCTCAAAAATATAAAGCTTAATAACCCAGTCTCAACATCCGCGCGTCTCTTATAACGATATCAGCGCGTTATCAAGTAGAAAGCAAACATCAGCGTATGGTAACAACAAATTTTATTACTGTAATATTTACATAATAATTTTAAATTAGACACGCACACAGTCTTCGGCGTCGACGACCACGTCATCCAGTAGCTCGCCCGTTCTCTTGATCCATTTCCTCAGTCTACGAATCTCGTACGATTGTTCGTTCAGCAGCCTGCTCTTGCCTCGGAAAGATTTCAACGTTTGCTTTAGCGATTTCTCCAGTTCCTTGCTAACCTTCAATCGCTCCTCCATATCTTTGATTTGATCCACCAAACTGGTGATCACGTCCTTGTACGTATCGTCGAGCTTCTTATTCTCGTTCTTTTTGTCTTCGATGGTTTTGTTCAGTTCAAGGATTGTAGCGTGATCCTTTTGTTTTTGGCTCATTAAATTATCTATTGCCATCTTGTACAGTTCCGCATCCTTTTGCAACATTTGGATCTGGTGCTGCATGTGGTAGCTGTTCTCCATATTGATGATGCGGCGGCGGCGAGAGTTTGTGTTCAACTATATACAACACCACACGCGCGCCCATTATATACACTTCTTCAACACTGCTGCAACAATCTCTGAACACCCTTCACGGCTTGATACACGTTACCCAACACTGGATCGACGGCAATCACCCGCACACTCCACACTCCCCTCGCCAGACCGACCAGTTGCGTTTGCGAATCCGGAAAGTGTACAAAGTAATCCATCCTGGCACCGACGCCGCGAAACTTGTGATGTAGCGGACCACTGTACACCGTGTGTCGCGTCGCCAGATCCAACACGTAAAACTTGTTACCGTACGTGGCGTACAATCGTGGCATGTTGTCGTCGTCGCGCTCAAGCACAAACGTGTCGACACGCGTCACATCATCCAGCACATCTTGCACCCTACCCACGTACATCAACACACCCTTATCGTCGTACTCGTACCACACGTTCTTGTACGTTGCAATCACCACATTGTCGATCGCTACCATGGCGTCAGCATTACACAAGTCATGCCACAACGACATAAGAGGAACACCTTGGTAATGGATTGTACCATTTTTATCGTAAGACCACACTTTACCAGCCACCATCAAATGCAGTCGGTCACCCAACATCATCAAGTTTGATGGTGGCGCCACGCATTCGTCGCGTTTCGTCAAAGAATGACGCCACAACCACAGCGGTAGGACACGTTCAAAGATCAGGTTGCGGCTATTCATTGGTTTAATTACAGGTTTAGCGGTCGTAGTAAAAGGAGCTGTAGTTGTGGTTGTGGTGGTAGTGGTGGTGGTTCGAAACGGATTGTCCGAGTACAACTGGTTGAGACCGTTCAAGTCGTCCACGGTTAGTTTATAGTTGGCCGAATTGTAGAACGAAAACATGATCGCTTTGCGCACACTCGAATGATAGAAACCCAAAGCGTGACCAATCTCGTGCGCCGCCACCAAAAACAAGCTAATCCCATCCTCGGGAATTGTGTTGTTCTCGTATCTCAAGTTCCACTCTTCGTCCGCGTCAAAGTGGATACGACCGTAGGGCGGTAGGAACGTGTGCGCCATCACACCGTTGGGCCCGTCAAACGGAAACGAATCGTTATGATCACCACGCTCAAAGTGAATCTTAATATTGGCCGAGGTGTCGTTGTCAGGCAGTTGTATGAAACGCAACATGGTCTGGTTGCGCCAAGTGGTCGTGTTCTCCCACATGTAAAACGCATCCGTCAACTCTTTCACCACAACATCACGAGTAAAAGGTAACAATTGCGTGAAAAGAGACCATGTAATGTTGCTATCGTACCACGCCATCTGTTGATCGACCGTGAAACGTTTCACACGACGACGGTACCAAATCTTGTGAATTACAGGCGTATCATCAGCAGCATCATCATCATCATGAAATAACGGAAAACGAAACGTACTACGATTTGCAGAAGCAACGGGTTCAGTTAAATTGATTTTTAAATAAGTACCACTACCGCGCGTAGAATTAATGTTATTTAACACTCTTTTAAACTCGCGGCGTTGCTCTTCGTTTTCAAATTGCAACCTGCTCAAATCAAACTGTTCTTCCGTGGTAGTGGTTTCTTCAGATGGTTTATGGTGATGGAATCTACCACCACACACTACAACCACACACCATACAAACAGTACACACAACAATTTCATTTTGCAGCGATACATTCGCATGCTTCGTAATAAATTACAAAAAGGTTACAAACTCTCACATTAAAACAACATGTTATAAATTCAACGTGTCTTTATTTTAATACTACAATTTCAACTTTTTCTCAATCAACTCTCGTGCCAACTCCTCGTTCCACTTCATCTGCACCGGAATTTGATTAAACATAGTCTGCGTCTCGTTCAGGCCCGTACGTAGCATTTTCAAATAAATGGCACCAGACAACGTTGATGGACTCTCGCTCACCAGCACATTGTTCAGCAGCGTGACAAAGTCTTGAAATTGCGGTCTCTTGTTAAACCACACATACAGATACAGAATCAAGTTATTCTTACAAGTTGTACCTGTGGTTGTGTACCACTTTGCGCCATTATCATACAGCATCAAGTACAATTTGCGACGAAACCGTCTCATCATCCACATCTGGTTAGTCTTGTTCTGGTTCATGATGTATTTAAATGTAATGTTCACATAATTGACAACGAAACTCACAGGTTGCACCTTCAACATGAATTCAAATATATATTTATAACCACTACCCTGTTTGTACTCGTAACGTAACACGTACGTTTCATATATGAACATGGCCAAATCAAGCGGGTCATCATCAAACGCTCGCATCCACCAATCCACCATATAACACTTGTCGCACACGTTCACGTCTGGATTAGGGTTCTTTGCCAATCGCACACGTGTTCTATTACCCATAAAAAACAGGTAAAAGAAACTAATCAAAATGTTCATGAAACGACGCCTGCTGAACACGTAGCGTATGTGGTTAAGGGTGTTGATTAGGTGCGCGCGAGACTTGGACGCCAACGGATCGGTACACATGCAAAATGTACGATTCACTTGCAGTGTATTCATGGTGACAACGCTCTCGTACTGGTTAACGTGTCTTCGGCCAAAATCACGCACCAGCAACAAACGCAAATAGGGCGTGTACCGGATCACCGTGTACGGTATTTGGTAGTGCCAGCGACGACACTTTTTGGTATGCGCGTCCGCTTCCGAATCGCTACAACTGCTGATGTATTCATCATCAGCAGCTCTAAACGAGATGCTGACCAACGAAGTGTTGTCTTCTTCTTCTTGTGCTTCATTTTCTTCTTCCGACTCAGATTCGGACCAGTAACTTGGCACAAACTTGAACCGTTCAAGGTAAGTGTTCTTCTTCATGTTTATAGTACAGTATAATTAGTATATACTATTAGTTATCAACAGTGTATCCCGGCTTATATACATAAAGATAAGCACAAATGTTTGCTTACGCTACTCTAGTTATGCTGGGAGATAAATATGTGCCGGGGGCGTTGGCATTGGGTCAGAGTTTACGAGATAGCGGTACGCCACACCGCTTGTTATGTATGGTTACACACGACGTAAGCGCCGACGCTGTACAATCGCTCAAACAAACGTACCACACAGTGGTCACGGTACCGTACATAGAGTTCAAGTGCGGATCGATGATGACACAACGACAAAAGGAACTGTACTCGGACTGGATAGACTACTCGTTCACAAAATGGCGAGCGTTTCAACTGCACATGTACGACAAGATCGTGTATCTGGACGCGGACCAGGTGGTGGTCAAGAACATTGATCATCTGTTCGAGCTGCAACCGCCAGCCATGTGTTTTCGTAGCGAATTCAACAAGGCGTACGAAACGTACAGGCACGGAGACGTGATCACCGCACACGATCTAAGCTATTTTTTCAGAAATCTCACATCCCTCGCGGCCACGGGCACGTTGCTACTAACGCCAGATGCTAAACTTTTCGACACCATCACCAAACAGCTGAACCCACACAACAAGTACATGAAACACAACCAGTTCCACAATGGATTCGAAGAGGTGGTTTTGATACAAGCGCTGGTGGAATTGGAACGGGACGCGATCCAGTTGTCGCAACTATACGTTTGGAACGCGGGATGCTACAAAACGATACAGAAACAGGAACCGTACGTAATCAACTACTACGGGGACAAGAAACCATGGAACACCAAAACTTCACAACCCCGTTTCATGGACGAGTACATCTGGAGGTATTTCTACGTCACTTGTTTACGACGCCTAGTCAAGATAGCACAAAAAGATTAAGATAACCTACTTTAGATAACCCTAATTACTAGGATTAGATGCTTATCTAAAGATAAAACACATTATCATAACCCTAATTACTAGGAATATAGTTTATCTAAAGATAAAAACCCTAATTACTAGGATAGCTTATCTAATTGCGCATTAATTTATCGTTATCATTGGGTATAAATACACAGGTAGACACATTTTCTATACATTCTTACTCTAACCAGTCAAGAAAGTTTACCAACATGTCTTCTAACTTATCTTCTGTTACAGATGAAGTTATTGCTGCTTTTGAAGCTTTTGATAACGTTATTTCTTCTCTGAACACTGATACTACGGATACTACTACTTCTTCTTCTTCTACTACGACTACTACTACGGCTACTACTACGGCTACTACTTCTTCTACTACTACTACGGCTACTACTTCTTCTACTACTACGTCTACTAATCATGCTTCTACTTCTACTTCTGACTCTGACTCTGTGTTTGTATTGGTAAGCAGCTTTTCTATTACATCATGGTTTTTTTTATTTCTAACATACAAATGTTAATTTTATTTTTTTTTCTGCACACAGAACACGTGCTACATCTGTCTACGTGACTTCAACAACACAAACACGTTGTTCCCGATGGTGTACATGTCTTGCGGACACATGGCGTGCAGTGAGTGCTACCATAAAATTGAAGCTAGCCATCTTTGCCCCATCTGTAAGAAGTCTTTTGATCATGCTTACACTTTTACCGTTGAAAACATCAAACCCTACAATGTAGAGTTGAACCATACCATTCAACTGAGCGGTTCTCATGATAACATTAACCGTAAATTTACGTGTTACGAAATTAAGAAACCCGTATCTGTCATTCAGATACAGGACAAGCTTCATTGTCAGTACGAATCTAACATGACGGCTTTACGCAACGCCATAAGCTATAATGAATTGAACATTACCCGTACTCGTAATAATGGTACTATTTTACCTGACCGCAACATTACGGACTTGACTAAAATCCTTAACGAGGTACGTTTAATTCACAGCAAGATTCATGTACCGTATTTTGACACTGAGGGTGAACGAAACTTTTACAAAAAGCTTAACGAAGACATTAACTTGGCCGTTACTTGTTCAAAAATACTCACCCACACATCAAACATACCCGAGTACAAAAGTAGAAACGAACTATATGAAATTATTAATGATGAAAAATTACTACAAAAGAAACAAGCGAACCTAATTAAACTGTATCATAGCAACAATAAACGTATGAACAAACGTATGTTCACCTACATCAACAAGTACCGTAAATCTACAGAAAAATACAAATCCCTTAAAGACAAACTACAAACTGTTGAGAAAATGTACAAGCTATTAATGACCAAGCATCAAGAGATGATGAAATCATCAATTGAAAACGAAGACGACGCGTCCATGGACTCTTTATCTTCTCCTATGTCCAGCGACAGCAGCGACAACGACGACGAAATTTTGTAAGACAATAAATGTTTTGGTTATTAACATCTTTGTTTATTATTTTATTGTACCTCATTTACACACCCCTGCAAAGGGCTCAACAACAAATACAACAAGACATGATCGCCACCAACAAAACGTTGGACGATCCCGAGTATTTAGAGTTGATGAAGAGGCGACGATACGCTCCATTACACTCTCTACCCAGGGTAGACTTTAATCCTAGTTTCGAGACTTTGGACGGTGCTAACGGTGGACATTGTTTCTCTTATCCCATCAGAGTGTCTTGGCTCGATGCAACCACATATGACTGCGCATCGCTGTGCGACGACATACGCGCCGCTTACTTTTACGTGGGTCCCTATGACACTTTGATAGTGGACGGTAGAGAGTTGCAAGAGGGCGGGTACTGTACCACAAACTCTGTACCGCGCAACTGCAACCGAGAAACTTCCATACTCTTACACTCTATCAACCAATGGACATGCATCGCTGAAGATCCTAGGTACTTTGCTGGTCGTGATGGACTTGTGCAGACGGCGGGAAGACAACACTTTAACCGCATACGGCCAGGGTTCGACCCCCTGAACGTTTTGTGGGACACGCTGCTCAACAGACAGGTGGATCCGACCGTTAACACGTTTCGTTATTCGTGGGACGAGCTAAAACCAGACGGCACTAGACGTTTCGAAGTTAGGTGTAACGCGCCCGACGACAAGGGTAATCTCATGTTTGTTAACCCGCTCAACCCTATCGAGTGTTTACCAAACGTGTGCACCAATGTGCAGTTTGTACATAGATCGGTCATGCCCAACTTTACGACGGGCGAGTGCGAATGCGGAGACTACGAAGAGACACGTGTCACTCACCTAATATCATACGATAAAAGCTCGATATGTGTGAGCGTTATTGATAGGTGGGACGAAAGAAACAGGCGTTACATTTATAGGGTACCCTGCGTGTCGATGGACATGCCCGTGAATATGTATCGAGACGACATGTTGTTGTGCCCACCGGGACTCATAAACCTCAACACGGACAACGCGTACGAGTTTCAGTTAGACGGAGTCATCCCGCTCAGCGGCAACGGTATTCACGAACCCACACATCAGTTCTACTTAATGACCCGATCGCGAATATCATGGCGAGACATTTACAACATCCCTACATAGTAAAAGTAACCGTAGTAGTTTTATTGTGTTCATCTACTTCTTCTCCAAACAAGATTCTATTCATTTGATCCATTTTTCTATATTTACGCAACTTCTTGTCCATAAACTCGCTGACCACATCGTACAAGTCGTCGAGGAGACGCAACTTTTGTCTGTGATCATCGCTACTCGATCGCTCCTCGTCGTTCCATCGTTCAAACGACACAAACAGGTACTGCGCATACTCCTCCATTACTTAAGGTACTCCAATACGATGAACCGTAGCGTAGCCACGTGGATCAAGGAGAGAAACGTGTGCGTCGACAAGGAGCAACGTATACGTAACCTGTTGGTCGTTTACGGTAACCTCACCAATTCCGATATACGCAACGTCGACACCGAAACCTTACTCGTTCGCGTGCTACGACAGATCAACAGTGAACAGATCGAGTACCGAGCCGGTGGAGACACGACCACCACGATCACCAAAGATTTCAGAAACTATGTAGTCACCGATGAGCTAGGTAATTTTTCACTAGTCAGCAACGAACAACCACAAAAGAAAACCACACCGCAAGCGCTCAAAACACTAATCGAAAACAAGCCCAGTTACAATAATCCGGAAACGGTTCGCGCGTACCTTAACCAAGTAACTAGACTGCTAGCCGAGCTCGATCCCCGCACGTTTCCCGTACAAACAGAACTTACCATCATCGCGCAAAACTACGGCTCCATGTCCAGCGTGTCGGTGGACGTGGACGAGCTGGCGCGAGAACGTGATCGGTTACGCGTACAGACGAGCGAATTACAAAAGGAAAACGCCAACCTAACACAACTACTCAACGAGGCCAGGCTGCGGACGGGACGGTTACAAGCCAACTGCGACAATCTACGCAGAGAGTTGGACAATGCGTTAACGGTGCCCGGTTCCATCGTCGAAGACCTATCGCGAAACATACCCGAACAACAGCTATACGAACCCACAACCACCGATGAACAGTTACGTGAATGTTTGGCCAAGGTGCGTGCGCTAGAGGAACAATTAGCCGCGCGCCCCACACCACCATCACCTCCTTCTCCTCCTCCACCTGCTCCTCCTACCACTCCTCCTCCTCCTACAGAAGAAGTCACAATGCTCACGTTGGAAAATGATTCGCTCAAAGAGGTGATTCAGCGAACGCGAGCAGAAATGGTACGATTACAGGAAGCGCTCACCGTCTATTACAACGCGATGGAAGCGTACAAAAACGTGTCAGCCGCAAACGTGGAATTGGGTCTGGATAGCGTAGAGATCGCCGCCGCCGGCAACAATGACGCGTACGAGGGTGTGCGCAAAATCAACGCCATCATTCGTAACCTATACGATATACTGTACAAAGCGAGGGAAGAGTGTAACGTGGCCGCGCAAAACAACACACGACTCAATGAAGAGCTACAAGAGTACCGAGCCGCGTTCCAAACCAACCAAATGTCACTCATGGATCAGATACAAACGTTGACCGACAGTAAAAACAGACTGACACAACAGATGACGCAAATGAGTGACACGTTGGAGAAAACCAAACAATCGCTGGATATTTGCTTGCAGGAACACGAAGACATGATCGTTACAAAGAACACGGAACTGGCTGGTGTACGCGCCCAGCTCAACGAGTGTATCAACGATTTGAACAACGCACAAGACATAAACAACATCGAACCCATGTTCTTTGAAGAATCGCTCGAGTCGTGCTCCCAAGATTTCTACAACCTGTTCAAATCGCACAAAATGTTCCAGGTCATCAAAGATTTTGTAGAAAACGTCATGATCACATTAAACGTACCTCCGAATTACATAGATAGATGGGTGAGACACGAGGTGCTCACTAAACAAATGATCGACGATGCCGAAGATCAAATCCTACAAACTATACACGTAGAACGATTGTCCAGAATAGTAGATCGTAGCGATGTGGGTGTTAGCGCGACTGTAGAACAAACGGAAAGAGGTGTTGGTGCGAGCGTAGAACGAGTTGACAGGGGTGTTGGTGATACTTTAGAACGAGTAGATAGAGGTATTATGACGACTTCACCAGTTGGTGATACTTTAGAACAAGTTTCACCATCTACACCACCACCACCACCACGTAGACGAGAATCACCAGTGAGAGAAAGAAGTCCGCTTAGATCACCATCATCACCACCACCACGTAGAAAGGTAACACCACCACCACCACCTCCTCCACAACTAAAACGAAAAGCACCTTCACCAGAAGTGGAAAGGAAAAAAGTTGCCACCACAACAACCACACCTCGTCGAGTTGCGTTAGTAAGCCAACCGTTAGATCCAGAACGCAAAAAGGCATTGATAGAAGCGCAGCAGCAGCAGCAACCACGCGTTAGAAACGTAGGCAAGATGGGTCGAATCACGTTGGTCAGCAAACCGCTGGAAAAGAATGTAGAACCACAATCAGTCATCAACACACAAACACCACCAAACGTTACTACTACACCAACTACAACACCACCAATCACAACCACTACCGCACCCACTTTTGAAATTAAACCAAAACCTACGGTAACCACTACTACTACTACCACAACACCACGTAAAAAATTACCCATGTACGATACGGCACCCGTTAAAGCAAAGAAACCTAAACCAGCCAGACGAGTGGTGTTGTCGGGACCTAAAGATCTCGTCGGCCAGATGAGCGAGATGATCAAGTGGCACAGAGTGTTGTATTTGTATCACGTCAATATCATTACCAACATGAAGATTTACGAAAAGTATTTCAGCAATTACAAACGGTGGTTGGACGTGAAAGACTATTATTGCAACAACGCACCCGTACCAGCAATCCCACCTTCCTTGGTCGTGTTACCGTTTAACGACGATATACCGCAGGGTCGCGTCACCGATTCCAAACTGAGCACCATGACCGACCTATGCTACGACGCCGCGCAAAACCTATCCAACATGTCGTCTAGTTTACGCGTCGCCAACGATTTCGTACAAAACACCATCAAATACGATGAGTTATTACGCAAAGACTTTTGTTCCAGTGATCTACCACAACTACCACCACCACCGACCAACCTCATACCCATACCCAATCTAGAAGAGCTGGAGAAAGAGTCAAAGTTAAACACGTGGTTTTCTGGTCAAACGTATACCAAGTTGAAAAAGCCAAAAACGTTGTTCAGCAATCCTGAAGAGGTAAAGAAGACACAGAAAAGTTTAGTGTCACGGTACAAGAACAAAAACATATATATCGGTAGTATAGTAGACGACACTGATGTGCCCGAGCAAAACGTTGATTGGTACGAGAGAATGTCGCGGGAACTTGACTTTCCGTCCTCCACAACACCTAAACCAAGCACCAGCACTAAAATTCAACGCAAACCAGCACCGGAGAAGATCGTAATCAAAGGTAAAACTGACAGGGAGAAGTTGAAAGAGATCGAAGAGCTTCTCGATTCAGACATTGATTTCACACCGGAACAATGGGACTATCTTGATGATATGAAAGAAAAGTTAGTAGAGAAGCTGGAAACAACACAACCCAGCGCTCCTGAACCAATTCCCAGCACTAGTAGCGCTCCTGATATCGTCAAATTAGAGGTGAAGATGGAAGATGATGCTCAGCTGTTGCAGGAGTACGATTTTGATGCCATGATGCAACGGCTCAACGAAGAAAGTGAGGATATTGAAAAACAACTCACGTAAACATGAACAGTGGCGTTACGGTAAAGTGTGATGGTTCGTCTTGGAAACGCACACGTTTCGGCGTCGCCGTATCAATTGTGACGAGTTTGCGTTTGTCACGTCGTCGATCATCTCCCTCTACCACTTTACGCAACACCAAATTTTTAGTAACAGAAGGTTCCAGATTAACTGTACTACCAGCCACGTTCGTCATATCCGCCACCGCGTCGTAGAATATCTTGGTCACAATCTCTTTGGCGAACGACACCATGTAGTGGTCGTCGGGCTTGGGACGCTCCATCTCCTCCATGCATTGGTGATAGTGTTGCAGCATCGCTTTCGCCGACGATTTCATGTCCGGATTGATCTTGTCCAAACGCTTGCTGGCCGTCTCCAGAAAACTCTTGTAGTTTGGGAACACGTCTTTACTCTTGTTCATAATAAGCTTGAAAGCTATTAGCACGATCCGTCTATTGAAATCCTTGTACTCGACACTCTCCTCCACGTACTTTGTTTGCGAGATCAACTCCTTGATATTGTTAAAGTTTGCATCGTTCGGAGTCTGCTTGTATTCCGTGTGCGCTTTCTTGATCATCGCCAACACGTTCTCGGGCAGCATATTCTCGCTCTCGATCAGATTACTGCACCGATCCGCGATCAACTGTTTGGTAAATTCTTTCACGTCCACCGTCTTCATTTCGCACAAACGATTGACCACCGACGCGCCGATACAACACTTATAACATGAAACTCGTGGTCGTGTTCCTCACGTTGACGTGCGTGCTCACGCTATACCTTCTCAAACTCAACGATGGACAACGACGTACGCAACTCGTCTACCAATACAAGACCATACAACCTTTACTCACACCACACGTACACATCGATGCGCTTAAAACCTACTAGTAACAATAAAGACAAGTTTTTTTTATACAATCATCTCTTTATTTCCACCACGTAACCTCAACACCAAATGTAACGTACTCTCCTTTTGAATGTTGTAATCGGCCAAGGTTCGCTCGTCGTCCAGCTGCTTACCCGCAAATATCAACCGCTGCTGGTCCGAAGGAACGCTCTCCTTGTCCATGATCTTTTGCTTCAGAGTTGCCACCGTGTCGCTCGATTCCACCTCCACCGTGATCGTTTTACCCGTCAAAGTTTTCACAAATATCTGCATTCTGTGCGCACACACACCACACCTCACGCCAAATATAACGCTTACGATTACTTATATTATACGTCGTACGTCGACTCTCCATAAGAACACCAGAACCATGTCTTGTCCCGCCAACGTTAGAGTTTACATCTCCGACGCGTACGTACTCTTCCCGTACCAGCTGCTGACAGAGCCACCGCGAGACGCCGGCGGCGCGGGACGAGTCACCACCATCACAGTTTACGTGCCCACCTTCGAAGACGTAGCCGCGGTTAACAAGGCTCTTGTGCAACGACTCGGCTACACTGACGTTATAGTCGAGAAACACACGGCACACGACAAGTCCACCACCAACGACACGGTCGTCGTTTACTGGAACGTCATCAGCCACATCAACCGATTGGGCTACGGAGAAACGCGTGTGTTCAGCGTAGTGCTGAGCGACAACCTGTTCACGTGCGGTAACGTAGAGATTGTCAGCGCACCGCCAGCCTCGTGTCCCATGCACATTGAGTACAATTACGCGGATGGAGATTGCGTGCTAGACGGAGAGCTACCAGCCGACTACAACATCATGCAAAGTATTAAAAAATACAACAGCTTCGTGATCGTGTTCAACCGCGAAACACCGATGGGTATCAAGATACTCAACGTCAAACGGTTCATGATCTTGTTCAGCATGAAAACAGAACCCGTCAAATTCTCCATCTACCTACCGCACGACGAACAGGCCAACATACAAAAGGAACTCACATGGGAGAACACCAGGCGTGTGTTACGGGGCGGTGCCGATAACATGTGTCGTGCATACAACCCGTCCAGCGTCAAGTACGTGCTAGACGCGCTCGAGATACTCGGCATCAGACGCGATAACGTGTCGTCCGTGCACAGCCTAGTCGATATATTCAATCCGCTCGTGCTCAAGTTTCGCACCGTACCAGACGTGTTCCTACACATCAACAACCTAACACACAAACACAAACATGTACGTTTATATTGCGACGGTGATTCGCTGGCGGTGTCACCAGGCGGGGTGGTGCCCATCAATAGACCCACACACAACCCGCACAAGTTTGATTTCGACCCGCTACGACCACCACCCGAACAGTTTTATTTGGATCTGGGCACGCGCGACATTTACGTACAGGTGCCGAGATACAACTATTTTTTGTAATAACATTTAAGCCACCATGGAGGAGACAGCAGTTCAGAATTTAGACCAGCTCGACCACATCGTTCGCGAGAACAGCGTCTTCATCAAACAAATCTTTTTTTTCTTTGTCACAGTCTCGCTGTTTCTCGTCATCGGTATGATGCTCGTCGTACTGTCACGAGTACAGTACCAACAGAAACAGGTAGAGTCCATCAAGAAAGCCATCGATCCCGTCAAACAAGCTACCAGTTACCAGGGGTGGACGGGCAGTGCTGGCACCATCGGTAACGTTCAACAATCACAACTACAACGGGCCGGTACAAGAGTAATGGTAATACAATAAAAAACCTTGTTATATTAAAAAAATTGTTTTTATTAATTTAACGTAAACGAGTATTGAGGAGGTTGCTGCGGCGACGACTGCTCCAACATATCGCTCACCATTTCGCTGCTGAGATTCTTCTTTACCGTCTTCTTTGTAGTCTTTTTAATTTTGTTAGCGGTGGGAATTGGCGGTTTCACGTCTTCTGTCACGCCACGGTGCTGGTCCACGAACACGCGAAACTTTTCCATCGCCAACTTGAAACTGTCCACATGTTTGTATATGGACACGGCGTCCACGTGATCGGGGTCCGGACGCGGCGGCTCCGCGCCCTCGTAAAACGCCACCAACAACGCCAACGCGTACTCCACGGCGTGTTTGCGCGCCCTGTCCGTGCGTTCGATGTTCTTTACCATCTTTGAGCTTTCCACGCCGTTCTCGTCCTTTTGCAACACCGTGTCGTATTCGTTTATGCTCTTGTGGAACAGCTCAATCTGGCTGAGGATGTGGTACAACGGGTGACCGTTCTCGTCGTACGGCTTGCCCGTAGACGAATTGATACCCATCAGACTCCACATTTTGTTTGACGATTTCCATTCCAGCTTCAGACGGCTAATCAGTTGCGTAAACAAAATGTACTTGTTGTTGCTGTACAGCAGCGGTTTCTTCTTCTTCAGGCTGCTCTTCTTCAACGGATTAATTTCCACCTTCAGCTTCACGTCGAGGTATTTGTTGTTGAACAGCGGATTCAGCAGATTGCCTTCCAACATGTCCACAATCTCGGCGCTGTTGCTAAACTTTTCCAGGTTCACGTAGAAATTGCGCGGCGTGACCGGCGCTTCCACCAGGCTCTCCGTCGACGATACCACCTCGCGCGGCATGCTGTTGATTGATGCTACTGCTGATACTGCTTCTGTGCTAAAATCCATTACGAACTAAACAGTACGCGTACTCCTCGTCCAAAGATTTTGGTAAATTGAATATATATTCCAGGCGATCGAGATGGGCACTTATGCTCACGAGCAGGTCTGGTTGTCTAATGAGAATTTCGTGCGCGTGCCGCTTAATAAATCCTGAAACTGACGCAAAACCCGGGTCTTCGACGTGACAGCAGACGTTGTCAGTGTCAAAATGGTGCTTACGGTAATTAATAGCCTCCCTTACTACAGCGTACACTTGGCTTTTAGTCAGCATTTTCTAGTGTAGTGTTGCGCGCGTGTGCGTAACGTTATCGTGCCAATTTCACGTGACACTAGCGTTCGTCACAACCCCCACCCCGGGCCCCTTCAATTATGCGATAAGTTAAAACGCAGTCGCTCTTATCTTGTGATATATAAACCAAGTAAAGTTTAATTTACATTATTTAGTGCTCTAACTACAACAGACTCTCTTTCACCTCTGTAATTTTTGTGTGCAAAATGGTTATTAATTTTTTTTCTGATCTTTTACCGGACACCCTGACCAAGATGATAACGGCATCGTTGTGTCAATACTTCTCCACGTGGAACATCAGCAAGCGCAAAGATTTGTGGAACAATAGGTACGCTCCCCGTTTGATTACTCAAGAGTACCAGTATTTGCAATCAGAGAGGGATATTAATTATTTGTTTTGGGCTATAAAGAAATATTATGCCGCGTTTATCGACGACTTCGAAAAAGCTGAAGAAGTTGGTTGGAAGTTTTTTACCAAAGACGACGACGACGAAACATACGAAGAGGAACACTATGATGAGGAAGAGGAAGACGAAAATGATGAAGAGGAGGATGATGAAGACGAGGATGATGAACTGGAAATTGCTCCTGTTATTACCGAAATCATGCTGGATAAAGAAGACAAAGACTGTCTTGCAAACAAGCTTAGGAAAAGACTTTTGCACGGCGCGTTTATTGAAGAAACCAGTCAACAGTACCAATTGTACAGGCTGGCCAAGCTGCTTTGCACGGAAAATACCATGTTTGGTGATAGTTATTATTCTTTAGTGGTTGGCTACTACGCGTTCTTGGTTTATAATAAGCGCATCGATAATTTTGACTATACAAAGTTCAAGAGTTATGCAGAGAATAATACAAATATGGTTTATCTGTTCGATAATATCATGGAAAACGATCGTTCCAACTTTGTTAAAACCATAAGAACGGCTTGGAAGGCGTTGGCTAGTTCTATCAACTCAAAACCACAACCAAACGATTCGTATCTGACTGCTGCTATTGATTTGATGAATTTTGACGATCTTCCGAGTGAATGTATGCGGCTTACCGATAAAATTGAGCGCAACATTGTGGTCAGCACCTTTGTTTTCGAAGAAGCAAAACAGCAACGTCTCCACGAAATGGCTAAGGAAAACGTACAAAAAGTTTTGAGTTTGGCGTAATTTCTATGTTGTTGGTGGTGGGTTTTTTCAATAAATATACATAAATTAACACACTTTTTTTTCTTTATTACTCCTGATACATATTATATAGCAAAACACTATATTTATTACTCCTGATACATATTATATAGCAAAACACTATACTATACAATATAATTTTTAGCGCCTTTCAAAAATATAATATCAATATATCACATTATTTTAATGTCGATCCCATACCCAACTCTTTTTTCAAACCCCACTCTCAAAGATCGACATTAAAACAATGTGTTTTTAACGATCGATCACAAAAATCACAAAGTGGCGTTCACCGATCGATCACAAAAAGCACATTGTTTTAATGTCGATATTTGGGATCCCCATTTTTAAAAAAAGTTGGTCCGAGTGCGATATTAAAAAATTGTGCGTTCACCGATCGATCACAAAAAGCACATTTTTTTAATGTCGCTCTAAAATATGTGTCTCCAAAAACCTCAAAACACTTAATGTCGATCACATTATCTTTTTCTTATCTTTTACTATATATATAAGTGTTTTACCTTATATAATCAGTTTATTACAAGCAATAGAACAATATGGACGCTTTTATCGTACTGTGCGAGTACTTTGCCAAGTGGAACAATCCTGACAAGATTAAGAACTTGGATTTGAAGCAATGTCTTTTGATAACCATTGAATATGAGATGTTGATGGCTAACAAATACTACGAGTTGGCGGCGCGCTACAAAGCGGTTTGCGCCTTCACCGACGACTACAACCACGCTGTTAAAGTGGCTTGTTTGTATCACACCCACCAATGGGTCATGGACGACATGGATTCCGCTCTTAACAGACTGTTGTTAAACTATAGATACAACAGAACAATGCTGTTGGATTTACTGAAACGGTACACTAAACCGATCAGCATCCAGTACCAGTTGTATCGGCTGGCCAAGCTGATGATCACCAACGACGTGACGTACGGTTCGTGCTACTACATGTTCGCGGTGGGCTACTACGCGTCCAAGCTGACCCACGTCGATGGAGATATGGCTCGTGCGCTGCAAGACTACCTGAACATGGACTTGTCTGTGACGAGTCTATACTACAAACTAATGAATCTAGACAGTGAACACTTCATGTCCAACACGCACATGGGTTGGGCGTTGCTGAGTGAGTTTGAGAAAACCCGAAAACTACCCAAACAGTCTGACTTTCTCGAGTTTGTGTGCAAGATGATCGATGAAGATGAGACGTACGATTTTGACCAGTATTTCCAACCGGCGCAACGCAATTGCGTGATGTGCAAGGCGCTGTTCGGTGTACACGTGATGCGCGAGCTGCGGTTGGAGACGGAGTTTTACATCAAACGGGCGTTGAAAATGTAACAATGTGGTTGTGTTTTATTTAATAAATGTTTTATTTAATATATTATATTTTTTTTTATTTCATTATATATTATACTGTACAACAAAATTACAGTTACTTGACTCATATAATAATATAGTGAGGGTAAAAAAAATGAAAGCAATGTAGTTTCAAACAGCATTTATTTAGTTCCTGTAGACCCAAAACCACCACCTCCGCGTTCCGTCACGTCCAACGACTCGACCAGCTTTGGCGTGGCAATGTGGATGCGCTCGAGGATCAGCTGCGCGACACGATCACCCTTCATCACCACAAAGTCCACGTCGTTGTTGTTCACCATCACTATGCCCACGTTGCCCGTGTAGTCGGGATCGATGACGCCAGCAGCAATGTCGATCTTGTGCTTCAACGCCAGCCCCGATCGGGGCGCGATCCTACCGTAACAATCTTTGGGCAGCTGCAGAGCAATGTCCGTCTTGATCAGCGTGCGGTCGTGGCGCGGAACGATGTAGTCGTAGGCGCTTCTCAGGTCCAATCCGGCGGCGCCCGAAGACCCGTAGGCGGGTTCGAACGCGTGCTCGCTCAGTTTCACGTACGGCAGCTCCATTGCTAATGATAATTGTGTACTCGAAACCATGACATATATAATTACCAATGCTTATCTTCAAGATAATGACTATATAAAGACGATTAACTAAAAATTTTTATTCAGTAAATTACCAGTTATAATGCCTTCTATCTACGATAATCCAATTCCGTCCACTTCCTACGCTGATCCTTCGGTGTACAACGTGATGGTGGTGGAGCAAGAGCAAGAACCGCCGATATATCTCATCGACAAGTCGCTGTCTCAAAAAGTGCTGCGTTTTCTGCACCAGCGTTACACGAGCGTTCAAACCACTCTACCGTTCTTGGCGGAAGACGAAGCGTATATATCGAATCCCATGCTGCAAAAATTGGACGTCGACGAAGAGAGGTTGAACATGCTGCTCGATCGTAAGTTTCGCAACTACTTTGACTCGCAACCGTCCAACTACAACGTCGAACTGGACAACACGCTACGCATGTACATGCACGACTTTGCCGAGATCAACAACTACCGCCACCTTCCCAAGCTGGTGGCCGGCGAGTACGTGTCGTACATGATGGAGAACGGCGCTTCCAAGTACTCAGCGTCCACCGACAAGCTGCTGCTCTTCTATTTTATCGATGCCCAAGATATGCGCCAGATCGAACTGCTGCTCGACGGCAACTTTGCCGGGTACGACGACGAGGGTTTCGGTCCCGAGATCGTGAAGCAGTTTCTCGGACTGGACGAAGACTACGACAATGACAAGTTCAACAATCTGTTCGATCATCTGGTGTGCGTGTCGCGGCACATCAACTCGATGAAGGAGCTCATCGTGGCCGAGAACATGGCCACCAGGGTGTCGGTGTGCGCCGAACGTGCGCGTCACGTAATGGACGCGGTTCGGCGGCTGCAGGACGTAGCGCCGGACAGGCTGCCGGAGGTGTTTTCACCGTTTGTGCTGGAATCGATGCTCTTGTTCTTTATTAACTTGCAATTTAAAAGTACATTGTTTTTTAAATAAAAAGTTTTTGTTTTACTATTCTACCACTACACCAATGATCCCGCAAGCCAGTCTACCGCCCGAGTTGCCGGTCTCGTCGCCGCTCAAGCCCAGATCGTCTTCCATGGTGTGCACGACTATGCTTCGACCCAGAATGCTGTGTTCGCCGTACAGCGACAGCATGTGGTCGATCTTTTCGAACGTGGACGCGCACACGTTGCCCAAGTCGCCGAGATGGCGTTGCGCGCTAAACTGACCGCCGTGCGGTTGATGGTGCGGGTTCAAGTGCTCGCCGGCCGACGTGCAACCGTTCGACGTGTCCCCAAACTCGTGTATGTGCAGACCGTGACAACCAAACGGCAGGCCGTGCAACACGCCCGTGATACGCATCAGACTGGCGGGCGTGGGCTGCACGAACAAAATTTCGCCACGCACGTCTCCGCTCAAAATCGCCTTTGCAATCATCTTATCTATACAATATATATAAAAGTATTCATATCTCAAGATAAAGCTAATATATAAAACCTAATCGCTTTAAATGAATAATCTAGTATCTTTCCAACATGGAATCTACGTTCACCAGTCTGCGCCAAGCCAATTCCGGTCTCAAAGTAGACATTCGTAGGACTCGATTGATACACGAGTCTACCACCACCAAACCGACGACTAAAGGAGTTGTGTATTGGATGTCGCGAGACAGCCGCATCGAAGACAACTGGGCCTTTCTATACGCCCAACAGATGGCCATCGAACACAAGGTGCCCTTGCACGTCTGCTTCTGTCTGGTCTCGTCGTTTTGCAACGCGGGCATTAGGCAGTTTCACTTTCTACTCGAAGGTCTAAAGTTTGTTCAGCAAGAGTGTAGACGTCTCAACGTGTCGTTTCATGTGCTGGACGGGTCCGGAGATCAAGTGTTGCTCGACTGGTGCAACAAGCACGACGTTGACGCTATCGTCTGTGACTTTAATCCCACCACCGAACCCTTAAAGTGGGTGGATAACGTTAAAAAAACGATACCGAGCCACATGAGTCTGACGCAGGTCGACGCTCACAACGTTGTGCCGTGCTGGTTACAGTCGAGTGCGTATTCCGCACACACGTTCCGGACGGCCATCAATCGTAAACTGGACGAGTACTTGACCCAGTATCCAGACGCGAAGCTACATCCGTACGGAGACGCCACCTACCCTCACATCGACTGGGACGCGCTACTACAATCGCGCAACATGCACGCTGATGTACAACCGGTGACTTGGGCAGAGCCTGGTTACCATGGCGCGATCAAAGTCTTTACCAAGTTTGCGGGTGAGCGAATCAAACACTACCACGAGCTGCGAAACAAACCTACCGAGAACGTCTGCAGCAACCTGTCGCCGTGGCTGCATTTTGGCCAAATATCTGCACAGCGCGTTATTTTACACATCAAATCGCTGACCAACGTTGGAAAGCAGAACGTTGACACTTTTATCGACGAATGCCTGATCCGCAGGGAGCTAGCCGACAACTTTTGCTATCACAATAAAGAGTATGACAGTATTGAAGCCAGCGCACCACAGTGGGCGATCGACACGCTGGAAGCGCACAAATTCGACCGCAGAGCCTACGTTTATTCTTTGAACGCTCTAGAGACGGCCTCCACCCATGATCCTTTGTGGAACGCTGCCCAAACACAACTGTTGCGAGAAGGTAAAATGCACCAATACATGCGTATGTATTGGTGCAAGAAGATATTGGAGTGGTCGGAAGATGCGCAAACCGCGCTCGTTCATGCCATCTATCTGAACGACAAGTACAGTTTGGACGGTCGCGACCCCAACGGGTACGTAGGATGTATGTGGTCCATTTGCGGTGTCCACGACAGGGCGTGGCGAGAGCTACCCATCTACGGCAAAGTGCGCTACATGAACTACAACGGTTGCGTCAGAAAGTTTGATGTAAAAACCTATATTAATCGTTACAAATAAAACACACATTAATTTACTATACTTGTTTTTTTTATTACACATTATTATCAATAGTCGCTAGAATTGTAGATACACCATCAAAATTGGTAGTAGTGGTGTTGGTGGTAGTGTCCGACTTTGCTAATAGAAATTCAACAGCGTCTTTCAGTTGCTTCTTGTTCAAACGAAAAAACTCTCCTCTGATCCGTACTTCATCGTACAACTTGTGCAGTTCAGCTTCAATCGCCACACCATCACATCCAACCGGCACCGTGTACAAATAGTAGAGTAGATTAAACGCTCGGCTACAGTTCAGCTGGTTCAAGCGCTTTGTTAGATTTGAAGTGGTGCCGATCTTGTACACACTCAATCTTTCGTAGTTTTCACTGGTCGCTATGTACACATGATACAGTGGTGGTGTGACGGGTGTGGCTTCGTATGCGTTGTAGCTTTCAGACTTCTGACGCAGCTCTGGTATCACTTTTTCAAAAAGCCACTGTTTAAACTTGATAGCTTCAGGCCGTTTGGATCGCACTATCAACGCATACACACCAGCTTCGGTTATAAAGACTTTATGTGGTTGCCAATTAAAAGGTACTATAACACGTTGTAACGTAATATAACGTCGTTCAAGTTTTTCCCACGTTTTCTTCCATTGCGGCAAAACGTGTTTAATTAAAGCATCATTAGTATTAACGTAACTTAAAATTTTAGCCACATCTTTACCCGAATACATAAAGACATTATTATCTAGTTTTACAATCCACAACTCGCACTTTTTCCCACCGACACTGAACGTTTGTTGTGTTAACATGACGGATGCTGACTTGAGACTGACAGCTGCGTCTCGTGTGAGTTATCTATTTATAGGGTAAAATGATACACGTTCGGTACAGTATTATTGCTTTATTGATTTACAAGTTGGTGGTTGTTCTACATAAATGGGATTGGTAAAATTAAAGTCGTATTTAGTGATGTGATCGTTGATGTAGGAGACAACATCTTCGGGTGTGTACGCGTCGCTGGACCGTTTGGCTTCGCGTTGCGGTTTGACTTCATTCTTAATAGCGTCAATGGTGTCGTTGATGATTTGCGAAAAGCGCTCTTTACACTCGATACTCGGAGTGAAACATTTGCGCACAGCATCTTCTTCGTCGACCAGATTCAACGCCTTAAAACGATTTATGATAGCTTGATCACACTTTCTATTGTCTTCACACATCTTTACAAACGTCTTGTACTTGTCTCTGATTTCGTCTTCGGTCAAAAACTCAATGTCTGCACGGGATTTGTTCGTAAACTTGAATCCAAAGTACATTTGCGGATACAGCTCCTTCACCTTGTTCCATAGACTTATAGCGTTGGGACATTTAACTTGCAAAAACTTTTCCGCTCCTTTCAACCACTCGTACTGCTTGTACTGCTTCTTGACCTTTTGTAGACAAAAATACGGGTCTTTGAATTGCTCCATGATCTTGTCCATCCTCTCCACCATTTCGTACTGGTTTCGAGTGATACGTACACGCATCTTGCCATTCTTGACGTACACAAAACAGGTGGTGTAGTGTTCCTTCTGTGGTATATCAGACATTTCGGGCACGATGCGATGCTGAACCTTTTCGATGTTGGCGCGCAGCTGAATATTCTCTTCGATGTTGTCTTTGGCCAATAGCGCGTTCACACCGTACTCGACCAGAGTCGTGTTGGCGACACGCTTCATCTCCTCCATTTTCACCAAGTGTCGGTATTCGCGCTCCTTATACTCGGCAATCTGCCTTTCGTAGCCTTGTTGCGTCTCGCGTAGAGCTAGTTGATACTTTTGACTTTCAATGGTCGTGTCACGTAGACTCAGTTGATACTTTTGATTTTCCATGGTCAACGACTGCTCGATTTTTTTACATGACAACAACTCGTTTTGAAGCATCATAATTTGTTTCAAGTACTTGGATGCTTTAGGCGCCGCGTACTGACCGGTGCGTCGTAACGTAGGCAACACTTCTTCAAATAGCCATTCTTGAAACTTGACTGCTTCGGGTAGCTTGGAACGCATTATCAAAGCGTAAACGCCAGCTTCACTGATAAACACTGTGTGCGGCTGCCAATTAGCAGGAACATTAGATAACGCTTGAATATTTTGTGACGTCATAGGGGAGTCTCTACTAGATACTCCCTGATCGACATTAATTATTTCCTGCCATGTTTTGCGCCACTGAGGTAAAACGTTTTTGATTAAAGCAATACGAGTGTTGACGTATCCCAAAAATTCAGCTATAGCCTTTCCCGCGTACATGAACGTAGGCTCCGTAGGATTTTTGTCCGTCGGCGGAAGTTTGGCTATCCACAACTCACAATTTTTGTCACCGATACTGAACGTTTGTTTCGAGAGAACCGACATGGTTGAAAGCGGTAAAGAGACTGTGGATGTTGTGCTAAGATAAGGGTTTAAATACTCTCGACGATCGATCATTCCAGATCGTGCGTTAATGCTTTTTGAGATCGATCGTTTAACGTCACAATTTTTTAATGTCGCACTGGGACCATCTTTTTTTAAAATGGGGATCTAAAATCTCGACATTAAAAAATTGTGCTTTTTACGATCGATCGCTAAATTAAATTGCTGTTCACCGATCGATCACAAAAAGCACAATTTTTTAATGTCGAGATTCGACAACCCAAAATCCAAAAAATTTTTGTCCAAGATTGACATTAAAAAAAGTGACGTCAATATGGGATTAACATTAACGAAATCGAATCTTTTTTGGGGACCCTCCAAAGAGCGACATTAAAAAATTGTGCTTTTTGCGATCGATCGTTAAAAACCACAATGTGATCGATATTAACAATTTCGGCTCTCTTTCAAAACTTTTTACCCTCTTTAATGTCGGTATCAAAAAAAACACTGTTAATGGTAGATGTTTAAGTAAAATTTATTCAAACATAAGTAGATTGGTTATTAAAGACACGGATGGTGAAGCGGAGAGCAGCCAACACGCCTGCCGCGTACATCAACTCTTCGTTGGGTACGTTTTGCAGCGCCTCGTACATTTTATCCAGTAATTTGCGCAGAGTTCTCTCTTGGTGACTGTAGCTCACGGGTGGGTCTGGTTGTCGTTGGTTCACAAGCTCTTCATATCTAGCTATGTGCAAGTACAGGGTCTCGATTTCGGCTGGTGTGCCTCGCAATTCCTTCGCCTCTTCCAGATACATGCAGATACGTGTGATGACACGTTTGAGGTACACACGTATCGCCCATCTGTTGGTCAAGTGGAGCAGGTCGTTCTTGTAAAACGTACCAAAGATGCGGCGCATCGTCTCTGGGTCTGTTCGAGCGCTAGGGTTCTTTGTTCGAAACAAGTTTCTGGGTAAGCGTAGTATGGGCAGCGGGGTGAGTTGATGAACAATATTCTCGTCTTCTTCTCGAACCAGTTTAAATTGGTCGTCTTCTTTAACAATTTTAAACCCGTCTAGTTTTACAACAGCAAAATCTTGTGGAAACTTCATTGTGTTGTTAATAATTTATTTTCACACACACATTCCATTATATACTCAGACTCATGATAAGATAAGACACCTATGGTATAAAGTTAAAGTAGTGAACGCTTTACTTATTAGTACCGGCCGACATGTTGTTGAGATACGATGACGCAATCCCAAAGCAGCACGAGTGGTACCTTCGTTTACACTGCAACGACTACGACGATGATTCGTCCGATGCGTACATGTACTCGCAAATGTGTCGGCTGGTGATCAAACTGTCCAAGTATATGCGAGACGCGGTGGCCAGCCTGAACGAAGAGCCCGTGTCGTATCATTTACTGCCCGCGTTCAACGTGTACGGGTTGTCGATGCGCACCATCTACACGGGTCGTATCACTCCCTCGGACCTGCGTGTGGGCCTAGTCACGGAAGAGTCTCTGCGCGACATTGACCTGCTACTGCGCCGCATGATTGTCGACTTTGAGTGGTTGAAGCGTTACCACATGTGTCATCATCATCAAGACGATGGTTCATCAGATTACGTCCGGCTGATTAACAGAGCGTTAACCACTGTTTACGCGTACTTTGAAGACGAACTGGAAATGTATAGGCAGGTTTACTTGTCGGACACGTCGGCGGAATATGACTCGGACGACGCGTCCAGCACCACGGACACTGTGATTGTAGAACGTTTAGAATGATAATAAATTTACTACTCTATTGATATGTTTGTGTTTTATTACCAGTATTCCTGTATGATAGACGTGTACGTGATTGATTAACGCGTCGCATATAAGCCGGGGCGAGCGGTCTCCCGTTACAAACGCCGCCATGATCTCTCTGCTCGCGCTGTGTTTTGCGATCGTCGCCGCCGAACCGCTGTACTCGTCTTCGCGTGAGGCGCACGCTCTGCACACGCACCGGTTGTGCGTGGACGATTGCGTGGACGGGGTGTGTGTGGTGGACTTTGAGGGTGACACAGCACAATGTCGCGAGTCGTCCACCTACACCAAACACTACCGCACCGTGTCCAACAACAATTGCAGCAGTAACTGCGTACCGGTCGGTTCGCACTACTATTGCACGCTGGCCGACGATTCGAGCGAACGATGCAACCGGGTGCTGGGTCTGCACGCTCGCGAAGTGGACCTGACGCTGGACCCGCGCCGTTCTTGCACGGACGCGTGTTACGTGCGCGACGGTAACAAGCAACCCTCGTGCCGAGTGGCCGGCGGCGAGTGGCGGTCATGCGTGCCCGGTCAGCGCGATCTGCTCGTCAACTACCGCACAGACGCCGAAACCGTTTGCCGGTCACCGTGCAAGCTGGACACGGACGACACGGCCCGCTGCTACGACCACGACGGCGCGTACCGTAGATGCACGCTGAACCCGCACTTTTACGACCAATTGCAGCGCGTCCACGACTTTGTCATCGACGAGTTGGGCGAGTTTGACGAGGATGGGTACCGCAGTTGCGCCGGTCGCCGCAGACGTCGCCAGCTGCCCGACAGCGCGTTTGGCGGAAACTTTATGATGCAACCAGAAACAGAGCAAACACCAACCTCGGTACCGTACTTTAACAGCAACTGGTTAAGACAGTATAGACGCGTATCGTCCTCCGGCTTTAACGTGGAGCGTTTGGCCAGACTGTACGAACGCAACAACCCCACCGTGGTGACCAAAACGCAGCCGATCGTTGCGTACACAGTGATGCCGCTGGACGCGCGTTTCGGTCAAGTTACACGCCACGTTCCGCTGGTGCTGCGCGGACGAATCGACAAGACCACGATCCGCTTTGACGCGCACACCGTACCCTACGCGATGCGTATGCACAACACGAGCCTCGCCGACCGATACACGCAGCTGAACTCCCGCATCACCGCCTTCCTCGACTCGGACGTTGATCGTTACGCAGAGGTGCTAGTTGTGCACGTTTACGATAAGTCGTTGACACACAAAGCGCTGGCTATGCGCGTCAGATTGTACGAGAACGACCAGCTAATGGACATGGACGGCAACCCGTTGGTCAGCGTGCAAGACAACCAGCTCGACAACATGCTCTTTACTACAACCACCGATTTACCCATTTGTGACAAATGATGATGTTATAAAATAATACAAACGAATAAATGTAATAGAAAAATTTATTAGTTTTTTTTCAAACATTGACCAAATCTTACAATCGTCCCCGATTAAACTGCTTCTTGATCTCTTTGGCAAAATCTTCGGCAAACTCTTCGGTGGGCAGCCAAATCTTGGTGCTGCGCGGTGACGTGATGTTGAGAGACAAATTACCGTACTTTGTAATAGCCGCCGCCTTGATCGCGTTCCAGCACTCTTGAGCGTTGCTCGTTTTGCGCATAGTCAACACCGTGTCGTACGAGCCTCGTGATAGTTGGCGTTTCTTGATCATCACATACGCCTTGCTGCCCATGACGCAATACAAATAGTTATTGGTACGGTACACGAATATGTAGTCATCATCATCATCGTACTGCCGTTTTCGGTGTTCCATCATCTTTTCCAGCTTGTCGACACGTTCAGACAACTCCGACACCTTCTTCAGCTGCGACATCTTCTCGTCCAACAGAGCCAACAGGTTCGAAACACGCTGCTCAGTAGTCGAAGTTATAGGACAAGTAGAAGTATCAGTAGAAACAGTATTAGTAATAACAGGATCAGTATTAATGGTAGTAGTAGTAGTAGTAGTAGTAGTAGTAGTAATAGGATCAGTAATAGTAGCAACAGGAATAGGATCATCATCTGTAATAACCACCACTTCATCAACATAGTCTTGAGTAAATTGTTCATCAACAACTTCTTGAGTATAATCCTGAATAAATTGTTCAGCTTCTTCAACTTGTTGTGTTTGAGTAGTGAATTGTTCAGTTTTTTCAACTTGTTGTGTTTGAGTAGTAGATTGTTCAGTTTCTTCAACTTGTTGTGTTTGAGTATACCCCTGAGTAAATTGTTCAGTTTCTTCTTTAAAAAAATCAAAAACTTGAGTAAAAACTTCTTGCTGTGTACTACAATCTTCGGTAATAGTCTGCTGTGTAAAATCTTGAGTAAAAACTTCTTGCTGTGTACTACAATCTTCAGTAGTAGTAGTAGTAGTAGTAGTAGTAGTAGTAGTAGTAAAATCTCCCACTTCTTCTTTAGATTTGGGAATGTCTGTGGTGCGCAACATGTGCGGGACCAGCACGTTTATGGCCCATCGCATCACCTCGGTGGCCTGAGGCGAGAACAGGTTGCGAGCCAGCTCGTTCAGCCCTGCGCGATTGATGAACGTTGTATTGTACGATATGGGTATGTGATAGGGCAACTGCACGTTGTACGGCGCTTTAATCAATTGCTGGTAAGTGCGCAGGTTTATCGAAGACACGTACGTGCTCAGCTGTATCGTGTGCGTGTTGTAATTCATCAGATCCAATACGTCTTTGATCCTACACCAGAAATCTTGACCGTTGTCAGTCACCACGTAAAACAATTCCACGCTAATTTTGTTGAACATGAGCTGCGACTTTTGCATCATGTACACCGGTCGCGACATTGCATTCAACACCACCGTGTTAATCCAGTTCTGCAACTCGGCGTACCGTTCGACCATGGTCAGCAAACCAGTGCGCGTCACCAGCATCGATGTCTTGTAAATACCAAACTCGGCCAGCGTGTTGAGCAAATCCTGAGACTTGCACACTTGACCCGCCGACCTTATGTTCATCACATCATACACTATCTGGTCGCCGAGCATATTCATGATCGGATTGGCAAAGAACCACTCGTTCGGGCCGACTAGCACACGCACCATCTTCACCACACATCCGTTGTACACAAACTCCTTCTCCAAAATGTCTATTGTTTTAAAGTTGGACGGCTCGGTCGTTTGCATAGTGTCATGGTAGTGGATTAGCTTGGTACGATGATGGTTGAACAAAAGAAAGCAATTAATCTGTTTGCGCAGCCACGCGTTAAACTCCTTCTTGTTAGTGCCGGCAGCGACCAGCATCTGATGCAGACCCGTCGAGTCGACCATGGGTCGATCGTTGGGGATCTCCACGTCGCCCATTTCCACATTGTACGCACTCTGCAGCTCGGCAAACGTTAGACGGTGCTCGCTCGTCACCACGTCCAGACTCCATTCGGGAAACGCTTTGATAAACGCAAACGCATCACTCCAGTGTTCACCGTCGCTCAGTACGCGAAACGTGTACAGTTTACGATTTTCGTTCGTGTACAACGTGTACATGTGAACCTTGTTCGGTTTACACATGTAGTGCGGACACATGTTGTACTTGTTCGTACCCTTCAACTTTGTGAATATCTTCCTCATGATGATATAATATGCACTGCTGATTACTACAATAATAACTGAATAACAAAGCTACATACTAGGAAATTTAAATGAAACTGTTATCTAGTTTGTAGATAAAGATTACTTTATTACACGTATTATACGATTATATAATAAAGTCACACATCATCATACGAAATAAAATAATGTGGGAGCTGTACATGGTGCGCACGCCCAACGGTGCGTTGTACACGGGCGTGTCGACGGACGTGGCGCGCAGATTCAAAACGCATTGCGCCAGTCGCGGAGCTCGGTTCCTGCGCAACAAACACCCACTCCAACTCGTCTACACAAGCCAATGTAGCATGACACACTCGCAGGCGCTTAGTATAGAAATCAAAGTGAAAAAATGGAGCAAACGCAGGAAAGAATTGTTGATACTTAAACAGCCTAGCGATCCGCGCGACGTCGACTCGCGTCTCTTGTAATTCGACCAGGCGTTATCGAGAGCTAACATCACACACAACTTTAGACCTCTGCAACGATAACATGTCGTCTCTGTTTGAGTCAGACGTGCGACTTGGTACAGCGGAGTTACGCAATAGCTGTTCATGTCAAACTCAAGCGCAACTTCCAGCCATCATCAGCGAAGCTGCACGTTAAAGCTGCCTGTGGCCAAGGGTTGTAAAACCTAGAGATAAAACATGGACCTACTTGGAAAACAATTGATCGCCCCCACTAACAGATTTGCCTGTGTAAACGCAACAGGAATGTATGAAGAGGGTTTTATAGATGTTTGATGCCCAGCGTTGACGCTCGGCGAGAGTACACGGCCGAGTACACCATGGTATTTGTTTATAGAAATGATGATCAAATAAAATAAAGTTGTTTCAATAAAAATCAGTATATTTTATTATAATACACACAAGTTATTACATTTTAGATTTAAATCTAAAAGCTATATGATTTGGTGAGTTTGGAGTTTCTTCCCAGCATCTGGAATAGAACATTTCCGTGTTCATGTATACCATACAGACACGCCAACAAATGTCACATAAAACGTTGACGATACCCAAGCTCTTGTAATATATCCGCTCCCGGTATTGAATGTGTTGAACGCAGTAGTCAAACAATCGGCGCTTCTCTCGGCATTCGTGGCAGATGTATGTGGGCGCGTTGGGCAGTCTCGAATAATGCATGCTTGCGTAGTAAACTTCCACATAGGGGCATTTGGAATTGTAAGCCAACGAAAGCCCAATGCTACAATTCGGCACTATTCTCACCAACGTTTGTTCGATTTCTGGATGAACAAACTGGTCGAAAGTTCTGATCGGAGTACGAGCCATAGTTTTTCAGCAAAAAAACTTAGTATTCAGTACACAACATAAACCCCTTTATATACTAAATTTGTATCTAATCATAGCCTGGAAATTAGTACAATGTACTGATAAAAAAAAACCACCAGTTCCATAAAGATAAGCGGTAGTAAAGTCGAGTCGATCCATTCTCAACCTTATCGTCGACTGGTAGAACACAAATTACACTAGCAACCATAAGTGTACGCGTAACACTCCGATCCATTATCGACCTTATTACCGACTGGTAGAACACAAGTTGCTGTGTTACACCCGTATTTTTTGATACCGACATTAAACAGGGTAAAAATGTTTTAAAATTTGGTCCGGATCCGTAATGTCGATCCCATAATGGTTTTTAACGCCGATCGTTGAAAAGCACCTTTTTTTAATGTCGATTTTGGGACAAAATGTTTTGGATTTCGGTCCGGATCCGTAATATCGATCCCATTGTGGTTTTTAGCGATGATTGTTAAAAAGCACATTTTTTTAATGTCGCTTTTTGGACTACCGTTTCAAAAAGGTTGAAACTCTTAATATCGCACCCATTTAATGTCATGTGTCAAATGTTATGTGTGTGACAGATAAAATAAAACGTCAAGTGGGATTGTTCTTGTGACAGATTTATTTTGTGACAGATACGCTAGTAGAGTACAAAGAAACTTAAATGCTAAATTACAATACACCCGTGACAGATTATGTTACAGTTGTTCCTGTTACCGTTATTGACGAAAGAAATATACTTAAACTATCATACTTACCTCAAGTGCCAATTTATCTACCCCAAATGCAAAACTACCTACCTACCATTTACATTTAAAGTGCCAACTAATTTACATATACCTAGTATTCAAGACATCATCCATTTTGCAGTGATGAAGGGAACAATTCAATAATTATGCAGTGATTCGTAGACATACATTGTGATTTTCGTAACACGCGCATACATACATACATAGTTAATATTACTTATTTTGTTATAGTACCTCTTAACGTTACCAATCTCGATGCGAAGCGGTCAGTTCACCATGCACCAAGTAAATATTTACGACATGTGTGTGTGTGTCATAACAATGTAACCCTTACTCGTAACTAAAATTAATGTGATACAGTATAAAAAAACTTACATGATAAACTTACAATTCTACTGAATGAGGTTATCGTCGGTTGCAGCGTTTCGTTCGTTCTTGTATTATCAATCAAGAATAATTGTGGCTTATCCCGTAAAGTGACATAAAGGATTATACTATACTATATACTATTACTAGTAAGTAAGAAGAGTAACTTAATAATTATAACTAACGAGTCTGAAACAATAGAAACACACACTGTTAGTTTATTGTATCACTAAAAAAAATCACACTGTGTACTGTTAACACTCACCATATAATTGTGTGTTGTAGTCGATGCCAGCTTTGTTGTCGATGTTGTTGTATTTTCAATGAAGTGATGATGATGATGAAGAATAATGTTGAGTGGTGGTGCGACGGACGTTGTGGTGCTCAGAATTTGCAAGGTTCTTAAACTTTGCCACGTTTAAAACACAAGACTGTAACAAAGACACACTAAATTTAACACAAAGACACATAGTAACAACAGTTAGTAGTGGGTAATGAATCGTATACTTACAGTCAATCTGTTTAGCGCTCGCGTCTCCGTCGGTCACACACTGTTGAGAGTCGGTCAAGCGTGCGTATTAATACCACGCGTTATCAACGCGAATCGGACGGTTGGGGTCAGAGGTGACGAGCCGTGACAGATAAAGTGTGCTCATGTGCTTGATTTTAACTAATTTAAGTGCGATCGTACTTGTAACTATGTATAAATAGGAGCAATATTAATTTAACTTTACTAGTGTTTTACGCTGCAGTATGGAGTCTACACCGCAATCGTCGCACACTTTCAACGTGGACCGGTTGATCGCTAGCAATAGCATCCTCTGCGACACCATACAACGTCTGGAAGCTCGACTGACCGACGCTCAAAGCCGTGTAACGACGCTGGAAAAGGTGGTGATCGATAAAGACCGCCAGCTGGACATTATGTATCACCGCATGAACGAGTTGTACAACGTGCTGCGCCAGAAAGATGCTCAGATCCAACGGTTGAGTGGTGGTAATACACCTGTGACCATCACCGAGCAACAGCTGAAAACTCTCACCGGTAAACCTGACAATATGCCCGTGATCAAGCTGCCTGCCAACAAGCTGTACCCGCTCGTCAAGATACCCATTCCGTTGTACCATAACATTCCCAAAATCGACATGGTTGTAGATCAACCAGTACAACCTCCACCACCACCTCCAACAACATCTGTTACATCAACTCCTGGTACACCGGTAGACGATAGCCGAAGTATGATGATATGCGTGACGCGTGTCGAGCACTTGATCAAAGCTGTGACCGCTCAGAAACTGTACGTGGACGCGTTGAAGAAACGGAACGAGATCGATCTGTCCACTATCATCGTGGAAACAAAATGCAAGCAACCGCAGAAGCTGTGGGAGGAGACCATGAACGTGTGTCAGAAAAAGTACAACAGTAAAGTGAAGCTGCTGCGTAAAACGCTGCGTTTTGTAAATTTGCGCGATGCCGAAGTGTTTGCCAATGAAATTGAGCACATGTACAAAAATTTTGACGAATGGGACACTAATAAACAGTACATGTCTGACTGATGTTTGTAGTTTTTTTTAATAAGATTTCTCGTCAAAATGGCTTATCCCACTCCCCAAGATTTTATCAACTGTGACGAGTTTATTGTAAACCGAGTACGTTTGCATTTGATAACCGACTGGCGTACTCGTTTTCCTCACATTTTTGTCGATTACTCGATTCGCTATGCGACACAGCAAGATTTCTACTCACCACCCGCCCTGTTGAACAAGCAATCGGTGGTGGTGGAGTTGAAATTTGCGAAACAAGGTTGCGAAGCGATGACTTGTTATCCGTTCACCGCAACTGGAGTGATTCAAGTAAACAGTCCCATAGGTGGGTATACACAAACGTCTGAAAGCACTATCCAGTACAATCAACCGGCGTGTTTCCATTTGGACCGTGCGACCGCTCTTAGAGACGAAGAGGTGCAATCGGTCGAGACTCGGTACACGTCAGACGACATGTGTATCATGGTGGATAGCTTTACCAAAATGTACTTTAACACTCCGTTTCTGCGTACCGAGGATAGGGTGTCGAAAGGTATCGACGACGTGCCCGCGTTTAACACTAGGTTCAGCGATAATCCCGTGTTTCCCGACAAAGCCGAGGGTATGTTTAACAACGCGTACTGTTCGCGTTTCGCCCGTACCGTGGTGAATCCCGGATCTGCGCTGACCAGTGGATGTTCACAGGCGTGGTTCGAAATCTTTCTGGGTTTCGTGCTCGGCGACACTGTGTACGCATCGTTCAAGATGCTCGCCACCGGTGTGCTGGGCGATATGCGTTCGCACACGTACGATCGTCCGTCTCAACTCTTACCACCCGCACCGTCTCCTGCCGGTCGAAGCATGCTCAATGAATGGTTGGCTGCGCGAGATGATGCGTTCGACACCGTGTTCGAGAAACGTTTCATCACACACAACGACTTTGGTAATCTCCAGCCCGGTTCACAACTTGTCTACGAGGCTGGTAAAGGTTACTCATACTCGCCGGTGCGTAGCAACACTCGACGTTCGCTGCTCGATCAGATCAACGCTGCGCGTTTAAAACTGTTGCACGGCCGTGAACGACGCCAGCAAAAGATGCGAGCGTCATCACCACCGCCGCCGAACACACTAAACTCATCCGAATTCAACTACAACGAGACGGATAGTTTGGAGGATATGATTGTGGACTTTCTCGAAGATCATTCGTTGATTATAGGCATCTTGACCGATTTGGGTCTGAACGTGCTCGAGGCTCAGTTGGAAAAGCTGTTGAAACAAGTGAGCTCTCAAATTTTGCCCATTCTACGAAACCTTCTGTTGAATGGTAGCAAAACGTTCACGAACCGCTTTGCTGCCGAAGTGTACAAAGCGATCGTGGTGAACACGGTACACCGAACGCTGGTCCGTACCGTGTCCACTGTGGCCAAGATGGTGTTTGGCGCGCTGAAGATGGCCATGTCTGTGGTGAACGTGATACTGTTATTCTTTACGCTGGTAGACTTTGTGCTCATGATCTGGGATCCTTACGGGTACAATAACATGTTTCCACGCGGCTACCTCGACGACTTGTCCAACTCATTTCTCGGTTCGCTGTACGATAGCGTGGGTGTGGACGATAGAAACTTGATCGAGGTCTTGCCTGAAATGTTCATGGACCACATCAAAACCACGGAACCTATCAACGCTATTGACGAGCAGGAAAGCGACACTCTGACCGTGGCCGCTGTCAACGCCATCATATACATTGACAGTCTGACACATAACAGTAACGGCCAGCTAATTGTGTGGGACGGAGATCCTTTGTCTGACTTTGATTTAGAAAGTGTGGTGTCTGCGGGTCTGGCAGCAAATCGCAACTATGAATACTTTAAATGGTTCGTGACGCGACACAACAAGGTGTTGTTAAACCCGTCGCCACTTGTCGAGAACGCCAAGTACCTGGGTGGGTTTTTGTTGATGGTCGGTGGTATGTTGGGCGTGTACAAGAACCTGAACCGTAAACGGTTGATGGCGTACCAGCAAGTGGGATTGTCTGTGTTGTTTTTGTTGTTTATCATCCTTGGTGTTTGGTTGATCATGACGGAATCTATGAAGTACTATCTCACGCTGGTCAACCACCGCACACCCGCTCCTCCGCCTAGACGGAAGCGTCTACTTCATCGACCGATTCAACTGAAACCGTAGTAGGTTCTGCTTCTTCTTCTTGTTGTGGTGGTTTTTCTTCTACAAACAATTGTTTGATGACCATGTCGATCTTTTGTTGTAGATCGTCCAGCTTGGCGTTGAGATGTGGTGGTAACACAACGCTTTCGCTGATGTTTCGTTTCAGTTCGTTTTCGACTGCGACTAACCGTTGGTAGGTGACGGCGATGTCTTGTTGGGTCCTTAAAATTTCTTGGTATAAATCTTTGTACGACATTGTTTTACATCTTATGTATAACGACGTGTGATTTTTAACGGTGGTGTCGCGTTTCGAATTGTCACAACGACATGTTCTACGTGACCCGTCACGCGTGCTCACAATATTTTCCGCAATGTGTCAAATATTTGTTCCCCGTCATCGCCGAATACATGCTGTACTGTGACGAACAAGACGAAGGCTACATCAAAATGTGCGACACGATAAAAGTGAAGGAGGGTTTCGTCGCGTTGGACGTGACTTTTGTCAAGTTTGATGTGCGACACGCGTACGATTGCACACCCGACGATCTGCAAACGTTTGTGGATCACGCGCGTTTGGTCGGCGTGAACACGTCAAAGGATCGGTGTTTGCTCATGTTGCTACTCAAGGATCGATGGTTCAAGGGTGATTACGAACGGTTGACGAAAATGCTACAATTGAAAGATTACACGCAACTGCTAACGTTTGCCGAAAACTGTTTGTGGGAACGCGGTTACGAGGACTACTACACGCTCGGTCAACAGCTCAGCATTCGTATGACGACCAACCTGATTCAAAGCGGGCTGGATTTCAAGCATCAGATCGCGAACAACGGAGAAGTGGTGTTGGACGGGACGCGCGGCTGGTCCGATCCCGTGTTCGTAAAGATCTTGTCGTCCATCAAGACCGTGGCCGACATTACGAAACGTTACAAATCCAACAACACGTACGTGATGCTCGAGCTGGACGAAAGTAACAAGACACAACTGCTCAACCTGCTCGCCGCGCACTTTAGCGTGGTGGAAAATGAAACGTTGAACGTGTGCTTGTTGCATTGCGGCAAGAACAATCGGGGTAGTTATGCTGCGTTGGAAAAATTGGCGCCGCTCATCAAGCAACGGTTCGTGAACGTTGTGTTCGTGACCGATTCGGAGACGTACATCAACACTCATCGTGTGTTCTACATTTACAACTCTATGAAATTCTACTATTACTGTTTAAAGAACCGGTTCGTGTTCGACTACGACGACTACGAGACGTTGTACTTGATCTACACGATTGTGTGTATTGAAATTCTGAACGGAGGCTGTTTGAACAGCTTCACGTTGGAAAAGTCAATGTTGATGAACCCGCTCGAGTTGAATTCGCGCCGGGTGAACGCGTTGAAGCGTGCCGCTGCCCAAAACAAGGTGTTGCAAAACGATATGGAGCTGAAGATTGATTTTATCAAGGGTAAACGTATAAAGACTGGAACCAACTTTTGTCAGCGTGTGGTCGAAATAAATGCGGAATAGCATGACGAACACCGTTGTAAATTAATGGTGTCGATTACCATTGATATAGATTAGTAGTAGATAACGTGGGTATATAACGGGTTGCGCGGTCTCTTGTAAGGTAATGCTGCATATGAGTGCCTTGCGATGGTTAAGAAGGGTAGACACTCGGGACTTTTACTTATTACAGACGATGACAAAGCGGTCATTTTACAGGCGAACAAATCGTACAGTGAACATGTGAACAAAAATCTAAAGTACAACAAACACATTCCGTTCGTGGAAAAGCTGAGCATTCCGCGCGGACGGCAAGACGTCGGAGAGCTGGACTACGAGACGGCCGTGCGCGAGTTCATCGAGGAGACGGGGCTTATCTTTGATAAAATCTCTATGTATAAAGAGCCGTTTCTGCTGGAATGGCAGGACGACGAAAAAATGTTTCGCTACTCAATGTATGTGGCGTTTTTGAACGGGAATCTCAACTCGTTGCGCAAAAAGCCCAACAGTTACAATATCCGCCTTTATCGGAATCTCAATAATATGGAGTATGAAGTGGATCTCAGTCGCCAGCGACACCATACCAACGAACTGATTAGACGTTTAGATATTATGAGTTTAAAAAAGTACATTACGTACATGGAGAACAGGCAGCTGCCTACGTACAAGTACAGTAATTATCCGCAATTCTTTGACTTTGTGTACAAAGTAAAGTCCATGTACGACAACAACAATCATTCGTGTCTTGCGGCGCTTGATAATTTTTTCGTGTTAATCCTGTACTGGTGCGTGGACAGCGAAGTGTTCTCCACACGATTGTTGTATTATGTATAAAAGTATTATTACACATGTGTGTGTGTGTGTGTGTGTGTGTTTTAGTGTTGTAAGTCAATAAATTATTAAGGATAAAATGTCTTTTGATGCCAACTCCCACGGTCCCATCGAGGTTTTTATCGTGACCAACGACGACGGATCCATCAATGGTTTTGCCGAGGTGTCGGCCGTCGCTCAAATGTTGTCACCGTACACTCGCATCTCGTCCTCGCAACTGTGGAACGCGACGCCCACATGTTACAAGATCCAGAACAATGGTAAAAATTTTGTACACGCCTATGTCGTGTGCAAATACTTGGCCACCATACCCGAAACGGACGCGCCCAGTTACAAAAATCTACGTCAACTGGTGCATGATTTGACCGTGGGCGAGCCGGTAGACAAAAATCATAACGTCGTAGACTTGACGCCTGAAATTGAAGAGTTGCACAAAAAAGTGGACAGTATTCAAGAGTACAACCAGTCTATACTAGGCAACTTGGGTGCCTTGTTACACGTGTTACGTAACGATATACTAGGGGAGATTAATAGTTTGCTGTCTGTCAACGGAGGAGACGCTGACACGACGCAAATTGAAATTGTGAATAACAACAAAGTAGTGGTTTAAAACTGATTTATTACATTTTATAAATGTTCTTGTATCAATCGTTTGACAGTTTCCTGGTTCGCGTACACAACAATCCCGTTCTGGCCGGCGTACTCGCACTTGATTCCCGCATTTGTGATATCCTTCTCCAACTTTGAAATCTTGTGTGCTGGTTCGTTGACATTGTGCGCTTCGTACAACTTGTCCATCGTCACACCGTCGTACATGCGTTTGCGTGTTTCAAACTCGTCTCGATGTCCGGTGACGTACTGCAAGCGTGTCGTGTCGTTGATGCTGGGCTTGGAATATATTGCTAAATTTGAACCGTCACTGTCGTAGTTGACACTGCTTGCTGCGGAATTTGCGTCCTCCTCATCCTCCTCTGATGATGAGTATGAAGATGAAGAGTCTAATTTTAAGTTTAATTGTTTTTGTAAACAAATATAATTTAGTATGTCGTTAACCTTCAATTCCAACACTGATAGTCGTTCGTGAATGTGATAATTTGTGCGATCATAGTTAAATAGTGATGACCACCAATGGCGCAAATACCACAGCATTTCCATATTAAATCGTATGCGGAGCGTTGAATCTGTTACCTTTACTGTGAAAACTGTACGGCGCTCGTATTTGTTTCGTGGACTCAAACACTTGTTTATCGACGCAAGGGTAAAACTCTTTTAACAAAGCGTTCCAATTGTCCAGTTTTATATGTGGATACAAGTTCGTGATTGCGCGTTGGACACGTTCATCTTTTATGGCTTGCACGAAAGCGTACGTCAACGAGCCTGGTTTCGCCAATTTAACGTTCAACTTGACAGGCGGTGTTAGTACACAGTTGAGATAGTACGAACGTTCATTTGTCGAAGCGCTCATCTTAAACTTCATCATATCATTGTCTAACCACACGTGCAGACCCTTGTTGCCGGAATCCATGATACGTGTCACGTTGCTGCCGAAAAACTTTGCGTACGTCAGATGCGCAATCATATTCTTCAACGCCACCTTCTCTTTACTCGAATCTCCATGGTGGTCCACATCTATGACCCATTCACGTCCACCTTGTACCGTCTTCTTGACGTGCACGTCTAGCGCACTAGTACGCGTCAAAAACTGATGAAACTCGTAAAACGAGTCAAACGTTTGTTTCTGCGAGTTTTTACCGTCTGTGTGTATCCAGGCTAGCGAATCACCTATTGATTGCTTCTTCGTCACGGCCCAATACCGTTCGGTGTTGTATTTGACATTGTCCCAGATGAGACGAGCTCGTTCGGTTGTGTACATGGTTGATTGTGTACTGACTCAAGTTGATAAGTGTGCGGGTAAATAAGGAAAAAAATTTATCAAAATGTCGGAAGAGAATATTTTTCTAGTGATCCGTCAAGATATCAGAAATGTATCTAATCAAGTGGCCGCTAACACGACCACACTGGCTGATATTGATTCCGCAGTTCAGGTACTACCCACCATGAACAATACGCTAAACAGTGTGAACACAAAGACGGACGCTATAAACACGATTAACACCAAAGTGGACACGTTGACTAATCAAGTAACTAGCACCGCGACTGCCATCACAAATCTAAGCGATGATGTGGACTCTATAGGTGCGGTGTTGACGAGCACAAATAGTAAACTGGACAACGTGGCCACCACACTGACCAGTACCAACAGTAAAATCGATACACTCACCACAAACACCACGTCTTCGTTCACCGCGCTCAACACAAAGGTGGACGGAGTTGCTGCGTCCGTGAACACGGTCAGCGGTAAGGTGGACACGTTGAACACTTCAATGAACTCTCAATTTGCCAACGTGAACACTCAGCTCGCCAACATACTCAAGATACTCAAACCGCTCGGTGTCTAGGTTAATAAGTAGAATATCCAGTTATGGACTACTCTATGTACGTGGTATTGGTTTTGGTGATGGTTGTGATGGTGGTGCTGCATTGTGTCAACCTGTACAATGACATCGAGCCGCCAAAGGAAAAGCTGGATCTGCAGCTGTTCGACAACTCTAACGTGCCGGACATTGTACCGCCTGAGGTGATCATAATCGAAAGCAACGAGCTGTCGTGTCACGAGACGCTTACAGAGTGCAGAACCGACGCTCAATGCCAGCTGTGTCAAGAAGCGTTGGCCAAGTGTTACACGTTCCAGGACACGGTGATACTCGAGCTGCCCAACGGTGATAGTCAAACGATGCGACCCGGCGACTCGTACTGCCTCGCGCTCGACTCTAAACGGGCGCGCAGCTGCAATCCGCACACCGGCACGTGGGTCATGCGACAGGTGGACACTACGAATTACGCCATCATTTGTCACTGTGACTTTCCCGGTCTGGTGATACAGGCGACCATATACGATGATTGCGACATTGAAGTGGGTTGCAGACCTAACGGTCACATTGCCAACCTTTACGAGACGCCGTTGACGTGTGCTTGCGACACAGGCTACCATCCGGACCGTAATGAACACGGACCGTTCTGCAGACCGACGGTGGTGCGAGACATGCAGAACAATCCGGCCTTCTTTCATCGTCCACCGTGTCGCAACGGATACATCACCAACCGGCATCCCGGACTACACGAAACCATCCAGCGATTGTTCATGTTCGAAGTGTGCATTCCGGACCCGTGCCGTATCGATCCTGTGACTGGCCAATGGCACGAAGGTGGTAATCTGGAAATATTTCCCGGTGAAGCGCCCGACGGTACCGATATCGTAATGTGTTACTGCAGCATCGAACAAAGCTTGTATCCCGTGTACAGTCCCCAGTCGATTGTGGACGCACGCTACGGCCGAAACGATCCCATCAACGCAAACGCGTGCATCCAGCCGCTTACCATCGATCAAAACCAATTGCGTACCGATCTCAAAGTGTTTTGGGGTCAGAACAGTTTCAAGTCCAACGCCGACATGGTCATCCAGACTAACTTTTCATCTGTTAAAGAGCGGTACAGGAGATTGTTGCGTAATCGAACGACTGCGCATCCCGTTCAGATTGAAATCAATGTTTCCAATATTCTCAAGTTCCAAATCACCAGTGTTTACTTCACCACCGCAGCGGCTCGAAACGCTAGGGATATTTACCAAATGTACTGGGCGTACAACTATCTGCGCACCCACCAGAACCATTGTCCGATAGCGGGTCTGGGTCAGTGTCGAAGGGGATGCAACGCTGGTAACGTGTCTGTCAGCTGTAGTGACTGTATCAATTCTACGGTTGCGAGTAATTACAATAGTCAATGTTTCTTTGTGCGTGACAGCACGAGAAGTATTGCGAATTTCGGCACGTTTGGTCAAATATGTTCGGCGCACAACGCCTGGTATTACCCTGCAGGTCTAGCGCCCATTTGTTTCTACTTAACGGGCAGGTTCGCGACAGACTGGCAAATAAGAAATGCCTACCGAACTATTCAATTGGTTCACGTGCACGATGCGTTACAGAATCCCACTTACGATGCTGCAAATTCGGTTTTAGATTCGTATCCGTGGTATAGGAGGGCTCATTAATTAAATAAAACACAGTAATTTTTACAACAACATTGTTTTATTTATAATTAGCGTTAAAGTCCATTGCTCGTAGGGAATTGGCAGGCGTTTCGGGTTTGATTTTGTACCATCCCAAAAAGTCCCACAGTTTGTCCAGCAGTGTGATTGTGGCGTAGCTTTTGTGTGTGTCAATTTTCTCGTCGCTCATCTTGAACGGCACGGTGCAGGTGTCAGGTTTACCCGTATTCTTGGGATTAAACACGCACACTTTTGTCTTGTCATTGGTCACGGATTCAATTTTAAAGTTGATTAAAGAGTACAAGCTGTTGACGTGAAACGATGGGTCCACCACCAGTTTTATAAAGTTGTATCCATTGCTGGCCAAGAAGCTGGTGTAGTTACCCTTCTGTTGCGATAACGTGTCGAGCTGTTTGAACGCCACCGTAGTCCAAGTACACTCGGACTCTACGTACTTTTCATTGCCTACCAACGACGAGCACGACGTCATACAAAAGTGGTAGCAAACAGAATTGAGTTTGTACATAAACACCAAGCCGTCGTTGTGTGGTGTGATGGTAAACTGTGTAGGTGGTGACGATGTCTTGTACGTCAATTTGATGATGTTTTCACTGTCGATAAAAATGTTCATGTTATCATGCGCGTTCAACAGTTGATACAATTTGTTGGCGTCGACGCCTCCGTACGCGGCGCACAAGTAGAGCGTGAGTAGTAATTGAGCGATCATCTTGTGAAGCGTTGCCGTGTGACTGGGGTTAAAATGAAAATTTTGTACAACTTTACACGTTTATAAGATTATGTTCGTGTGGATAACGGTGATAATAATCGTGTTGATAGTGTGCGTGGTGTTGTTCAACTCCTCGTCGTCACAGACGCGAGTCAAAATTCGAGATCCTCAGCCTGATATGAACGATTGTTCCAAATTTACAGACATGTTTGGCATGCATGTACCGTGCCAGGCGTCTGATCTGCGTTACGATGAAGATTTCAAGTTTTGCGTTAATTACTACGTGGCCGATTGCGGCGAACGACCCAACCCTCCGTATCCCACGTCGACCGAGCTGTGCGAACCGTTCGTGTCCAAGATGATTCTAGGCGTACGAGACTATCCCGTCAACAATGCGGAGTATTACGTGCACTGCGACACCAACGACACGTCCGGAGATTACATACGCAAGTGCGAAGACGGTATGATGTACGATATTGTGGCGAGACGGTGTCGTCCGACAGCCGATTTGTACTCGCGTTGTATCGGCGCCGATTGTCCCGTTGAAAGTAAGTCGTAGACATGATCCTAACGCTACTCGTTACAATCGTAATATTAACACTCGGTCAGATCATTAAGTGTGTGCTATGATAGCCAAAATATTACTCACGCTGTTCCTAGTAGTCATGGTGGTGGTGTTTATATGGAGCACGAGCCGACCGCCGCCCGAAGCCGAAATTCCCGATTTCCCAGACATGGATATCGCATGTCCCCGTCGAGCGGATCCTGAAGATTGCCGTTCATACTTCGATTGTCTAGATATACGCTACGAATGCGGCATCATGGAACTCTTCGACACCACAACGAATCAATGCCGACAATTTTACTACGACGTAGATTGCGGTAATAGACCACAACCCCTAGAGCCGACCGTAACAGAAATTTGCTATCCTTACGTTAACGGCTTCTTACCGTTCACCCACTTTCTACCAAGATCCACATGTAACAATTACATCGACTGCAACTGGAGCGCAACGATTCAGCGTAGTTGTGATTGGCTTTCTAATTTTGACGACAAAACGTTTCGATGTGTGTTTCAATTTCAAGACTGCGGGAACCGAACCTAGTCGTCGTCCCACGTCAATTGCTGCTGAAACCGTTCCTCCTCGTCCATTATATGCTGAACGGTCTCGTCAGTTTTAAAAATGGCCATGTACCCGTCCGGGTAGGTGATGTTTAGATCGATAATTTTTTCAGCATCAGCCATAGACTTTACGTACAAACACCGTCTGGTGCTCTTGTGCCAATCGACTTTGTCGCACAACTTGACACCACCCATGTACAATACCAAATCCTTGGTCAACCACAAAGGATACAGTTTGTATGACAAATTGTGTAATTTAACCAGTTTTTTGGAAGACATATTGGAAATAATAACAGTTTGTAAAGTATGTATCGTTTATTTATTAACAAATAATTAAACAGCGGCTACATGTTGCGGAAAGTAGATAAAAATCTCTGGTGTAGCGTTCAACGTGTAGATATTGTTGCCGTTGACGGTCTCTCCGCTCACCAACATCATCTCTTCGCGCGACACACCCTTAGTCACACCTTTTATAGACATGGCAAACAAAAATGGTACATCTTCGCTGCTCTTCTTGGTTGCGTCTATTTTGAACAGGGTTTCAAACTCGTTCGGCGTCATTGGACGTATATAAACGTGATCTTCCATCTTCAGTTCGCCGTTACACAACATCTCTTCATTATCTGAGGGATCGGCCACGTAAAACTTTTGCATCACCGCCTGCCTCCTGCCAACTTCGTTAGGCAGTCCCAGTGACAACAATTTAACCTTTGAAATCAACACTTGCGGCTTATTCACTGGGCCGGCAATGAGCTTTTGGTACGTGTGTAAAATTATCGGAAAATCATCACCTTCGTACGTGATGAAATCGCCATGAACAGACTTGCATTTGCGCGCGGTGCCCGTGGTCGCAGTAAAGAAACTGATCAATCCACCCTCCACCTCGTGGCCAATGAAGAAATAACAAATCCCGGGTGGTCCCATCTTCTTCGTCACTTTAACAATGTCCGACTCCAACTTGCCGTTTTTGCCAATCTTCAACGAAGGCTCAATCACATCCACAGGCACACAGCTGTGTTGAAAACTTAGCTTCTTATGCAGATCCAACATGTTTTTAGCTCGAAAGACCATTTTCTTGTCCTTTATACGGTCAATGATTACAAGTTTGAGACTTGTCACCACTTCGTTTTGCGCGGCAACAATACTGTCGGCGGCGTTGTTAACAAGTTGTAGAGACATGTTGATGCTGGGTAGTTTGGAAACTGAGTGTGAAATGTGATATTTTTGTAGGTTTATATATACCTGTACCGATAACGTTCTTGCATACGTAACATGATGCGATGACAATATCTATCGCTAATATGATAAGGGTGTAACCTCAATTGGCTGAGGTCGGGGTACAATTGTGGTTTTTTCATGCGCGGCGGAACGAGGTCTGCTTCGATCACGTCTTGAAAATCGCGCATCTCCGCACCAGCCGCAGGAATCTGTAGTCGTTGTCGGGTCGTAGCTGTACACGATGTATGAGGCCGAGGCGTCGCAAAGTTGTTTGCAGCACCACGTAGCGTCGCCATATGTCGTTGTCGCAACCGTGCTGTTCGGTTTTATGATGTAGTTGTACACACGCGTTAACCAGTTGGTTGAACGTGTGGTCGTCGGTACAGTATCGGCTGAGCTGTTCGGCCACTTCTTCGTACGTGTACGAGAGAAGCTCGCGTAAAACGTTTGCGTCAACATCGGCGCCCATGGTGTCTAACAAGAGAAACAGTGATGGTACGCGGTTGGTTTGCATGAACACGGTATAATAGTCGGGCGGGAGCACATCAATCTCGTCCTCGTCATAGGGTGTGACGATAAAACGGTTCGTGTGCCAGTGTAAAATGTTGAGATTGAGTGCGCGTAAGCGGTAGCATTGAAACAGTAGTTTTTGTAGTGTAGGATGATTGGTCCAATCTTTGAACGTTACACATACGGGGAAATGTGAGTTTTTGTCGATACTTGTTACGAATGCACGTACAGATCGTACAGAGTCGTTGTGTAGCTCGCGCTCGTGTGTCTCGACATAATTCGCCAACGCACATTTGTAATAAGCACAACCGCGACCCTTGGGCATCATGAAACACGAAATCGATTACACGTTGCGTTTTTTCAAATTAAACGACCAGGTGGCCGTCAAGTTTGTCGCGTTGCTTAATGAAGCAGACATCGACACGTTAGCCTTTTTATTGGCGGAATACTTTGGCCAGCAGAACGTTATACGATTGAAAGGTCTCACGTTCTTCTCACAGTACAGATACGTGATAGACGTTATCAAGAAGGATTACGAAGAGCGCACCGATAACGATGAAGAGGTTAAAAAGATTTTCAAACTGTTCGTGGACAACGAGTTTATCGGTCAGGTGCCCAGCTTTCAGATGATCATGCAGACCATGCGTCAATTCTACAAACCAATGCAGTGTGTGGACGTGCAACTGTGCGAAAATTGCGCACCCACCAAACACGCCGAGTGTGTGGTATGCAAGGCGACGTACGTGTCGCACGGTATCTCGCTACTAGACTCTACCATTCAAGAGGGATGGGATATTTACTTTCGACCCATGCTCGGTATACCGTTACTCTTCTTTATACTGTTTCGTAGCGACATGAGCGAGGTGGACCAGGAAGTGTTCAGCGTTGATAACATCATCACCAACACGCTACTCATGTTTTTCTACAACCTGTTGTGTGACAAAGCCACGCCAATGTATTGGGACTACAAAAAGTGTCAACCGCTCATCAGCCAGTGCAAGAAATACGTGCAAGGTATGCGTGACGACGCGCTACAATACCTGCTGACCAACTTGAACAGCACCACGTACCAGACCAAAACGTACGCGCCGCTCAAGCAGTTTATGGAGCGCCACTTTAAAAACAACAAGCACGTGAGCAAGCTGGTGCACAAGATCTTTATCGGTTTCTATTTACGCGTGTATCTCGAAGCGGCCGAGTCCAAGACGGCGTGTTCGCACGAACTCGAAGTGAGAAACGTGTGCCTCATCATTTTTAAAGACTATAAACCCGAAGAGTTTGAGGAGTTTATTCATAAATTGGCACAAATCAAACAACACTTGTCCATCGTCATATTGCAAAACTTGGTAATACCCAAAGAGTGTGTTATACAACTGTTCAACCTATACAATTTGGAGACTGACGTGTCGCGTTTGATTGCCAAAACTGTACAGTTTGTAAAGTAGTAAGAGAATGGAGACCAGCCTGTTTAGTATTAATCCCGAAAACTACGATCCTGAACCGCAACCGCAACAACCACAACCCACCGATAGAGAGGCTGTGCTGCGAGCCATGCTTTCGGTGAGCGCCGGTCGTAACATTATGCTCGACACATCTGTCGGTAAAAGGGAATCGCTACTTCGCCTGCTGCCACAATCTAGGGGTCTGCGTAAACTCATCAACACCGTGAGCGTGGACGGTGATACCAGTGTGCGAGTAAACGGTATCGACGAGGCTATCGAAATTCTAGAGACGATGGACGACATAGTCATGAACAAATTCACCGTTCCCACTCCGCTAGACGTATGATGTAAGCACACCTCGTATTTATAACTGTTACGTTCCTCGGACAAGGCACAAATGAGCGCCAGGACGAGGTTGTTTCTCACCATTGAAAGACTAAAAAACCATCTAGACGATGCTCAAATGCGACTACCCTACTGGGAACCTTTCTTCCCCTTGTTCGCCACCACCACCAATTCGATCACCATTGACATGCTCACCCTGACCGATCTGATCAACGAAGCTGCCGTCGCAGCTGAGAACCGACTCGTGATGCAAAGCGCCACCATTTACTCGCAGTACACCAACAACGCGCCCGACAACGCGGCACCGCCGCCGCCGCTACCCCAAAACCGTTTACCTCCGTTGCGCGTAGTGAACCCTACTCCTGCGCAAAACGAAATTATCGACTTTAAGAAATACGCGTCTCACACCAACAAGGTGCTCAACTACTTTGTCTCAGCCGGAGTGACCGCGTCCGCGTTCCGAGTAAAAGACATTGTAATGATGTACCTGTACACATCCTCTGTACCCAAACTGAAACCCCTGTTCGATCTACTCGATGCCGCGTTGTTGCGAGGCGAACGTGAATGCGTCGTATCGCTCAGCGACACCGCGTCCAGTCTGGTTTTGGACAATTTGCGTGACGTCACAGGTGTGACTAACATTCGGCTCGATCAAGAGTCGTTGGTGTATTTGAACAATTCGATTCAGAAGGCGGTCAACAACGAGCTGCACAAGTATCCTGTGGTGAAGGTGAAGGATCGTTGCTCGATGTTGAGCGGTAACGTGTACGAAAGGATCACGGACCCGTGCAAAGCGTTCGTGGACAAGTTTAGTTTGTTGGTCGGTATGAAGGTGCAGTACCAGGTCACGTCGTGTCCCAACAACTTTTGCACCAACCCTGTCATTATCGAGAATATTGTCATTAACGTGGAGAAGGCTTGCGACGTGAACCGTATGGTGTACAACTCGATCAACAACATCTTTATCAACACGGTGGAACAGTGCGCGATAGAAAACATCAAGTTTGACGCGGAGGATTTCAGCAAAAAGTTTAGGATCTTGGATCGTGTACGTGAGTTGTCCAAACGTAACATTGTTGAAAAGGAGGCGGCTGGCGATCTGGTGACCAGAAAGCGTTCGCGCACCGCCACCTCAACATCTGAATTGAAACGACTTAAGAGCATATTGTGAGATAATTAAGGTATTTTGAGAAATGGAACGTACAGGAAGACGCCGTTCAAGGTCCCGTTCGCCTCACAGGCGCCGTTCGTATCGTCGTAGAAGCAGGAGTGGAACTTCCGGACACCGTCGTCGCTCCAGGTCACGCTCGTACACCAGAAGGAGGTCTCGCAGCGGAAGTCGCAGACACCATGTAAACCAATATGTTTAAATAATAAAACAACCTTTTGAAACAATACACACTTTTTATTATTGATTAACCTGCTTACACAGTTTACACACGGTAACAAAAGATACAGCCTCGTCGCCGGCACGCAGTTGTTTCTCCACCACGACCCATTCGTGTCGGCACGATTGCACAGTGTACCCGTTGATTTTGTGCAAACGAGTCGGGTGTTGTAATGTCGACAGACTGATTGTGGTCGCGTCCGACACAAACGGTGACGATGGTGGCGTTTTTACCTTCTTCACCAGATTCACCTTTTTCTTTTTCAAACTCTGCTTCCAATTGATGGAGTTCTTGGACAGGAGCGCGTCTATCGGCTCCTTTTTAAGTTTGGCCGGCTTCACGTCAAAATGCTTGTTTTGCAAGTTGTTGTTGTACGCAATGTTGTCTTGTAGCCGAGCGTTGATTAGTTCGCAGGGACACGTGTCCAAATCGTTATCTCCCATCAATTTTATCACATCCTCGTACAGCTTGAAATCGTTGCTCGTTTTCGTCATGAGTTTATCGATAAAATCCAACCGGATCTGCTTTCGTTCCTTGGTGGAAACGAGAGGCACGTACGCGTACAACATGTGGAACGTGTGTCCCCCGCCGGAAAAGTTGAACGTGCGGTTCTTGACGTTTTTCGGATACGTAGTAATAAGATACTGTATCAGGCCGCTGTAGTTTTTGTCTCGTCTAAACCGAGCAAAGACATTGAAGACGTCGCGCAAAGTTTTCGTTTCGTTATGCTCGTCAATTGGATCGTTTTTCACAACAGATGCGCTCCCGTCAGACGGCACGTGCTGTTCGTCGCCACTTGCCATGACTTGATCTACGTACCCTCGAAATTTCTAGATCTGGTCGAGTTTGTGGTGACTGTGGGCGTGGAGAAGAGTGTCTGTGTTCGCGTAAATTACACTACTAAACTGATAAAATGCCGCGACAACATGAAAGAGTTTCGCGAAGCAATGCGCTCCGCGTTTCGCATACCCTATTTTGGACACACGTTCACCCTGCACAACAGACCCGCACCGTTCGACATGCTCAACGAATGGCTCGTGCTGGATCTGTCTGAAATCACCCGCGTGTCCACGCACGCCATCAGCTTTCAACCGCCGCACGTAATCGTGTTCGACATGGACTCGACACTGATCACGGAAGAGGAAGAGGTGCGCATCCGAGACCCGCGCATCTACGACTCGCTAGACGAACTGCGTCGACACAATTGTCTTCTGTGTCTGTGGTCGTACGGTGACAGAGAACATGTCGCTGACAGTATGAAAAAAACCAAGCTCGAAGGATACTTTGACGTGGTACTGGCCGAGGGTAATTACCAAGGTGTGTATTCGGTGCGAGAGTCTAGCGATCGCAACTACAACAAACACTACACCGCTACACCGTTCTATTTGAACGTGTCTGACAGAGAGCTGTTGCCGAAATCTCCGCGAGTCGTTTTGTGGTACCTGCAGCAGCGAGGCGTAAACTTTATCAAAACGATAACGCTAGTCGATGACTTACCTGATAACGATTACTGTTATGATAACTTTGTGAACTTGGACCGATGCCCCGAGCCGGTCGATGATTGGCACATTTGGTATAATCAAATAGTTGAATTTATCAATTATTACGATAGGGTCACACGTCACTACCAAACCACCTGAACTATCTTATCTGCGCTAAACCGCTTCTTATAATGTAATTAATAATGTGTAGTACATTTAACCGGAGGTCGCGGAGTATGATGGTCGTCTCGTTATTTTTAACTATTTCGAAATGCCTGTAGAGCGCTAGCGAACTAGCAGTGGTACAAGACACGTTAAAAGTACCGTCATCGTTTATAAGGCTAATATCGTTGTAGCCGAATCGCACTATTGCGAATTCGTTTTCGGAACACAGACGCCCGCTCGCGCCTCCCTCCAGATAATAATATAAAACGCCCGCAGTATTGTAAATTATAATCTTTTCCGGCTCCAACACAAACAGTCTATCTCCGTCGCGCTCAAGCACGCGTATACTAGGATAGATCTGTACGCGTGCAGTGTCGACGAGTTGATTGGCAAAATTTGTCATCGGGCTATATAGGTAGACGCCGAGCATTAGCACGCATAAAGATATCACCAGCAGTACCATCAACATGGCTGCCGATTTGGGTGCTATACTAAACACTTACCAAACCCATGATCGCTTCACGGCCAAAGATTGCGCCTCGAACGACTATTGGCTGTTTAGGAACGACGAGGTTATGGTGTACAAGAAGCGACCGCGTGTCGACATCGACTTTTACATGCAGCTCTTCAACGATGTCGAGTTTGAGCCGCACGAGTGGTGTCACGTGGGTAATTTTTACAACACGAAAATCAAGCCGTACATGCTGCGCGAAGACTTCAAACGTTTCTGCAACGACCCCAATTACCTGCAAGTGTTCAACTTTGACCATCTCATGAACGACGCCAGTGAAGAGCGCTACGCCGGAGACTACGTGTATTGGCCCAAGCTGAGTGCCAGATTTTTCGGTTGGACGCTGTATCTCAAGTTAAACTTTAACATCAACCTAGATCACGGCATCCCGCTACCTTTTCATCGACGTCTGGGCGCAGTCAATTTGTTGTCCAACCAGAAAATTAACCTTGACATTGGCGCTTCGCTGACCTTGAATAATCGCACTCTATTCTGCAACGGACCTTACCTCGGCGACGACTGTAAACACGCCGTTCTCAACGTTGAGTATCGAACGTCCAACGATGACGACACCACCACCACCACCACCATCGTTCCTATGCTCTTCTCCAACAAGTACGTTGGTGCCAGGAACCAGGTCATTCTCAACTATTTAATCAACAATGAAAACGTTGTGGGATGCAAGTTCACGGACGAGTACAGCTATTTGGGCGACATTGACCTTAATCGATTGCGTATATCGAACTATGAGGACGAGGACGATGACAGTATGGACGTGGACGATGCTGCGAACGCGCCCAACCAGAAGAGTGAAATGAAGGTGTCACCTTCGTCACTGTTCAAACAAGACTTTGAGTTGGCGATCGAAGATTGTTTGGAGAAAATCAATGATTATATGATCGAAGTGATGCCGTCGCACGGCTGTAGCTCGTTTCTCATCGACTATCTGGAGCTGAGCGAGTACAATACGATGCCGTATCTCGTCATCAACGTGTGGCAATACTGTTTGGAATACGTCAATCTACACAACCAGTACACGCTCGAAGATATTTTAATGTTTCTGTACATACTGTGTAGCAAGGTGTGTCCTTCAGATTACAACGAGCTGTATTTAACACATCAAATCTACCTCAACTCTAAGGATAACGCGCAAAAGTTTTTCGCCAGTCTGAATTTTTTCAGCGAGCCCCAGCGCGCCATCGGCTACTACTTCGCCATCCATTTTGCCGTGTACAAAAAGTTTTCCACATGGGACATGACCAGCTCCAACGTAATAGGTTGCGGTCTCGACACAAGCACTGTCAGTTTTGGTTTTTTCAAAAAGATCAAACACAACGAGGTGAGCTACGTGTTTAACGGCAAGATTTACGAATTTGTCAAGAACAAGAAGGAACACGAAATTTCTAGCATGTTTGAAAAGGCGGACGAAACTCAAGTGTCGGTGTTCAAGTTTAACAGCATCATGAACTTTTACTTGACCGAGGACGGAATGTTTGACGTGTGCACTAAAACGTATCGTGCAACGTGTCCTTTTTTGGTGGTGTCTGCGCTTAAGAAAAACTATATATCCAAAGGTAAACAGTTTGTGTCGAAGGAAGTGTTCAACGAAGTGTTCAACTCTATGCGTAACGATATTGTTTTGTTGCGCACGTATCACGCGAAAAAGTTTGAAATGCAGTTTATCTCGCTGTACGCCAACCTCAAAGATTGTTTGCACGCTGGACCAAAGTTTCACGCCAAACGAACGATGCTGCTCGAAAAGATGAAGACGAACGTGCGATGGCTCATGGCTGCCGACGAACAGATGCTCGTGCTGCTCATGATGAAACTTCAGCTCAACGAACATTTACACAACATTATCCAGGAGGGTGATGATTTGGATGTGATGGCGTTGCAATTGGCGGTGACGTGTCAGTTTTTGTGGCCCAAGGCGGCCATCACCAGCTTCGTGTGGTGCTTGTTAAAGTCGCTACACTTTTTCGAACTTTGCTTCGACATGATGGTGATGCAGGCAAACGAAAGCTTTGCCGATTTGCGAGACATACGCTATTACAAGAATCGCAAAACGGTCATTGAACGTTTACACATGCTAGTGAAGACCAACATTGTGAGTCTCATCGACGAGATGGACATTGATGGATATATGCGCGAACACATTTTGGGCATTACCTTTACGCACGCTGAGCAAAAGACCTACGAACGGTGGAGAGTGATCAAAAAGATCAACACGGTGTACAGCAAGTATAGACGAGTGCCGCTCAAGTATCCCGTGTGGACGGACAAGCTGATAGAAATGAACGAGAACGATGACATGTACACGTGGCTGACGCGTTTCTACAAACGCATCTATCTCAAGAATCTCATCAACCAAATGACCAACGAACAAGAGAACATGCTCACCAACTTTGTTCAGGGTTTCTGCTATTTCCGTGTGCTCACCAACTTTAACACGACCAACTCGAAGGTTATCATCAACTTTTGCGCATCGCTCGCCATACCCACCGATTACGAAAAGATGTGTTTGAACATCACGTCCGAGCCCAATTGCGGTAAGTCGTCGTTGTTCGAGCTGCTCGACAAGATTATCTTGGTGTACAAGAGTGACAGGAAAGTGTATGATCACACGGCCGAGACGAACAGCTCCAAGATTAAACGATTCGAGTCGCAGTTGTACATCATGAACGAGGCCGAGATCACGACCAAGGGTTACTTGAAGAACATTGCCGACTCGACCAAGTTTGATTCGGCCAACAGAAAGTACGGACCCGAAGAATCGTTCTACGCCAACTACAAGGTGATGATCACCAACAACGAGATGCTGTACATTAAAGACGGATACGACAAGGCGTGCAGCAACCGTATCGGTCTCATTTACATTGATCACAGTTTCGAGAGTGACATTGAACCGTTTGACGGATCCGTGTACGAGTGTTACGAACGAAAGCGGTACCACGAGATCAAAGACATTAACATGAAACTCAAGTCGCCCGTCAAACAATTTTTGGCCAACGTGCTGTACTACAACAGCGATCCCAAAACAGGGTACGTGTACTACAAGAACATTCTCAAGAATGACAAGTGCTACAAGCACAATAAGAAATGTCTGTACATATACAACGATCGATTGGAAGCGCTGCTGTACGTGTTGGACATTAAAGAAGTGAAGCAAACGTCTGAGAACGAGACACCCACCCGTTTCACGGAATCCACGCTCATCGACCTGATCACCAAGTGTGTGGAAATTGTAAAACACATGGTTCACTATAGGAAACGTGAGATGATCGATGTCAACAGTCTGTTGTCTGATTTCCGCAGAAAGTATGGTCGCAGCAAGTTCTACAATCCCGAGACCAACAGCTACGAAAACTTGACCATTACTAAGTCTGAAAAGTACTTTAAAAACATTAAACCACGTCTTAAGTCTAGCGTAGATGAACATATGTTTGTTTAATAAATTATTGATAAATATTATCTTGTTTTCTTTGTTTGATAACCACTATAAAAGAACAGGTAACAATGCTAAAAACATCATTCTTTTACAATGTCCTCTGACTGGATAGTATCTCAAGCACACTATGTGCGAACTTTGCAAGCCAAGGCAAAGGAACGTGATCTGGACACGTTTCTTTTGCACGAGCGTCACTTTCTACACTACTTCAGAAGCAGACCGGAAAACTATCAAATAACCACGGATTACAAGCTTGCGATGTACATGTACGAGAACAATTTACTGCGAAACGACTACTATCGACTACCGTTGCTCGCTTTCAAGCATTACAAGACTTATGTGCGAACGCAAACAGCTGCCAACTACAGCGTTTCGGACGACAAGCTGCTCAAGTTCTATTTTAGAAACGCGGACGGGCTGGAGATGCTGTTCGATGGTCGCTTCAAAGATTACTTTTTGAACGGGTACAGTATGTATACGCTGTCGCTGTACCTCGGCACGCCCATAACGCACATCACGCGTCGGGTGAAGCAAGAACTGAGCCGCATGCAAGACAGTATTGAAAACGTTTATGCAGGCGAAAACAACTTTTTACGGGTGCTGGTGGCGTTGGAACTGATGAACGTGGATCGATTGTACGTAGCGTTGAGCGCTTGCAACATTGACGTGCCCGAGGTGTTTCAAGTGACGGAGATTACCAAACAATTGGTACCCGTGACTAGTGTGATGCGCGGATTGAAGATTTACGTCAGATGCCCGCAATGTTACTTTCCCACGCCCGAGTACGCGATACAAATGTACACTCAATCCACAATGTCTGTGATTTGGAACAATCTACGCATTGCCATCTTTTGTCAAAGCTGCGCTGCATTTTTGCTTACCGTTGGTTATTAATAAAACTCACTATGTCAATCTAAAACTCTTTTCATTTTTCACAAACAAGGTGGCGCTGTCGTTCACCTGAGTATAACCCCATTCCTTCATGACGAGCTGTGCGCTCGAATTGTTGACTAGCACCACTATGGGATAGCTTACGTCGCGTAACAGGTCTGGTAGCACGGAATTTGACGCGTCCACCAATGCGTACACCATCTTGTTAGATTCATAACGTACCATGCTGCTGTTGTTGTCTATCTCATTAAAGTCCACACCCTTGAACACGATGAACATGTTTTTGAATTGACGCACGTTAAAGTTGGACGTTTGGCGAGCGCTCATCGCTTCGTTGGCCGAGTCTAGTCCGTTTTGTAGGATGCCCAGAAACACGGTGTTGGCCACCGCCTTGTTGCCGCTCTCGATTATACCCGCGTAGTCCAACGGCGTTTCCGTAACGGTCACCTTGCTAATATTGTTCTCGCCGTGCGCCACTCGCATGTTGCGCGTCTTGGGATGACCGCCCAGCCGCAGATTGGCTTTGTCGTCGCGCAGATTCAGCGACTCGTTGGTCGACGTCGTGCTCTGCTCCGAAGAATCGGTCAGGGAGTTGGCGTTCAACTTGTCGTTGACCCACAGTAAATAGAGAACGGCTCCGATCACCAACAACAACACAATAGTGCCCAGCATAATTGTGTTTTCATAAACAACAATCTATCTTATGAATGTCTTCTTACATTAATATATCAAAAGGCTCGCACTTTTTGAATGCTCACCAAACTACTACTCTGCAAACCTTCCAGTAGCACGTACACCGTGTCGTTAGTGTTGGTGCCCTGTTTCACGTTCACCACTATTTCCGATGCGCAGCTGAACATCTCGTACACGCTGTACACGATTTCCACACACATGGCGACACACTCGCGACCAAACGCCGACGAGTCACCAAACTCGTTCACGTACTTTTTGTACATGACCAACACGTCGAGCAACACGTGGTTGCGGTAATAGGTGCCTTGTAGATGGTATCGAAAATCATTGGACATCTTTTGCAACAACAACGTCTGTTCACGTTTCAATTCCAAAAAACAAGCATGTTTGTCCGTGTTGTCCGACTCCAACGATTCTACTAAACCCTGCAGCATGAACTCGACATCCTCTTCAACGCTATCGTTGGACACGTTGGTTGGTTTAAAAGTGTACAAATTAAGAACGCGGCTCATAGTTGATCAACGCAAATCGTTTCAACTCTTACACACACATACGCGCGCGTTTATTAAGTATACCACTACTACTACCATGTTAGCGTACACACCTCTCGTGAAACGATACATCAGCAGTTTCCAACTGTTCACGTTTCGCATACTCGACATGATAAGGGTGGCACCAGCGCATAAGCTTAAAAGCCTCCTTTATGCCGAGGTAGGATTTTTGTTACGTCTCAACTGTATTCTAATCTATCCAGAGTCGAAAGATGAACAAATCAATCGATTATTGGAATGGTTTCAAACGTTGAGCGACAAGCTACGTTTGGAAGACGTGAAAGAGGCGTACATTGATACGCTGCAACAGCTAAATCTATCGTTACTAGATCCCCAAAAGTATCTCTTTTCTTTCACCACCATCTGGGACACTATCCATTTGATGGCGTACATGGGTGACGCAATGGTAGTTAAACGTGACGTGGTGAAACATGACACGGTCATGCTGTACATGCAAAATCTCAAGTGGGTGTTTTACAATCTGTTCATTGTGTTGTTTTGTCCCAAGTGCGCCAGACACTATCTAACCGCAAACATTTTCGTGTACGAAATCGAACGTGTCGAAGTGGCGTTGTACAGAGAGAGATTGGGTGAACCTATAATTATGGTACAGGAAGAGACCAGATCGATGGCCACTAAAAACTGCCTTATGACACATCATTTACTGTACAAATCGATGCAGTTCCACAACCACGTCAACGGCTACCGACCGATACAGAGTAACGCGCCCGACATGAACAACTTTCAACGTATGGAATGGAGCGTGTACAAAAACATGCTAGGTATCGTCTGAACTAGTACTACTGCTGCTGCTACTACTTGTAGTGTCTTTTCGGCGCACCCATCGACCATCGTAATTTTTCTCGTACACACGCTTAACAGCGGCCCACGCCACCATACTCGGCATGCTAGTGTACCGCATAGCGTTGTTGTACGCTTTCATGTAAATGCGCTGACCGTGCTCGGGTAGCGAATGTTGCACGCTATACGGAAGTTCATAGATTGAACTGTAAGGCATGATGGTAATAAAACATAAAATGCTTATTGTTTCTTTATTATATTATAATAGTTTCTAATGTAATCGTTACAAATGAACTCGGGCAACTTCTTCACCGACTGCCGGCCGTCGTGCAACGTCACCAACACATCTTCGACCGGTCCTTTGTAGTCTATGCGGTCATACTCGTCCGTGTCCACGTCAAAACTCAACCCTTTGAAATGATCTATAGACGCAAACTTGACCGGATAACCCCATCGTATCAGCGAACGTCGCATCTTCTGCCGGTACTGATTCGTTTTGTCAATTTTGTACTTCTTCTTCGTCACCCTATCTATCATCTCTTCTTCCACCTTCCTGTCTGCCACCACACATAGACTGTAGCCATTATTCACCAAATCGTCCATCACCATTTTGGTCTTTGTTTCGTCGTCTTGCATCAAATGCTGACTCAGCAAAATCAACTTGTCATTAATTTTAAAATTGTTCGCTTGGTAGTACACCACCTTGGACATTTTGATATCAATTAAAATGAAAAAACAACATAATCGCTCTAAATACTTTATTTATCAGTACTATCGTTAAACACTAATCTCCTACGGCATTTCCGCTCATCGCTGCGCCGCCGTCGCACCACCGACTCCTTGCATCTGTCTAGAACCTGGTCCAACACCAGTTCCAACTCCTCCTCGCTCAAACGTTGCGTTCGTTTGCTCAAGCGCAGCGCGTATAGTTTCAAGATGATAGATTGTTGCTCGCAAAAAGTCATTATTACGGAGGCGTGTGCCCGACTGTAAACAACACAAACGATTAACCACGGTCGACACACGTTATCTCTAATTACACTTCAAGGCCGCACGTAGGCACATACCTAAAGTAATTATAAAAATTAGGCGTGAGGTACCTAATGGGTGTTAAATGAAACAATTAAAGAAAAATGAGATTATTATATTTCTCCATTTACATATTTTACTTATCTTGTATAGCAACTTGCTGTTGCTCAGGCATAAAAAAGTTATTTACAAAGTAGTTGTCACGGTTATTGTAAATGGTTGTAAAATCTTGTGGTTTGTAAAATTGAGCAGCGTTAGAATGGGTGCGTTGAGGTGTTGATGGTGCTATATTAGAAAACTCATCCATCATATTCTCGATTACAGTCTTGATACGTTGTATAATTTCATCGTTTGGCGTCAAACATTTTGCTACACAATCGTTTTCGTCAATCAATCCCAGCGCTTTGAACTCGGCAATCTGTTTAGAGTGAACGCTTTTGTTACGTTCACACATATCCACGCTATTACGGTACTTGATACGCAAATCTTCCTCTTTCAACACTTCAATTTCGGTTTTAATTTTATTAGTGTAACGTAGTCCGTAAAACAGATGTGGGTGCTTAGAGCGTATTTTTAACCACACGGTCACTGGATTGGCGCATTTAATTTGCAGACACTTGTGAGACTCGTACAACCAAGTGTAACGCTGCGGTTTCTTAATAACGCCAAATTTTTTACTTGCAGCGTGGTAGCGTTCAACCTTTTTGTCATGCTGTTCAATTTCATGCAGCTGAGTGCGGCACGTCCGAAGACGGTTCATACCGTCTACTACACGATAATAACATGTTATATACTCTTCTTTTTCAGGGTTGTCCAATTTGGGCACAACACACCCGTCAATATCTTTAAGTGTTTGACGTAATTGAGTGTTTTCTTCGATGTTATCCCTGGCTAGCAAAGCGTTGACAGCAAATTGAAACGAACCTTTGTCGATCATAGCGTTCAAGTTATTGATCTCTAACTGCATTTTAAATTTTTGCTCAGACAACATGTTTATATAGTTTTGTCTAATTTCCATCATTTGCAGCGCGTTATTTTGCTTGATCTCCATTATTTGCAGCGCATAATCCCTCTCCATTGTAACAAGTTTGTTGGTGTTGTCAGCTAGTTGTAATTTAAGATTTAAAGCCTCCATTTGAGCGTCGGCCAGCTTTTTATCATATGCAGCAACGGTGTCAGCGTTGGATTGAACATTATTCATTGTGTAGGTACCTTTAGTTAATAGTTCAGGTAACACTTTTTCAAATAACCACTCTTGAAACTGCTCGGCGAAAGGGAGTTTTGAACGCATTATGAGCGCGTACACACCAGCGTCTGTAATAAACATTGTGTTTGGTTGCCAATTAGAAGGCACTTGTATCACTCTATTTTTCTCTTTATTTAACTCAACGGAATTAGTGTTGATCTGATTTAAAAGCCCCGGCTGAATTGGATGTCCCGGTTGTGAAAGCCCCGGCTTATTTGGAAGGAGCTGGTTTGGAAGCCCCGGCTTATTTGGAAGGAGCTGGTTTGGAAGCCCCGGCTGAATTGGAAGGTCTTCTTGATTATTCTTTATACGGATCTCAATTTCGTCCCATCTAAGTTTCCATTGCGCTTTAACATGATCACGTATAGCTTTGTCTGGTTGTTTGTAGCCAAGAAATTGCGCGATCGCGTGTCCGCCGTACATAAATTTATTTAATTTAACTTGCACAATCCACAAATCAAAACTCGCACCACCGACCGTACACTTTTGTTTCACCAAAACCATATCGGATGATTACGTGAGATGTGTTCTCGCGAAAGATAACGTAAGTATACTGTGACACACCTCCAGTTTAGTTCTGCTTATATACGGTTAAAAGTCACTAAAGGTCAACTAATAAACGTGTAATGTATTAATTATAACTCTAAATTAAAGGCTATCCAATTCGGAGGGGTTTTGTTCAACGTTAAGCCGGGTCTTTATTTGGTTGACATAAGGTTCAAATTGGCATGTTATGTAAAAAAAAATTAAGGCTAGCTAAATAGGAGGGGTTTTTTGTTCAACATTTAGCCGGGTCTAATTTGGCACGATTCTGTCTTTGCGTATTTTTACGACTCGAACACGGTTGTCTGCCACGATGACCACTTCGTAGATTTCGTGAGGTATGAGTGGTGTAGGTTGATGATCAACACACTCGTACACGCCAAACGAACACGTAAACGTACCATCGCCCGCGTACAACATTTCGTAGGTGCGATGATCCTTGATCTTGACCAATTCTCCGCTGTTACGAGTCACAGCCACAAAACCATCGTTTGGTAGTCGTGTGTCGTGTAGCTCGTTTCTAGTTTTGGTGAATCGTTGAAACCGCAACGTGTGTGTAAAACTCAGCTCTTCGTCGCTGTGAGCGTTCATAAACTGTATGGCTTGTTGCAAGCTGATGGGGTAGGGTGATGATTTATCAAACTGGTTGCGGTTGTCGTACAAGAACTTGTACACAGACACAACGTCGGTCACGTAAAACACATTCAATTCTTCTAGATACTCGACTTGTACGCACAGTATTTTGTTGTGACCCACACGTTTCGACAACTCGCCAGCAAACAAACGCATGTCGTCCAGCTGCAGATGAATCCGTTCACCGTTCACAATATACCCTCTACCTCGCACACCGTCCAGCTTCACAGCCCAGTACGCGTAGTCGTTGTCGTGCGCGTCGTGCACACTCACCTCGTCCACGAACGGCCGCAGCACGATCTCGTTTAGCACGGACGTGTGCTGGATGAACGGATCCACAGTCTCGGTCACGGCCACGGTCTCCAGTCGCGTCACCAACTCGGCTAGTCGCAACAACGACGCCGAACTAGGACTGCTTCCATCGTATTCCAGCTCTAGGCGGCAATTGGCCAAGATCTCATCGCTACCCAAGTGGCTGTTGCTAGTCACGTCGATTGGTTTCTCGTCAAGTAGCACGTTGTGCAGTGTAATCTGTTTGCTCGCCATTAGCGGATCGAGCGAATCCCCGTCGTTGTACTCGTAGTAAATGTGCTCAAACTTGATCTCTATATCTTCATCGTGGTACACGAGCACTTTGCACAACCGCCTGATGTGCGTGCTACATTTACGCGTAGGCGTTTCTACGCTTCGTCTATCCAACAGGGGTACAAACTCTGTATCGTTGCACAGCACCACAAACCGAACGACGTCAAGCACGCGCTTGCTTACACTCACAAATTGATCATTTTGTCGTCTAGTACGCACGTGGTTCGTGTCCACGATTTCAACGTAACTTTCCTTGACCAAAAAATGTTTATCTAAATACCGCTTGATCACATACAGTAAGTCTTGCGGCAACGTTAAAGTATAAGAAATCTCGTATTCGTCGCAAGAATCATTGGCCATAACGAACGCTCTTGCTCACAAGTAATAAGACATTTAGTCACGCGTGTTTATAACCATGAATTATGATCAATCGATTGCGTGTTTGACGGGACCTTATAGAAATTTTTGCATCTTCCAGGGTGTGCAGCCGCCCGAGGCAATGAACTGCGGCACGTTTACACCGACGTGTTCAAGAGACTCCCACAACGACGACGGCACGTACATATGCAACGCACATCTTGCCCGCTACTTTAAGATCAAGAAACAGGTGCTTGAAATTCCTTCGGGTGTGGGCAACACATCGTTCCGTCTTTTGGTCGGCGGAAGTCTTATCCAGCAAAACGCTCCCGAACCGTCTCGCATCACCATTCCGGCGCGCGAAAACTACTACACCTACCTGAACGTGGCCAACATGACGTCGATGGAAAAGTACGTGTTCTATTCGATCTACGACGAACCTCTTATCGTATCAGAACCGCGCAACGATCCCAATCAAGCGCCAACTGGTACACGTCTGATCGAGGGTGGTTACGAGGGGCCGATCCGAGCGCTGTGCTCAAATCTTGCTGCGCAGGAATTCTACACCGAAGACGTTTTACGCGATCTTAGTTCAAAGGTGACGTTTTTGATGGGCGCCATCCAACCATCGATAATCTGCCGGCCGGTGCGTGAAGAGACTGTACGCACTTACGGTGACGAGAACGCCAACAACCAGGCCGCTTTCGATGCCATGCCCCCTTTTATCAAGAACCTAATTCTCCGACTCGTCAGGCCCGTCAACATGCTAATCGGTAACGAAGAATTTATCATTGAACAATTACCCACGTGCAGCATCGTACCAGGTAAGGGTGTTATTCCGGTCAAGCTGTACAACCCCGACAAGCCACGCTTCAACCTGAACCCGTACCGCGAACCCAAGTTCCAGGTGCGAGCCGTGATCGAGTTTGAGGGCAGGGCGACCAGGGCGCAACAAGACGCGTTGGCCGGCTACGAACGGTTCGTGATCTCGAGACCGCTGCTGCTAGGCAGAGAAGTGATTGCGCAGCAGTAACGCTCGACGATCGCGTTTTACAACGAATAACACGAACGCACTGCTGCCGTAAACATTAATCTAAGTTTAACCATGAACAGGTCGAGAGCCATTGAAAATTACAGGACGGTCACGGAAATCTCGGACGCGGCCGAGGCGTATCACAAACAATACGACGTGACCGCGCTTATCGACAAGAACGAGGCGTACGTGCGTGACTCTGAGAAACGCGACATGGTGCTAATGATCGCCAAGTACATTGGTATGTTCGTGGACAGGTTGAAGGTGCCCGACTTGAAAACCGTGTTCAGTGGTAAGAATGACACCAGCGATATAATCAGCGTTGTGTACAATTCGTTGGCGTTTGTCAACAACCAGGTGCACCCGCACGCCAACGCGTTTGTAGACATGAACTTTGTCGTGCTCACGGAACGCAAGTTTTGTATACCCGGCGAGCCGATCGTGTTCTACCGCAACATCAACCAGGACGATGACCAGACGGTGGTGTGCTACATCGACCGACCGTCCATTTTGCGCATACTCGAGAAACCGATCGACGTGCATCTCATTTTCGAGGAAGAGCAGGATTGTAACGTGAAGAACATGTCGGTGCTTGTCGAGCGGATCAAGATGATCGAGAAACAACGGTGCTTCAACATGTACGCATCACCTAACGTGCACTTTGCCGCCACGCTGAACGAATTCAACATGAAGATGGACGAAACGTATGTCACGCAATTCGTCACGCTGTTGGTGCTGTTCTCAAACGCGTACCTGGGATACTACAAGTTGGTGCGCACCGATTTCACGCAGTACCTCAACTTTCTCATCAACCACGAGGGAATCGAGCAAGAGAACTTTCTCACCAATCTCCGTAACCTGTTCACGGCGCATTTCAAATTCATCATCACACCAGAGTACGAGAAGCGCAACAACAGTGGTTTTATAGTTAAACAGTTTGATTGACCTTTGTGACCTTTAATAAATTGTAAACAACAATACATGTTCGTTTCATTGTAATCTGCTTTCAATACATACGTAAAGTGCTATCAACAAATCGATTTTTGCCATCAAATCCATGTTCGCCGCATCGTAAAGTGGTATCAACAAATCGATTATTGCTATCAAATTTGCGCTCGCCAAAATATAATGTGCTATCAAATGTAACGTTATCTGCCATCTACATATTCAACTTTTGCTATCAAATTTTTTGAAATAAATATCATCTGCTTCTTGTTGTAATCCGTATTGTTGTAAAAGCCGGTAGACCTCTGACCCTTCGATCATAAGAACGTCCGTCTTCCATTTGATGTTGTGTCGTGCCAGGTCACACAAGATGTCACCCCATCTAGTGGTCTTGTATTGATCTCTGTTAACGTTCTTCAGTCTATAGTATTTGATGAGCTGGCTAAATTTGTACCACGTGACTCCGTTGGGTGTGCGTATGTAATCGATGCGGCCGTGTTTCTTACCCATCTCGCACTCGTCCGCAAACAATAGCTTACGCGTCCTTTTCTTTCTTTTCTTAGCCACATACGCCGAAGTGGGATTCTCAAAGTCGTAGTTGATCGCACTCAAACACATGCCGCTGTACAACGGCTGTTGATTGCGCGCGTACAACAATTGTTTCAAACCAGCCTGTTTCAACAACAACACGTTCGGTTTCCAGTCCACACCGTTCAATGTGCACCGAAACTTATCTTCTAGATAGTTGCGCAGATCCTTCCACACCACCACATTCTTATCGTCAACGTGTTTAGACAGATTGTAGCTGCACGACGCGTTGATCAAATTGATCACATCACTCGCCTTGTAGTACCACTTTTTTTTCGGGTTCAGCACAACCACAAATCTCACCTGTTGTTTCAACGTACCGAATCGTACCGGTGGTAGTTCGACATCATCCTCCTCGTCATCTTCAACATATACCACCTCATCACTGCATTCTTCGAACGTGTAATCGCTGGTCAAACGATTGTACGACGGCACGGACACGTTGCGACGCACAAACTTGTCCAAACACTCTCGCTTATACTGCGTAGCACAACACTCGTCGTACACATACTTCACACCCTCGAGTTGTATAAACATGGTGTACGGGTGATGACGGTGTTTACAGTCCGGGTATTGTTGTAGCAGAGCGCCGAAAGTGATCAAGTAACGCGGAGGTGTTTTACGTGTAATGGAAGTGATGGGCACACGTAACGCTTTGGCCAACTGTTTCAGTTTAAAGTAACACGACGAGTCGTTGAACGACAACATCACAACTGGGTACTGCTTGTCAAAGAACACCAACGGCATCTTTACAATGTTTCAGTACGCGCCACGTTCCTTATAACGTGATTTGCACACAACACTACGTAAGTGTAAAATTGTGCTAAAAAGGAATCAGCCCAAATATCACTTTTTAAGATCGACATTAACGCTCCCGACCGACTTTCAAAACCCCCAAAACTGTTAATGTCGATCTTGAATGTGTGAATAGGTAAAATACCACAAAAGCACAATTGTGCTTTTTAGTAACGAGCAACAAAAACACAAATGGGATTGACATTAACGCGCCAGACCTGTTTCAAAACATATTTTGGCCATATTAATATCGATCCTAAAAATAAAACAACAACTAGGAAATGACAAGGTTTATTAAACTGCATCGCTAACATTGAACATTTTCTTCAAACCTTTCTCGAAAGAGTCTGCGTCTTTGACTTGTTCGAAACGTATCCTCTTCAAATTCGGTAGTATCTGACAACGATCCTTGATGCCCATCTCTTTGACCATGTCCATGGCGGCGTTCCAGTCCCGTTTCGGATCGGGTCTCTTGCTGTGCACGACAATCATGGATTCGTGGTAGCGCAGCTTCTGCTTTTGTTGATCAACGTACCGACGTTTGGCCGCGATCCCTTTGAACGTGGTGGTGTTCTCGCGCACAATCATCAGCACGGTGTCGTGGTTTTGCGGTAGTTCCTCATCGTCAGACTTGTCCGAATCAATCTTTACATGGCGCGTATTCAACACGGCACGTAACACGTTAAACTGTTGCTCTAGCTGCATATCTTTCTTTTGTACGATCGTAATAACTTCACACAATTGACTCTCTTTCAATTCCATCAGAGCCAAAGCGTTTTTAACTTGCTTGTCTTTACTGAACAATTGTTCACGTAACATTTCAATGTCGCGCTCTCTGTACGCCAACATCTCGTCTCTGCGCATCAGCTGCTCGTCCATGCTGCGTATCAAACGTTCGATCTGCCCGTCCTTTTGTTTCATCTGCCGTTCAAGCGTTTCGATAATGTGTTTGAACGATTGTAAAATATCGTTGGACACGCACGAAGGCACGCTCAGACCGTTGATGTTGAGCCGTTCAAATTGGGCGGTGTGATCTTCGCTGTGCTGCTTAATCGAAGGTATCATCACGTCAAAGATCCAGTTGCGCGCCAAACCTTGTCGTACGCTCAACGATTTGCACGAAAACACCAGCTGGTACAGTCCCGCTTCGCTGACGAGTGTGGTGTTGCGCGGTCGCGTCCAATCTTCGATAAAGTGATGCGAATCGATCTTGGAGTGAGGGTGTTCGATGTTCATGAGGCGCGCGATCGTGGTCAGCTCGAAGAAGTAGTACTGCAGACCGTCCGGGCCCGTTTTGTACGTGTACAAAACTTCGACGGGTTCGTTTTGGAACGGGATCACTTGTTTTTGCAGTGACATTTTAATTCTCGAATGTTTCAAAAATCTCGGTTAGCCACTTAAATACGAGGCGTACAGATCAGAGGTCGTGCCGATAACAAGTTTATAAACTGGCGGTCGTCGTTCGCAGATAACACACAACCATGTCGATTGATTTAATAAACTGGTGCACTAACCTAGACTCGGAGTTGCTGCGCGAACACGTACGGACGCGCAACGATATATACGACTTTCTCTACTTGTACTGTGACGGCAGCGTGGAACGTTGGAACAACATGACGGAAGAGCAACGCGTCAACCTGGGTCTGGCCGTGTGGAGGTTGGTGGTGCGCGTGACGTGTCGTCCTAGACGCGGCCAGCATAGTTTTCAACTGTTTGTACTAACAAGATTCCTACAAAAGTTGATACCATCAGAGGATGAACAGCAAAACTATTGTCAAGAACTGGTGCCGTACAACACACCGCCCGATTCGTCCACAGAAGATCCCAAGTACGTGTTGCGGGTGGGCGAAGCGATGGAGCTGCCGTACGACGACTCGATCAAAATCACCTACGTGATGCGGTACGCTTTCGTGGCGCTGGGCGGTATCGAAGAGTTGGTACGGTACGTGGGCTACGAGGCGTTGCACGACTATTGTTTCGAAGAACCGGTCGACAGCTGTGAATTGGGCGACTTTATTGACCTGCTCGCCTCGTACCATCCGCACGCCACGTTCATGGTGATCGTGTCCGTGTACGTGCAGGTGCCGGTGTCGGACGCGGTGTTTCACTACCTGAACAAGCGGCAGCCGGCCGAGCTTACGATCCCGCCTCCGCCGAGCGCTCACATCAACAGCACCGTGTTTGAAATGTGTCTGGTGCCGGCCAAGTACTTTTTCGAAGACACCATCATGCACTACAACACGGCTCTGTACGAAAAGTGTCATAACGCGCGCATCTTCGACATGAGCGAACTGACATACAATTTTAACGCGTTACAACTCTTGTACGAGCTGAGCTGGTTGATCAAAGAACACAGCGCACGACTGGGCGACATTGACAAGATTTACCGACAAGTGGTGGCGCGAAAGCTGTGGTACATTCGGCTGCTGCTGGAATCGGTGACACGCGTGGACTACATGATGCGTGTCGTGTTCGATTGCGACGCCAACCTGGACCCGTTCATCGATGTGCTGACAAACATTAAGGCGCCCATCTTTTGCACGGACACCAAGTTCAAATCGATATGGCGCAGTTGTGGCAACGTGTGTATGGTGCAAGTGGCCAATTATTTGCGAGACCAAAAACGCGTGCGCGACTAGTATATAGTATCGTATTGTACCGTACACATAAGTAAGGAATATAAGAACCAATCTAATAATGAACGGCTACAATTACGTTCCAGACGGCGCGCACAGACATCAAGAATTGGAAAAGGTGCAGAAGGAGATTTTGCAACAACACAAATACCTCGAGTCCCAAATAAACTCGTTGCGCGCCAACATGAAGGCCTACTGCGGCACGCCCACGTGCAACGCCATCAACGATGTGGCGGCGGTGACGCGCGTCAATTACAACACCAACTTGGACGTGTCACCGTACCGCAAACCGTTCACCACCATATACAACAACCCTCCGGCGGCGATAGTACCTGCAGCCGTGCCGCTCTACCAACCCGACCACCGCACCCCGTACAATTACAAACAATTCAACACCAACTATTACAAGAGACCTAGTCAATATGTGTTTAAATAAATAAAACAACCTGTATACATGTCACATAGATATTTTATTGGATCATTATCATCATCACACTTAACATTTATTCCAAAAAGCAATGGATTATCCTCCTCCTCAATATTGCGACTAAAAAAATGATAGTCATTTCTAAAATCATGAAATACTATTATATTAACATTATATGTCCACCAACCCGGCACATCATGTATTGGTAAATAATACGGTTGATTATTCTTGTCCATATACAACAATACAAGTGTACAGAAATCACACCGGCCTATTGCTATAGCCACATAGGATATGTTTGTTTGTTTCTCCATAATCTGATTTTTGGTGTTATTGTTGACCAACACATCCCACAATATACTTTTGAACACCATCCTTTTCCATGTTTTAATCACTGTGCTATATTTCGGTAGATCTTTATGTATGATATTGAAATCCACATATCCAATTTTACCATATTGTGTTAAGTAGTATATATTCCTGTTGGGTAGCTGGTACTTTTGCAATTCAAAGAATTGATACTGGGCCACTTTGTCACACTCGAAATTTGAAGCGATATGCTCCATGCAGATTTGTAGCAAATTCATATTTTTTAGTGTTTTTTACTCAAAGATGGGTAATCACAAATTAAAGTGTATTTAATAAACGAATTTCTTTATATACTCAAAGATAAAGGTAATCACAAAGATACGGTGCAACTATTACATTTAAATAAACCATAAAATAATAAAAAAGCATTTTTGTAATATTGTTTATTTCATAACTTTCTACTCTTCCTCCTCATCACTATCTTTTTCTTCGTTACCACAACCAAGACAGTAGAATTGACAAAGTCCTTCAAGTACGACAAAATCGTCATCACATTTACAATCGAATATAAAGTGCGGAGCGTTTTCCACGTACAACATCTCATTACCACAAACATGACAAAAGCAGCTGGCCAACGAGATCAATCCCCAGTTGTTGTAAAAATCGTACCCGTTTTTACCGGGGTAACGCTTGCATTTTGTTTCGCATTCAGCGCAAGAATCACCTTTCTCCATTCCTAATTCGTTCAGCAACACAAACACATCGGTGGGCAACGATGCGATAAATGTTTTAACAAACTGTTCTTTACATTTAATTTTGCGATGCAGTTTCTTGTACCACCGTTCGCATGTTTGCAACAATTCGAGCATATCGTATTCATGAATGGCGTTTTGAACTACGCTGTTATGATTTGGACAGCAAAGAAGTTCTTCTCTCGTGTCTTCACTAAATTCAATATATTTACATTCTTCAATTCTGCTGGCGAGCTCCTTCTTGGCAAACTCTACACACGTCCACTTTTGAGCCATTTTTGTAACAACTGATTCCACTTTCATGTGTGTTTACACTAGATATGTTATCTTACAAAGATATAGGACTTGCATAGAAACAATCGATTCCGGCGACGGTGCGGTGTGCTAGGTCTACGTACCGTTCGTGTTCAGGGATGCGACATTGGCCACGGTAGTTGGGCGAGCGGGCCAGTTGGCGTTCCTTCACATCGTAATACTGGTCGGGTAGCATTTCTCCCGCCTCGATCAACACTTTGTCGTCGTTGCACAGCGTGTACAGTTTACCGCTAAACAGGTCGACGGTGATGGCATCGTCCGTGCAGTCTACCGATACACCGGTGACTGGGTCCAGCGCCACTTCGTCCATGTCTCGAGCATACGTCAAGATGGAGTGGAGATCGTTGTTGTCGTTTTTGAGTGACAGGTTGTCCATTTTGGTGACACGACCCACCGCCATAGTGCCAAAGTCTATGTCGTACGGATTCTCAATTTTGATGCGGAACGTGTCGCGATGAATGTTCACCAAATCGGTGCGGAACGGTAGACAGTCGTCGGCGTCGTTGTCGTACACCTCTCTCGGTAGATTGACGTGTAGCTCGACGTTGAGCGGATGTTTGAACTTGATGTCTGTTACAAAGTTACCCGTGTCACATTCGACCACTTCGAACACGTTGTAGTCTCGACACACGGTACGACCGGTGTCGAACGATACGTTGTCGTTGCGCTCACCGTGCACAATCTCTCCGTTACCGTTCTCGAACGCTGCACACACATCCTCTCGCTCACAATAGTACCTGGAACCGTCTCGCAAACGTGCCGTGCAAGTGTGCAAGAACAGATTGGAATCGTCCAAACACTCTAGATACTGGTTGTCGCTGAGCGTGTCGTCGATGAACGTGTAACCGGCGCCGTATTTCGTGCACGGTTGACTGCTGTGCGTAGAGTTGTCGTTGACGGGTGTGACAAACGGTGGTGCTGGTATGTTGATCAACACGTTGTCTGTTGGTGGTGGTGGTGGTGTATCAAACGTCAAGTTTTTGAATGTCATCTTGGTTTGTTGTAGTTTTAGGTTGCGTGCGTCCCTTTGTTCGAGTTGCGTCTTCAGTTCGTTTATCTGTTCGGCGTTTGCTGCGTTCGGTCTTCGTTGCCGTTTGGGTATGAGCGTGCCATCTTCAAGAGCCTGCTGTCCACGTTTTGACCGAAAGTTAATATTTTTAATGTCGATCTGGTCAGAATTAATGTCGATCCCGGGGTCCAAATGTTTTTGGGGTTTACTTTTTGGCCCAAAATCGACATTAAAATTTGCCGAATCAACATTAAAATTATATGCTTTTTGGGTTCCGTAGGACTTGGTCACCGTCGAGAAAGTGGTGTGGTTAACGTCTGAAGTGGTCGGGTTAACGTTTGAAGTAGTCGGAACGCTCTCATCCACGCTCACTTGAACGTCGTCCCCGTACGTTTTAAAGTCGAACGCGTCCGATTCGAACGAAGTAACCACTCCGTTGTCCGTTTTCAACGACGGATTAGGTACACATCTGAGGGTGTTCGTCTGAAAAGTGTGTCCGTCCTCGCATTCTTCGACATGCGGTTCGAGGTTTTCGTCGCATCTCACGTACAGGGTTGGATGAGCTCTACCGTATGTCAGTTCCTCGGGATACTTGGTGGGTTTGTTGTAGATCAATCGATCCATACGACCCTCGGTCATTGGAAGTATGGTGTCGGGTCGCGAGCACACCGGTAGGTCGGCACATTTTTCTCCGTCAAACCTACCACTGGGACATTCCATTGTGACGTCACCATCATCAGTGTGTGCTATAAACATTCGATTGTTGCTGGGATGGAAACTGATACTGCTCGCTACGTTCACGGCCTCTGTGCGCGTGTTGATTAAAAGTGGCGCTATCGTTCCGATTGCGGTCACCGGATTAAAGGTCTGGTCGATAAAACTGAAGGTCTCTTCGCGATCATCGTGGGTCGTTTGTCTAATTTTAGTCATATTGGCAGTGTTGATGTATGTCACAACGTACTGGTGTCCATTAACGTCGCTCACGTAGCCCAGTTCGTTTGGATATACGCCGTTTCTCGCGCTTTTCAAGTATTCTCTAAGAACTGTTAGCCGCGTGTCAAACTCTGTGCCGTCGAAATCGTTTATTATAAAATTGTGGTAAAAGTACACGAGGAACGCAACCATTATAATGACCAGTACAAGCGTGGAAACGGACAACATTGTGCTGTACCCGATACTCGAAGATAATCGTATTACCTTGGGAGTAAAGGAAGAATATCACTTACAGAAAGTGGGCGTGGGCGCCTATCGTGTCACCGTGTTGGACTGCGAGAGACTGGACCATCTACGCCACACGCATCACCACATAGTGATGGAACGTCGCGAATGCGTGTTGATACACAACTGTTTCGTGGAAGGCGGTATCACAGCGGTGCTGATCGTGACGGAACCGTTCAAGATGCGCAAAGACAGCGTGTTGTGTCACATTGCGTTTCCTAAACCGAAAGAGATTGAAGTACCCGTAGAGGTACACGTGCCAGCAATTGAAGTTTCACCTCCACCACCACCAGCACCACCAATGGAAGTTGTTGTCGAAGAAGAAGTAGAGGAGGAGGAGGAGGAGGAGAAGGAATCGTTTTCTCCGGACAGCACGTCGGCGCTCACCATGTTTGAGATGAAACCGCCGCCGCCCAGAAAGACGAGTGTGTTTGATCAGTTTATGAAATAAATGAGAAATATGTGTATATGTGTTTTATTTAGAATATTAAGACTGACAGGATGACAAGTCGCGACAGTTTAGTCAACAACCGCATAAAGTTTGACCCTCAGTTGCTTCTGAAGTACGTGTTCGATTTCCGCATCGACAATACAGACGCGGGACCGAACGTGATCAAAATATGCAAGGTGAAGGTGAAGCGTTCGTGCGGCACGCTGTTGGCACATTTCTACGCTAAAGTATACTTGTCCAACAATTTCGAGTTTGAATTCCATCCTGGTAGCCAACCGAAAACATTTCAAACGATGGACAGTAGCGAGGGTACGGTTGTGAAGGTGTTGTATCTGTGTGACGATTGCTGCAAACGCGAGCTAATAGATTACGTGCAGGGCGAGAACGGGTTCAATATTGCGTTTCGCAACTGCGAGTCAATCCTGTGCAAACGTAAAAGCGTACAAACGGTTATAGGCGTGGCGCTGGTGGTGCTGCTGCTGTCCAACATTATAAACTTTAATCTGTTCCATATGGTGTTGATCGCGTTTCTCATCGCGCTACTGTACATGACCAACAACTTTATGCTGCACGAGCCGTTCGTCGAACCGTGTCCCCATTTTCAACGTGTCGTTCAACGTGCATAAGGTTTTATAAAGAATAGCGTGTGTGTGTATGTTAAGAAAAATGGAAGACTTGAAATGCATTAACGTTCACAACATGATCAAATATTACAGGAGCAACGACGTGTCCAACCTGAGTCCCGAAGATATCGAGTTGATAAACCTGATCCGCGATATGTTCGTGCACGCCGATCCCTTACCGGTGACGGCTACCAAAAAGTTTGACACCGACGAGCAATTGATCGAGTACTACAAGAATCTGGAGAAGAAGTATGCCGGTAACAATACGGGTAAGAGCGGTCCGCACGGTGTGTTCGACAAGTCGTTTGTCATCTCGCCCATCATGAAGGCGTACGCTGACAAGTTTTACAAGCGCCGCCTGAACCTGGCCGCTACCCATCTTAGTAACGTGGTCAAGTACCAAATAGCCACGGCCATCACCCAGAACCGACCGCTGCCCATAGTGCAGAACGACGTGACAGACGAGTACTTGAAACTCATCAGTCACAAGGCTAACGTGAGCTCTAACGTGAAAAAGCTGCTGCACGACCGCGCCAACGCTCGTCTCAACATGTGCACGGACGTGTTTAACAATTTGGTGGCGGACGTGTTGAGCGGCGCTCACGAAGGCTACTACGTTAACAACTGCCTGAGTGAAGAGATGCGTGAAAAGGTGATGAAGTTCAGGGACGATGTGGCGTTCTTGGTCCAGGCTCCGCTAAACAAATCGACAAACGTGTACGCGTTGATTGACGATGCGGCGCGCAGATACGGTAAACCAGAACAGCAGCAGCAGCAGCACCACAATCAACCTGAACACCACCATCACCCTCAAACTTCTATTCAGCAGAGTATGACCGAGATGGCGTTCGAGAACGAAGCTTTGCGTCGCGGTCTGATCCAGCAGCTGAACGCGGTGTACGAAACATTAAGCTAATTTGTTATACGCAACAAAGTACAATTTTGTCATATTACATTACGCGTGTCGTGTGTAGATAAGCTCAACAATCATGCAGCACTTGGACATTCCGTTTGAACGTCTGAACCTGCCCGATGTTGTCGAAGCGATTCCTTTGAAACTAGCGTACAATGATGATAAACAACAACAAGAACAACAAGACCCAGTCACGCCCTCGGCGCAAGCCGTGTACGGTGCAGACAACAAAGAGACTGTACCACCGACCGACACCAATGTGTGGTTTATCGCATTGACATGTATAACCGTGTTGGTCGTGATTCTGTTGATAAGTTATTATATCGTCGTCTCGCTGCGCACCCAAAACTTTGTCGAGGATGACGAGTACGAACAAACGTTCGATTAGGAACTACGACATTTGGCGTGTCGTGATCAAACGCAACGCCCTGTTTCCGCGCACCCTAGACGCCACTATCGAACGACAGAAGCGCGGCGACGACGCCGAAACATCCACGCACAGCATCTGGGCAGCGCACCGCAAAGACCAGCAATACAAAGAATCCACCAAGGTGGAGTTTCAATCTATACTCATAAAGGTGGTGTACTGTTTGATCGACGATGATCAGCTCGAGAACTACGGCTACTATGACGCAACGCGAGAACTGCAAAACCTGCTGCAGCCCGGGCAACCGTTGGTCGACATTGAAGTGTTCATCCAACGCGTCATGGATACCAGCGATGTGTGCAAGAAACGATTACAGGCCACGATCAACTATTACACGAACAGCATGAACCTTCCCCGCTACTATATTCCTTCGAACGTGGAACTGCCCAGCGACAAGCGTAAACGTTTGGCTAAGGAGCGCAACAAAACAATTGTGCTGCGCGACGATTTTATCGAACCCATTTCCGAGTATATTGAAAAGGAGTTGCGTCACGCAAACTGTCACACCAACCCGAGTCTGATGCGAGCAGCTATAGCGTTCAACATCATCAAAGGTACAGGTTTACGGATCACGAACGCCTACCAAATTCCCGTCGCAGACCTCGAACAGATACTGAGCAAGGGTGAGCACAAAGTGTGTAATCTACGATTGAAACACAGCAAGACCGACTTTAGCTACGTGACGTGTAAAGATAAGCGGGCGTTGCGTGTAGCGCTGGAAATGTACAAAAAATGTCCGGCGGACATGCTAAACAAAATATCGTCCAAAAGTCCGACACGTTTTCAAGACTTTAATAACTTGGTCAGTGCGGTGTTCGGTCCCGATGTGGACGTGGAGTTTAGGTCGACCATGATCCGCAACTTTGTGGCCGACACGATGCTCAACCGCGGCCTCACTCTCACCAAAGCCTCAAAATTGATGAACCACAAATCGGTGAGCGCTACCAAACATTACATTAACAAGTACCATCCTGGTGCCAGTTTGTTAGAATATGAAGATGATGATGATGATGAGGAAGAACATTTGATCAACGTTTAGTTGTTGTTGTGTAATAGGGACACACATGATTGTTAGTCACGCATGTCATGTGTTCATAGTACTGTTCTTCGCATATGTAAAACCAGATGGCGTGCCGGAAAATGCGCTCAATCTCGTCCGTGTTGTATGGAGCGTACGCCATGTCTACGATGAACAGCCAGAACACGTCGACGGGCGTATCGTTTGGTCCCGAGTTGTAGATCCTCTGCTGGTGGTTGTCGAACACGTCTTTCCACCCGTTGTACTCCACAACCGTGTACACGTTCTGGTAGCTGCCGTACAACGTTTTGGTGACTGTGAACCAGCTTTCGTCGGCGTGGTTGTCGATGAGAATTCGCACGTAGCCCATCCAATCGTGCGCGTGTAACGCGTGTTGCGTTTGTATATAAGCTGGCAACGGTGTGAAGGTGATTTTGTGTTGGCGGAATTTGTTGTCGCCATAATTGAACGTGTATTTGTGAAAGTAATCGTAGTTAAAACAGTCGTGCACGAATTGCGCATACTTTTTAGATAGCTTCATTATAAGACTTTGACTGTGTGGAAAAAAATTGTACGCGTTTGTTATAATGATTGTGGTTATTGGGATTGTGGCGTTTGTCGTGTTGGCGTTCCTGTTAAACAAAACGTTGTCCGGTAGCGAGATTATTATCACCATGCTCATACTGTTCGTGTTGTTCTTTTGTATTTTGAACGTGTATTACGTTAACACTGATTCGGCTCCCAAAGATCTGTACAACGAGGACACCAAAAAGGCAAAGAAGAAGAAACATCTCAACGACGTGTTTGACGCTATTTTAAACAAAAACAATTCCTCATTAGAGTGAGACGGTTGCGCTTTATGTGCATACATAAGCAACAACAACATGAGCCTGCAAATTTTCAAAGACATAATCAAACGCGTACCCGGTCTCCAGGCCAGCGTGATAGCCAACAATCTAAAGTCAAACATGAAGTTCCTACTGACAGAACACGTCAAAGACAAAGAGTTTGACTACGACGAGCCGACAGTGTTCGACAAGTTTGTACAGATATGCACCAGTGACAACATCAACGTTGCCGTGCTGTATCAGTACGTCAAGAACGAGTTGGATTTGAACGAGCGACAATTCCACTACTTGTACAAACGGATGAAAGAGGATGTTCACTTGAACGATATTGTCAAGCGGCTAGAGTGCGCTCACAACACGGACGATTATGAAACGGTACCGTCTCGGGTCCACAAACTAATCACAGATAACGACTACATGTACGTAGCGAGGTTTCTAGAACAAGAGTGTAACAATGCAGTAAAGTTTATGTAATAAAACAATGTGTGCAAAAAAAACTGATTTTTATTTATGCCTTTTTAAAATGATTCTTTATAGACGTATTGGCACGTTTGGCTGCTGCAGGCGTCGTAGTGGTCTTACGTTTGGTAGCCGTCTTCTTGGGTTCTTCAATCAGTTCAGTGTTGATAGACCTAGACACGGCCGGATCACCTTTACCGTTGCACACGGGACAATCTTGACAGAAACTAGTCTTTGTAATTGTGTATGAAGGTTTGGTTTTCGTCATTGAAAACTCTTGATTGTGTATGTATTTGTGCGACTTTTCCTCCATTATCTTGTCGTACATGTCTTGAGTGATCAACTTCTTGTCCTTTATGTTCAATTCACGCTTTAGCAGGTCTTTCCTCTTTGAATCGGTCAACGTTTTGAGTGTGGGATAAACAACGTCGTTGCGCTGATTACGTTGGAAATAGGTGCAAATCTCTTGGAACGCGTACACAAACGCAATATCATTGTTCAGCATAGTCATTAGATCGTTGAGGAACGAGCAAACGATGGACAAGTGTTTACTCCAACTGATCGTGTGTTTCTCATTAAACAACTGCGTGGGCCACGCTTTATCCTTTACGTTTTGCGATTTGATATCCAACAACAGGTACGGGATACGATCACCAGAGTCGTGCAGCAGCTTGGTGTCGGGTGATGCCTTTAGCTCCATATACAATTTGTACGCGATCGTTGATTTAACGTTAACGTTCAACGTTTGCGAAAACGAGTACTGATCCTTTGCTTCGACAGAGAACTCGTCACATTTTTGCTTCAACAGATTGACCATATGCTGGAGCACGCAGTCCAAACTGTGATTCTTCAGCAATCTCTCAACAACTTGATCGAAAGTGACACGTAAAAATAGCGGTACATCCTTCTTTACGTTGAACCCTCTCTTGTACACGCTGTTGTTCTCCTTCAGACATATGTAGCTCTTCTTACCCTTGATCAACATACAACGCATAATGTTCTCCAGTTCCATCTTGTAATCACCCTTCCAGCCGTCGTTGACAGGCTTTACTATATCCTCCATGATCATATCTCGCAGAGTCTTGTAACCCATACGTTCCAACTCTTCGGGCACCAGCTGAATGTTGACAAACGTCGAGTCCGTGTCACCGTACACCACCTTCAATTGCAGCTTGCTCAGGTTCCATTTCTTCATCATGGCTTCGTTGTCGGACAACGCTTCAATCTTCGCCTTGGCCTCGGCCAAATTTTGTCTACCAATGTACGTGATATGATTGGCCAGCGCCTTGTTGAACAGACCAAACCAACCGTATTGCGAGTTACAGTTGAGCTTGGCCGCGTTCTGCCACGAATCGTACAATTTGTACATGAACGATCCGGGTTCGTACTTCTTCATCTCTTTCTTCCACTCGGCTCTCTTTTGCGCCTGATCCATCAAAAATTTAGTAGTGATGGCGTCCTTGTTCTTTTGTAGATACAGATAGCCGTCGGATCCGAAAAATAGATTGGACAGACACGCAGACTCGGCAATCATGATGCTCGTGTACAACTGGGAAAAGTCGAGCGTGAACGTGAGTCCGTAGTATCCGGGTTTCGGAGACAACACCATACCGCCCGTGTACTTGATGTTGCATTTTAGCGGACACAAACGTACTGCATCGGCAGGAATCTCATGTACGGGCACGCGACGTCTGACCAGTGATGTTAAATCCAAGGGATCACCTTCTTCCGAGTCGCTGTTGTCCGATTCTTGTCTTACACGCGGTATCATTTTGTTAAGATCAAACTTGTTAAAAAAGTAGGGATCTTTATCGTTGTGTTTGTTTACATTCTTGATGCTTCTATCGAACAGGGCCACGTTGATGCGATGCGAAATACGCTTGAGGTAATCGTCACGCGACAAGCTCATAATAGAAGCGTCCGCGTACAATCTATTGGCCACCTGACACTTGGTAAAAATATCCACCGGTAGCAGAGTGTCTCGAATGTTGTACTTTACAATCTTGCCGAAACGTCCCTGCGAATACAGTTGCATCATCTCCTTAACGCTCAGCTCGACTTTACCAACGCCCAAGTAATAATTGGCCACCGTGTCCAGTTTCATGTTCTCCATCTTGCCCACGTCCATCGTACTCTTGATGTACTGGTACAAATCGACATGGTTGTAATAGATCATCGAGTGTGCGTTGAACACATACTTTTGTTTGGTGCGAATGTGGTACATGCGAAACGTGCACGCGGGCAAATCGTAACGTCGTATCACGTTCTCGGATATTCGTAGCACGGCGGCTCGTTTGATCAGGTACGGTAAATCGAAATTGTCACCGTTATAGTCTATGATCTCGTCAGGGTTGGCTGCGACTATCATGCGGTAAAATGCAAGAATCATTTCGCGTTCGCTGTTAAACGGCACAACCACAGCCTCGCCGTCAACATTGTCCACTTGCGTGTACGGATCGGTAAGGTCAAACTTGTAATCGGGTGTGTTGATGAGACAGTAACGGTACACACAGTCTTGACGTTTAATAGTCAAAGCAATGGTGATGATGGGGTCGTTGTCAGCGTTAGATAACTGGAATCCGTTGGTGTACGTTTCCAAATCGTAAGATGCCACGATCGTCTCGATAGACTCGGTCAACTGATCGACCGGTACCAATTGTACATCACCGATGCACACATCTTGCGCACAACCATTCTCATCCACTTCAATGTCGCGTTCAAATCGCACATAGTTACCCTCGTAAATGTTGTACTGCATTTGAACACGGTTTATATCGTTACAAAAGTCGTCCAGCAAAAACTTTTCACTGGCAATAGCCTCATTCCTGGGTATTCTCAACACGTACACTCGTTCACAGTCGAAACTCTTCAGACCCGTCACAATCATGTTCTTGTAGGTATTACAGTTGGGGTTGCGACATTGACGTACTCGGTGGTTGGTGTTACATAGTTTGTACGAATAAATGACACAGTAGATTTTACAATAAAACTGTACGTTGTTAACACCCGTCAAAAAGATGTATAAATGTTGCAAGTTGTAAAAGAAGCGCGTGATACGAAACACGGCTGTCGGAGACACCGTGAACGGTTTTCTGTTTATTATTTGACGCAACTCTAACACGCCATCTTTGCACACTCGAAAACCATCAAGAGGTTTGTTAGTGGTGGTTGTTGTTGTTGTTGTTGTTGAATCTTCTTCAGTAATTTCCATATAGTCGGCAGGATCAAAATCAAAATCTTCGTCCATGTTGACACGGTACAAAGGCGTGGATGTTAATCCTCAAACGTTTCACAATCTGATAAGGACTATCGCCTCGAAACAGAGTTCAACAGTAAATGACTCTCAGCAAAATGTACGTTTGATTATATCGAGCTTTCGACCTGATCTGAGCAAATTACCTTTATCCACTGAACAGTTATTGATAATGGCACTCAAAGATATAAACAAAAAAGAAGTGACGTACAACTACAACTATACACAAAACAAGATGGACGAAGAGCAACAGCAGGAGGAACAGCACATCGTAAACCCTTCGTCTCCCGACATATTCATTCGTATATGGCGGTTGGGTAACATTGATCGTGAAGAGGCGTGCGTGCTGGCAGGCGCCGTGCGAGATCTATGCAATGCAGTGCTGAAACACGCCCATCCCGACTACGACCCAGACCGAGACGCGTCCGCGGCCACACTGCTGCGTCTGTGCACCGAAACGCGCTACACTAAACGTTACGCGTACGAAGAAACACAGGCTATGGATCGAGAAGTGAACGAGCTGGAAAAAGAGTTGTTGGAGAGTAGGTCTAAAGTGGCGGAACTGCTCGCTTCGTTCAGCAACTTTAAAACCGAGTGGGAAAAGAAATTAAACATGGCCCAAGAGACGATCCACCGCAGCGAAAACGAAGTGGCGCGTCTCGAACTTATGCTACTCGACAAGAATGATGCCGTGACTATATTACAGCAGCGCAACACACAGCTACAGGTCATGATTGAAGAGTTGGAGGCAAAGTTGGAACAAGCGAACGCCAACTACAACAAGTGTTGTGCTACGTTGGAGGAACGCGACACTGCCGCGCGAGATTACATGTCAAAAATCTCTTATCTCGAAACTCAACTACAACAGATCGCCGACACCAAAGACAGCAGTCTCGTATTGTTGGAGAAAGAGTACGCGGAAAAGGACAGAATGAACGCGCAAAAACACGCGTTGCAAATACAAGAGAAGGAAGCGCAAACCGCCTTGCTAGAACAACGATTCGCTCAACAATCTGCCTTGGCCGACGAGTACCGACAACAGGCGAAACGCGCCGAAGACAAGAGCCAAATGTTACAAGCACAGTTGCTCGACGCTCAACAAAAGATCAACACGTTACAACACAGTAACCGGTACTTACAATCAAACAACCAACACGATCTTGACGCGTTAGAGGCCAAGTTGAACGCGTACACCACAGAGAACACATCGCTGCGCCAGCAAATCGAAAGATTAAAATCGTTAAACGCACAGGACGCAGACAGTAATGCAGAGTTGCAAGCGTTGAACAAAAAACTCAAACGTGACTACGACAACGCGCTTCTGCGTGTGGACGAGTACAAGAGAGAGATTGATAAAATCAACAAGGAGCACGACGAGAGCTGTGACGCTGCCGACAGATCGTACAATTTGCAAAAGGGTGAAATTAACAGACTCAGCGCTCAACTCAGCGACAGTACGAAGCGTGTTAAATCACTCGAAGATCAGTTGCAAAAAGCGCACGAGCGCATCGCAGAGCAAGCTAAAACCATCAGTCATTGCAACTACGAGATTGAAACATTAGCTGCGGTAAAAACCAAGCAGCCCGTCAAACACAAACTCAGCCCTCATAACGATGCTATGAAGCAAAAGATTGCCAAAAAGGGTTTGATATGGGACGTGAATAAATTGTACGGAGTCAAGACCCAGGAACAGCTAAATCAGCTCATCGAACAGATTGCCAAAAAGAACGAGTCTAACAAGGATTGGGTTGTGTACAAAAAGTTTCTGTCATGTCCCACCACCGAACTGGATCAGCTCAAAGACAATCCAGAGTACCAGAGTTTAGACAACAATTTTAAACAGTTACTTTACAAGCAAAGAGAGTTGCTCTCGGAAGAAGAAGGTTCATTGTTCAATAAAAAGTAAATGGTTTAATATGCAAATGTTTTTATTCAACAAAACAGGCTATAAAAATCGGGTTCGTTCGAATCGGCGTAAGTCAACACAGACGCCAAACAATACTGATCATCGTTGTACTTGCGGTACAACACAGCGTACACCTTTTCGCCTGCAGACACGTTCATGGGCACCGTTTGCAGAGCCTCCTGATACTCCTCCTGCTTGGCGTTGTTGATAAAAGCGGTGGCCATGATCTTTCTATGGTCCGTAGTTTCAATGGTAAACTTGAACATCTTGTTCACCTTTTGCGTAAACTTGTGTACAAAATCAGAAATGCCCACCGTCAAATCTTGCACTTGCACGCAACTGAACACCTTGTTCATGTACGAAATGTTGGGCATCTCAACCGTGTCCAATTGTTCCATATCGTCAACCTCCACCAGCTCATCATGAGGTTTCAGCAACAATTTGTAGTATTGCATCTTGTTCAAATCCGTCTTGTTACACGTAACTTTGGCCGTGCACCATTGATTCTGCAGCTCGTACATCCTCGTCAGCACCTTGGTGACACGTGTCGCTCTGTCATCGTGAACGGTGATACCAAAGTTGGTGGCTTGCGCCAGATTAATTACCATGTCGCATTGCACATAATCGTTGTCCCGTCTAACCACAACCACCACCTTGATGTTGTGATTCTTCCCGTCCTGATTATTGCTGCTGTAATCCTTCATCTCGTACGCGCACACGACAAACACGTTCACCGACACGTCTTTTTGCAATTGAAAGTCTTCCGAAGACAACCCGTCCTGAGCGTCAACCGTGCTCACAGCGTCCGTCAGCTCCGCTTTCACAATGTAGAACAAACGATTGATCTTCTGGTAAGTAAATTTATAAGTACACTTCTCTTGGATTTGGTCAAAGGTTTCCCTGTCATACACGCTCCTGTCCAACGTAGTGTTGTTAAAGTGAGCGACGATCCGTAGCATCTCCTTGTTGTTGATACGCCATATTTTTTTGCTAACCACATACTCGACACTCTCGTTCTCCACCTTTGCAAACTTTGCTGGCACGATGGTTTCCAGATCGTTAAATCCCCTCTTGGACATTTTGGCTCGGGTTCGATGGAGAGTGGTGGATCAAGAGCTAGACGTCCTGGCCGACGATGATTATATCGAAGTGGTACCGCAAGACAGAGCGCGAGCGTGGAGCGAACTGTTTATACTGGCGTTACGTCAAACACCGTTCACGTACCGCACCAATTTGCGCAAAGCAAACTTGGAACACTTTGATTACAATCAGCCGATCTATTACAGCCTTAAACACCACCAGTTAGCATTAGTGAGCGATGATCTTATCAAGTCGTTACAACCACCTATCTACTCGGCGATGAACAATGAAATAATTAACCCTTTCGCGGTAATGATCGTATTTATACTACTTTTGTTATCGTGTGTTGCATGGGAGGGATTTGATAAAAAACAGAGAGATTGATCTTGTTTTCATCTTAAGACTTTAGTCAACGTTAAGATGCACGGGTTGGAAGCTGTGTCCAAGAAACGAAAACATATTGCCAATATTGTGAATATCATGTTGATGGCCGTGAAAAAAGGCGCTAAACCGAGCGTTGTCCGTGACCGATTCAGACAAGAGTATCACGCCAACAATCAACACAATGGTGCATCGTATAACTGTGTGCTGAGTTTGTTCGATTACCTGAATAACGTGGTGGACACGTTCGATTGGCGAGATCACATCTTTAACAACAGCTATCAAGACAACATGGCCGTGCTCGTGTGCGGAGGATATGATTTCAAAGATAAAGATAACAACTCTGTGTGTGTACTGTTACGATTCTATTCAGATGCCAAGATGATGTATCGATTGTGTGTTTCGTGTTACAAACTGTGGACTACGTGTCAAAAGTACTATGAGTATAGACAAACGGTACCAGCTTCAGATCTGTATTGGTTCGTGTGTACGTACGTGTGTGATAATTGTTATACGAACAGACTGTATGTTCAGTGTTAGTATATTTTAATGTAATAAACAAGTAATCTCATATTGTAATAAACGGCAGCAATCTCAATAATGTGTTTGTTTTATTTAGTTATGAAATCCTACGATCAACGTCTGCTAACATACACAGACGTGTGGACTTACGACGACGATGTTCGTCTTCGACCAGAACGCCTAGCACTGCTAGGTTTCTATTACACGGGTGTGGACGATAAAATCAAATGCGCATACTGCGAATTGTGTCTGTCGCGCTTCAAGTGTGGTTCGATCTTTTTCGATCCGCTCGTCGATCACAAACGCTGGTCGCCCGAGTGCACGTTCATTTACGAGAACCTGCAAAAACCCACCGTGTACGTGAACACCCGTCCACCCGTCGTCGTAGACCTAGCCACGATGGAGAACCGATTGAACACGTTCCGAAACAACTGGCCGGTCGTGCTGCAACATTTGTGCTTTGACATGTGTTTGGCTGGTTTGTATTACACAGGAGCGGGCGATGTGGTCGCGTGCTATCTGTGCGCTGTTCGCATCGGTGAGTGGTGGCCCCAACACGTGCCGTGGATACGACATCACCACCAAAACCCTGCCTGTCCGTACATCGCTATTAATTATAATAAAATTGATTTAATGGCTGGTGTGACCACTGTCGCGCCTGATAACAACGCTCCGTTAGTAACAACAACACAAACTTATGATAAGCCGGATTCGTCCGCGCCCGAATTGCAAATTATACAACACGAAAACAGCTGGCGCTTGCCGCAATGTGTTGTGTGTAGGTCGGGGTTTATCAGCTGTGTGCTCACGCCTTGTTTTGATTTGTGCGTTTGCGACAAATGCTCGTCGGCCACAGTCGAATGCCCCGTGTGCCAGCGTTACGTGAGCGGTGCGTTTCGAGTCAACATACCGGTAAGACAATTGTCCACCGTACACATCACCGATTAAACGTACGTATATGCGTAGCGCGTGCGCGCACATCGCACACAACCATGACGGTCGAGTTCCTGTGCAAACCGGCCACGCGCATCCAATACCTCACGGACATTGATAAAATCGAGAAATGCGTGCACATGACATGCGAACGTTTCGGCAAGTTTGTGCGCGACATCCTCGCCGATCTGAAGCAGAGCAAGTGCGGGTTCTACAACTCGATCGTGGGCCAACTGATCACCGTGTACCAAGACAACCTGGAACGCAACGATCATACGCGGATGTTTGCGCGCGTTATCGTCGCCAACAACATTGTCGTCACCAACATTAAAGATAACGTGTTTCTGCGCAAGCTGAAGGTCAATCGTTTCACCGACGACATCACGTACCTGATCCTGCCCAACTTTACGTTGTGGGACCACAACTTTCTCGTGTTTCTCAACAAAAAGTTTAACAGTAAAAAAGAGGGTGGATTGGTCAACATTTGGGGATGTATGCAAAAGATCACTCTGGCGCAAGGAGTGCTCAAAGATTTGATACAGAACAAGAACGGATACGCAGGCCAGTATTTGTACTCGACGTTTCTGAACACGGCCAGTTTCTACGCCAACGTTCAATGTTTCAACGGTATCAACGAGATCATCCCGCCCCAGTCGTCGGTGCAGCGTTACTTTGGTAGACGTGATTTGAAACACTTGAAAGTGTGGAACACACGTCATCCTAACATTTCTCAGCTGTCCACCCAGATATCTAGAGTGAAAGAATCACCGTCATCATCGTACAATTGGAACATTAAAGTGGGACTGGGCACGTTTGTGGGCGCGAACCGAGACTGTGACGGAGACAAGGAGGTGATCACGTACCTTCCCTACCCCAATTCGCTGATCGATCTCGAATCGTTGCTGTACTGCGATCCCGTGTTCAGTTTCATATGTTTCGACAAGAACAAGCTGTCGTTCGTGTCTCAACAAATTTACTATCTTCACAAGAACAGAGAACGAGTGGAAGAGCTGCTTTTGCGCTACCCGCACATTCACCGTTTATGGCTCAAAACGGTACGCGAAAGCTTCAGCGTGCGACTCGAGTGTTTGCTGCGCGATGTAACGCTCGTGTTCAGCTCGAACTGCGCCACGTTGCTGTTCAAAGCGCTCAAAGACCTGATCGATGACGAAGAGATGGTGTGCGATGTAAACGAGATGCAAAACTATAACGGTTGTTTTCAGAACATCGTCGAGTCTGGCGCCAAGGGTAGCAAAAGTTTGGTGGAGAGCACGATGAAATACAAGAGTACGGGGTTCAATGATGTGACCACCGTGTCGGAACGTGCTTTGGAAGGATTGAACTCGCACATCACCAGCCATGGCAGGGTAAAGTTTTGCGGTGGTGACATTTATCACAACACCGTAGTCTTTCTGAATCTCTACATCAAAGACAACAACATTTGCTACAAACAAGACGCGTTGATCATCGGCGAGATAGGCAACGTGCCGTCCGCCTTTTTGTTTCCCGTACATTTGCTTGATGATTTTTTGGTATAGTACAATAAAACAACACAGTATAATAAGGTATTTTATTTGCGGAATCGTCACCATGCAATATGACCTGGATAGTAGCGTGGAAATTTTTGGCATCAAAGACGTGTCCACCGACTACGCAGCCAACGTGGCCCGCGTCGCCAAAACGATGTGTCTGAACGAGGACGATGTCGTGGACGTGGCCGTGAAGGGTAACGGGTTGTTGGTGAAGTTGCGCTATCCCCGGTTAGTGAACGAGTGGGAGAGAAAGTCTCGCGAGGCGCGTCTCAAAGTGTACGACGTGTTCCCTGAAACAAACAGTGATGCTAAAATAAAAATCTTTGCCGCAGCGCCCACCAAGTACAAACTGCTGTTGCACAAGGTTAGAACTCAGTTGCCTAATTTCAAATACATATGGATAGGTAAACGGGGCGTGATGGCGAGACAAGAGGCGCGCTCAAACATTCTACTGCTCAAATCGGAGAGCGATCTCACAAACATACTGGAGCGGTCGACTTGACAATGTTATCTTTCAAAAAGTAATCTACGAGCACCTCGTCGTCCAACAATTTGGGATTGTTGCCGATTTCTGCCAACACTTTTAACTCAAACATTCGGGTCGCGTTCTTAAAACTCTTATCGGTGCGGATTCTAATGAAACGCGGCAGTCTAATGGACACTTTGGACACTTTATTTACGTCTGACCTAATAAAGTCTCCCTGCAACTCCCACACGGGCATCTGCTGCGGGTCGACGGCCACCATATTGGGAATCACGTCCACGTTGTCCACGTCCAGCCAATCGGGCAGTTGATCGCCGATCGGCCTCATCAGATGTTCGAGGTTGTGTTTCGCAATCTTCACCTTGGACACGGGCACGAAGCGCCATCGCTGGGCTGTGTGACAAAAATACGGTGTCGCCACCAAATATATTACGATACGTTTATCCCTATTAGGTTTCCAACCACCCACCACCACCAAGTCTGCGCTACACACGTTTTCAAAATAAGCCTTTTTAACCTTTAACCACTTTTTTTTCTTACCCTCGTACGATCCGTCCAAATCTTTGACCACTACACCTTCCACGTCCACGTCCATATACCGTTTTACCAATGTCGCCGCCGTTTCGGCATCTCGGCACTCGTGATACTCGATCACCGCCACCCTGTCGTTGGGTTTGATCGCACTCTGCAATACACGTTTCCTACTGCCAAGATCGTGGTTCAGGAGCACGGTGTCGTTGTACAATAGTATGTCGAACAGGATCACACCATTGTCTACGCCCATCAGTTCGCCGTCCACGATCGCAGTGCTCACGCCGCTCAACGCATCTTCCAAGTACGGCAACAGCACCGGTAGACATTTGGTCATCACGTTCAGGTTACGTTTGTAGCACACGATTTGTCCGTCGCGTAACTTGTGCACCTGCACCCGCTCACCGTCGTACTTGATCTCCACACACGTTTTTGCAAACGTAATGAGCGCCAGGTCTTTACAAGGCAGCGCCAACATCGGTTCGACCGGTTTGCCGGGCACGGCACTCGTGCACGATTCACCCGTGATACTCTTCATGTTCTTTTTGCCCAACACTTGGCGAAACAGCTGAATGTTACGTTTCTTGCACAGCACGCGTCTGTTGCGTCCGCTGTCTCGGATCAATGTGACCAAATTGCGCACAGCTTCTCTGTTACATTTCGGGATCACCGTTTTGAAGTGCGCCAACAGTATCGCAGACTTGGTCACGATCGTCTTTAGCTTTTCGAAAAAGAAATACGCGTCTGCCACGGTCAGGGTGCAGGGTCCGGTTTCGCGCACCACACTGGCGCAGCTCTCAGCCACACCGTAAAGCTTGAACGACTCTGCCAAGTTGTTGCGATCAATGTGCGGCGTTTCTATTTTACAGAACACGGTCAACAGGTGTTTGTCCGAGATGCGACGCTTCTGCGACAAGGCGACCAGCAGACACAGCCACATGCGCATGTCTTCGTGTGTGACTTTGTGCTCGTGCCGCATCGACGACAGCAGCGATGTGATCTCAGCGTTGGTGGTGAGTTTTAGTAGATTGTTGTAAACGTGCACGAAACACGGGAACGACATGTTTACCGCGCCACTGTCACGGGAACAATGAACGGAATTTCGGTGATCATGTCAGTTATCTTTGTTTATGTAACCTAGTCGATCTTTGTATAACCTTATTAACCTTTTAGTAGTATATAAACTTGAATTGAAGATGAGTTAGTCACACATCTGTCTATTACAGTTAGATACAACCACTACAATGTCTTCTTCAAACATTAAATACAACACCAACAACAACAACAACAACAATCAGCGAGCTCATTTCACCATGGGCAGTTTGGTCGAAGGAGTGGTGAACCGTGAATATGAGAAACAAAACAAGCAAAAACAGTACACGTCCTGGTTGAAATCAGATGCCGGTATGAAATGGCAAGTAAGACAGTACACCAAGCAATGGTAGACGTGAAAAAACCAGCAAGCCCGCTCATATAACAACACCAATGTCGTTGATGCGTTCCAAATGGGACTTTGTTGCGACAATTGTCTCGATCTCATTGAAACCAACGAATACACGGAACCACACGAAGGTTGCTGCGGCTGTCGCTGTTGTATTAAAATGTGCCATTACCTGTGCACGCTCATGTTTTTGTTATTGTTAGGTTTCGTCGGTTACTATTGTTACTTGTACAAAGATGTTGTTTTAAAGACGTTTGGAAGGTGAATAAAAGAAATATGTGTTTTTATACAATCGTTTTATTACAATACCAGTCTACCACCACCATTTTTCATTACAAAATACACAAACAGGGTGGGCAGCATCGATCTACCGAGACGGTTGGCCACGTTCATGCACGCATCATCGTTGTCCGCAGCCGAGTCCGTCTTGATTATACTACACTTTTTATCGTAGCCGTGCACGTCGTCCAAATCGGTCATCTCCAGTTGCACTTGGCTACGGTAAGTGGGTTCGGTGGAATTGCTCAGCACACCTTTGGCGTCTTCGGCCAAGTAGTAGTGATGTCGTTCGAATCTCAGATACACGTTGTTGGCTGCCGTGGTGGGCACCACGCGAATCTTGCAATCGGTGTTGTACTTGAGCGACATGTACACAACGCCGCACTTGTTCATACACAGATAGTTGCAATTGTCGGTGCTGCGAAACACGTACGTGTTAGTGTTGATCATCTCCTTGTGGAAACGTGAGTAGTCGCCCATCATACCGTTCAAACCTGCGTTGCTGGTCACGTAGCCACCGTTCAGTTTCAAATGGTAAAAGTATCGATTGTTGGTCACCACCTGAATCTCTTTGGTCACGTCGACGGGAGCCATCTCGCGCACCTTGGGCAGCGTGCAACGCGTACTTTCGTGCGCGTCCAAATTGATCGCCACCAACTTGCCAATCTTTGTACAACCGCTCTGATTGGTCAACGTGCGTTCCATTATGAACGAGTACGGCACAGAAGTGAGCGGATGCACGTTCAACTCACCCCTGACAATGTTGAATTTCGAATCGAAAACCAAATGTCTGTAGTTGGTGGTTTTGGTGGACGAGTTACTGCTGGGAATGTACAACCTGTACATGTCGGTATATTTTTCAATTCTAAACTTGCAATAGTGCTTCACCAACACGTTGGACATGAAGGCGAGTCCGCACGGATTCAAGCACATGAACCGACACGTTTCGTCGCGCACAAAATACTTGTTCGACTTTGGTTCATGATAAAAGTACCATGTGTGGTTTTCGTACTTGGACGTGGACACGATCTGTGCGTTCTGTTCAGACGAGCGTGGGTATACGGGCGTGTCACGGTTGTACACTAACGTGTAACCGGGCCCGAAGGTGATAGAAGAGTTGGGTAATAGTTCTTCGGCTTTCGCCATCACCACCATCGCAACCACCATTAGCCATTGCGACTGCATGTTGATATGGAATTGGTCTCGTACGGGACCGTGATTTAACACGTTATCTTCTCCCGAACCCACGTCGAATATAAGCGGGTGATTATATTATGTAATTATCAGTGTCAACAAGACCGTCGTACGCTATGGAACAGCACAACTTAGCCATGTCCGAGTATGAACAGTATCTGTGCGATAAGTATAGCTACAGTAATTACGTGGCTAATCTTAAGCCGGATTACGAAAACAGTCACGATGACATAATGGAACTGGAACGCGCCACGCGCGGCCAAAACGACAACCCGCTATGGCAGGTGTTGCGTTTGAACAGGAAAACCGCGTCCAACTCGTCGGGAGTGATTGCGTTTTGCGCGGAGAATGACGCGATGCGTTACGGTCTCGGAAACGAGAAGCTGATCAAACAGAACGATATGCTGATGCGCGCCATCGAGGAGAAGATTGAGGAGCGGTTGAACAGTCGCGTGGTGCAAAGCGTGCTCGATTGTGGCATGTTTGTCACGCCGTTGGGTTTCTTTAGCGCATCGCCGGACGGCTACTTTGTCACCGAGGACGGACGCATCGTTGTGCTCGAGATTAAATGTCCGTACAAGTACAAGAACACTGATCTAGAGAGTATACGTCGCGGTTTCAACAACAAGAGGCGTTACCGTGTTCCGCACACCGCCTTCTCCGTCAACCGCACCGGTCCGCTGGACGTGAGGGTGGAGAAGAAGAACGATCATTACCGTCAAATTCAGGCGCAGCTGTACGTGACCAACGGAGCGTTGGCCGTGTATCTGGTCAAGATCGGCGATAGCGAAGAGGTGCACTTTGTCGAGAGGGACGAGCAGGTGATACGCGAGCTACGCGAACGAGAACGCGAAGAGCATCAACGGGTGCTGCGCGAGAATGCCAAACAACGCGAATTTCTACTGGAGCGCAACAGGCGCGTTACGTTTGAAAAGAATGTGCAAGTTGACGAGGCGGCAGCCAAGCGGTTGGCGAGAGACGGCTTCTACGACTGGAACGGGCGCATTCGCTGTCATTTCTGTCAAAAAACGGTAGAACTGGAGCGGGGCGTTGACGAGGTGTTGGCGAACCACGTGTGTCACACAAAGATTGGAAACGTGCGCTACGCCGACGTCAAGCACCGAGCTTATGTAACGTTGCAGAGCAGGATCGATTCTTTCTCAACGCTGGGATGGAGTTTCGCTGACGCTATGGACGTGGCCAAACTGAACGTATTTTATAAAGATAACACTTTTACCTACTATTGCTGCGGTGTAAAGATAGATTGTGATCCTAATGATATAAAAGATGTTGTAACTTTGACTAATCATTCAGACGACTGCGATCGTTACTAACGTTCACATTAAAAATTATTCACACCAATATTTTGTATCATTATGAAACGCGCCACTTCTCCCACCACCACTACCACCACCACCAAACGCATCTGTCGTCTAGACGTGCCGAGCACGTTGAACGAAGAGCAACAAAAGTTGTTTGATTACGTGACTGGATTGGAAGAATTCGCTCCCATCTTTGTGTCGGGCAGCGCCGGTACCGGGAAGAGTGCTCTGCTCAAGGCGTTGAAAAAATTCTGGACCGAACAGGACAAGCTGGTGTGGGTCGTGAGCTACACTAATCTCGCGGCACGCAACGTTGAAGGATCGACTATACACAAACAGTTTGGTTTCGATTTTCAGTGTCAACTGCGCAACAACGACAGAAATCTTGGCGCGCCCAACTACTTGATTTTGGACGAGCTGTCCATGGTACCAGCTATGATGCTGGACGGTATCAGCGAGAGATTGAAGCAGAGCACCAGACTGGACATGCCGTTTGGCGGCGTGAACACCATCATGTTTGGAGACCTTTACCAACTACCGCCCATTTCGAACGCACAATCCGTACAGTTACCGCCCTATCACGCAAAAGTATGGCCATCGCTACGTTTGTACGAGCTGACCACGAACATGCGTCAGTCCGAGTCGGATTTTATCGAGGCGTTGAATTTGCTGCGCGTGGGCAACAATGCGTGTCTTAATTTCTTTGACAAACAAGTTGTCACGAGTCCGATCAGCATTGAAGATCAAGTGAAGTGTACGAGCCTGGTGGCCACTCATCGTGAGGCTGATTTGATTAACGCCAAGTGTTATGCGCACGTGAAGAAGACGCAAGGTGATGCGGTGCCCGAGTATCTGTTACAATTGAACTACAAGCCGGAATCGAGAAACCTACACCAGGTAGTGTACGCTTCTTCGCAGGAAGGTTTGGTGTTTAAGGATGGTTTGAAGTATTGTGTCGGCACCAGGGTAATGATTACGCACAATCTCAAGGGAGTTGGGTTCTGCAACGGCGACATTGGTACAGTGATGAGCGTGAACGAAAAGGGGTTGACGGTGAAGCGAGAGGTTGACGGGTTTGAAGATGTGGTGAGTATGATAGAGCTGGCGTTCGAGACCAATGTGTACAAGACGGTCAAGCTGGTGACCGGTCTGCCCATGTGCTACGCTTGGGCTGTGACCATTCACAAGTCGCAGGGAATGACTCTGAAGAATTTGATCGTGCATCCTGAAAACATCTTTGCCAAGGGTCAGGCGTACGTGGCGCTGAGCCGCGTCACACACTGCGAGGGGTTGCGATTGGTTAGCAAGATTCCCATTCAATGCGTAATGAAAATGAACAAGGTTGAAAAAGTGTACAAAAAACAGCGTAAGCTAAACTTTACCGAAGAGGAAGACGACAACAACAACGAAGACGTTGAAGATTATGAGAGTGGTGGTGACGATGTGTACGATTATGATACAGAGTAATAAAAACTTTTTTTTCAATGTTATCTGTTTTTTTTTATTTCATATATATATATAACCTAACATTTACACGTTATCAATCAGTCTATTAAAGTAATTCAACATGACAACAACTAGTCCCGATTTTGCCATCGTATCCGTGTGGTACAACAAGAACAAGTTTATTTACAACACTGCCATACACCCATTTTGGCACAACGTGTTGTACAACTCTTTGTTTCACAAGTACTACGTGTTGTACTATGTAGAGGATGAGACGTTTACCAACTTTGCAAGCAAACACGTCACATTCATCAATTTCAAGAATCACGAGAGTAGTGTGCACATGAATCAGCTAAAACTGCCCGCCAACAAGATTGATTACATGAAACTACAGTTTATTCTAGACAGTGACATGGTGCCGGAAAAATACGTGCTACTCATGGACATGGACTGCCAGATGCAGTGGAACAGCATTGATATTGATGGTATACGTAACACCAAGTACCGTTTGAACCTGTACACGGACAAGAGCACAAAACTACTTTACCATCCGCTGTTCAACATGGATAATTACAAAAACAGTTTCAACAGTTACATTGAAAACTACGCAACCCTGATCAACAAGGACAATCCGTTTTTCAAACCCTATCACGGTGTTGCGGTACGCGTTCACGACGAGACCAACAATCATTACATGTACCAGCAGTATCTACAGATTGTCCAGTTGTACATGTGCATCTTTCACCAGTACGCGATACCGAAATATTTGGAGGATTACAAGCTCGACGATAACATTGTACCGTTGACGTTTCATCGCGGCGGTAGCTACATGACGTATAAACACGAATACAAGTACGAGTATGATTACAGGGAACGACCTCGGTTTGGAATGCCCACTCTAACGACCAAACTGAATCACAAGATCACGGACAAAGCGTTGGATCAAATCAAGGAGCTGCTGTTTGAACTGCACCGTCTAGACTATAATTTTCAATCCAAGTTTGACTGGTCAAATTCGAAACAGTGTTACACGAACGTTTGTGGTTATATACAGGATAGATGTAAAGAGTTTGATTTTAGCGATGTAGAGTTTGTTAAACCAATAAAATTCTTTAAAGTTTAATCCATATGTTTATTATTATTCATCCTTCTACAATACTAATGTTGTTACAATACAATAGACTTTTAAATATGTTGTACTGGCCCGAATCGTGAAGAGTGTTGTTACCGTTGCGCACGCAATGCAACCCTTCAGGTAGTCGGTTACCCATGAACGATTGGTTAATGCTCCACTGATCGAGTCGGGTACCTTCCAGTTTCTCGTAACCCGTAATACTTCTACCGATAAACTCTTTGTAAATGTTATCGGGCGTGTTGTTGAAGAACATGTACGGTATCAAGTACATTGGATACTCACGTCCCTTGTAGCGACACGTTTTTGTGGGAATATGGTCAAAGTTGGATTGACGAGACAAGTAGGATATGGGCGATAGGCAGATTTGGGCGTGCACACCGTCGTCTGACACCCACTGCGATAGATCCTCGGCTTGGTTGAGCACTCCCTTTTGACCGTGTATACCGCAAATCTTCAATCCTTCCAAGTCACCCACGCTGTTGATCATCGTTATTTTTAGATTAAACTCATCGTTACGTAACTGATTCAATTCGCTGTCCAACAGCTCGATACGTTGACCCGGCACGCGGCGGTAGTACATGTAAATCTTGTACACGTGATTCGTCTTGTTGGTACAGTACTCGATTTTGAACTTTTTACCATCATGAGACCAGTTAATCTTGCAGCCGCACACCACGGTGCCGAAGATGCACACACTATGACCACCCTCTACGTTCATGGTGTTGTTGGTGATGCACGATTTGCGGTACACGACAGGCGTGTCGGGCACGTCCAGTTTACCGCGCAGTTTGTGCACCTTGTTGTTGTACACGCGTATCGGCAGCGAGACGTGCGGAATGTACGGATCTTCGGCAGTCTTCAGTCGATTGTCGCGCACGATCGTCCACAGACAGAACATGCGGTCGTTACATCTGATCGAGTCGTCCACCGCCACGCTGTGACCCAACGGCAACCAGTCGAGACTTTGCAGTCTCATCGGACTGTTGACAACCATGCCGTTTTTGAGATTCGTCAGGCTAACGATTAGCTTTGCACCCGGCACGGTGGGAAATATGTGAAAGTAGTTCTTGTAGTAGTGATGAATCATGGTGGACATTAGACTTGTGACGTCATCATTTTGATCTTCAAACGACAACTGATCGAACGTGTTCACCATACTGTTCGGGTTGTGGTATTCGTACGGAGTTTGCAGAGTGTTGAGGTAAATGTCGGGTTGTATTTTAACAACGCGCTTCAGCATAATCATACCTTCGTGGTGGTTAACGAACAGAATATTATTAGTGTATTTCAGTTCAATGGTCGAGTAGCTACGTTTCAGCTCGTAGTATATGAGCACGAGATCGGCGCGGCGACACCACAGCACGGTGGGCCGGTTGTTGAACGACACCATCACCTCATCGTTGTTATCGTAGCTGAACAGACCTTTGTCGATGAGTGCGCGAAATTTACCACCCACCACGCCATAGTTGAGGTTGGGCAGCACCACGTTCTTGCAGAGGAAAAACTTTTTACCCGCCACCGTCATCTCGCCATGGAAGAAACTGTCCACGTACTTGACATAGTCCTTGGTGTGTTTCAACATGTCCTGCTGTAAATTCTCGTTCACCACACGCAACACCTCGCAACCGATACGGTACTTGAGCGGGTACACTTCTAGATTGTTGTTGTTCGAGTTGTAGTCGTGGTCGTACTTTTTCTGTTTACTCAACGTTTTCGACACGCTCTGGATCAGTTTACCGGACACGATTATATCGTGAATCTTCTTGCACTCGTTCACAAACATTACGCTAAAGTTGGGCTTCTTCTTTTTCGTTGTCGCAGCATCACAGTTGGTGTGTTGGGATGACGAGGTAATCGCATACCTCGCCAACACGTAGTTGTACGTCAACTGTAACAGATACGCGTGTTTGTAGATGATCTTGTTGGACAGCGAATCGATCGCGTAGTCAATGTCTATGCTCATAATCTTTTTGAGAGCGGTGAACAAGTGGTCGTCGGACGTGTTAAAGTTGAACACGAAATCCATGTCGGCCCATTTACCGCTACACTTTAAATAATCCTTCAACACTTGATTAATACCACTGTCCACGATGTAGTCTTTGGCGTACACGTCGCGCACATACAACACGTCGTCCTGTCGATCGTACACCAGCTGGATGGCGCGGTTCACGCTCTTCTCCTCGTCATAGTTGCCGTACAGAAACATGCGACGCATATTCTTGTCGCGCGGGTACTGTTTGTCGAAAAAGTTGTGCAGTAGAATGTTGTTGTTCATCATGATGTTGGGAAAGGAAAAGTGCCGGCCGTCAATGATGTACGTACCCTCGAACCCGTGACACGGTTCGTCGCAACGGAAACGCGCGTCCAGTTTGGTGCCGATCACCACCACCACGCAGTTGTGTAACACACACTTTGTCATGTTCGTGTCGACGGCACAACAAAAGTACGTTTTACGATCTTGCAACTCTTTCAGATTCGTAGACACATGTTCGGGATTGTGACAGGATAGACAAAATTTTAAACCCTGATCGCTAATCAATTGGTACAACGAATCAAAATCGTCCGTCACACATTTGTTATAATCCATAGTGGTCGCGAGTCGAACGCACCCACATAATTATTTTAGCGATAACATTATGATCTTACGTGCAGGTGCCTTATCGGCGTACACGCAACCTTGGACCGCTTACAAACATTTTAGGTACATATGTAATAAAACTCGATAATTTTGTGTTGTTTTTTTTAATGTAACATTTCAAAGACCAAGCTATTGTACGTGCTACTGATCGTAACCCAATTACAATTCGTCAATTCATACAAACGAATCTTCATCAAAGACTGGTTGTTACCGATGAGCTCGTAGAAAACACCAGCATGAGGAAAGTAATTCATCACCAAAACCAGTGTGTTGTAACAACTGACCAGGTCGACCAACAACTCTCGATTATTACGCCACGGCGCGTTCATGGGTCGTTTGTTTTCATGACAAAACTCGTTAAACGCATCCAAGCACAGGAACCCGCCCATAATTCTGCCAGCCGTCGGCAGCGTACAAGGATTGGGCCATATTTTTCGCAGCCATTTTTCCAACGTGACAATATACTCGTCCAGCACACATTCGGTAGCGTTAACTATTGCCGAATAGTATTCGTTTTGACTGATCACGCTATTAGTGTTCCACAAAAACATCATGTACTGAAGACACATATTCACAGCGCACACGTAATACGGTAAATAGTGAAACATGTGCGAGATACGTCTCTTCAGCGGAACGGGGCGTAGATTGTTGGGTGGTGAATGTATTATAAAATGGACGATTCCTTGTTGCAACGTACGATAAATAAAGTCTTCGAGCACCGGCTTTGAGAAGCAAAACAAAAACCTTTCCAATTTCGCCAAATTATGGTGTTGTCTAAACTCCCTGGACACAATATTCTGCACCCACGGCGGTAGATGTAGTGGACGAAAACGATTAACGTTCTCCAGTTCGTACATCAGGTTCTTGGCAAAATTGTTGACCATGATCCGGCAACGCAGCGAAATCATACAGTGTTTAGCTTCATATTCCAAGTATTTTCTTATATCCGTACACTGCACATTTTCGTTCAAATAGTCAACAAAGCGCGCCGTAAATCCAGACGGATGGCTTAGCATCAATCTCTCTTGTACGGGAAAATTGTGTGGAGACACGTAACAGCGAAACCAAGAGACGATGTTTTTCGCAGCCAGCGTCTTCAACGAAGGTGGTCCGTAAAACATGGTGTAAACTTTTAAATAGATCAATTAGAGACATGTTACAGTCTTTTTAATAGCTTGCTATCAGTATCCCGGTATTATTGTTATCAAACACGAATCTGAATTGATTAGATTGAGTGTTATCAAAGGTAAAACTATCGCTAGTCTTTTTCACAGTGTCCGAGTACAAACTGTCCACGTCCAACGACACCAACGCCAGCGGTTCACGCAGCACGCTAAACGAAATCTCATGAGTGTGACGCGTTTCACTCGTTGCGTCATTTATGGTCACTTGACGAGTCACATTGTCCTTTAACACAACCACGGGAAACACGACAGCCAGTTCGATTGAATTCACAGTCACCACGAATCCATTGGGAACACGTGTCACTTTTGTGTTGTCATCAAATTCATCCTCAACAGTCAAACGGTAACACGTAGTACCCAAACCAGCGTTGATAGACTCGGCTCCGATCAATTGTTCCACAACTTGCATGTTCACCTCATCAAAAGTGCGCAGCACGAAATTAGACAGTCCGGGGTTGTTTGCGATGGGTACGTGATGGGCTGTCACGGAATTGGACGTGACTACGTTAGCCGCGGCCGTCCACGGTTCGTTGTCTACGGTCAGATCTTTCGTCAGCACCACGCAACGTGCGTTGTTGGTTATGGGCGTGAGAGCCAACACGTTATCGTACAACTGTAACATACCGGTTGAATGATACAACGTGTAACTGTCGAATGCAATGTTCAGCTCCTCGAGACGCACGCGCGACACCATAACGCCAGCGTTCATCGTCGCACAGATCGCGGTCTGCGCCAACGTGGGATGGAAACTGCTAGTTGTGGGACCGGTGGTCGGCAAACTCCACACTCCGTTCAAATTTGACGTCATGATGACGCCTGATTCAAAGCCCAGCGTACCAGGTCTGTATCTGATCACTCGACCTTTGTTTGCCCAAATCTTGCGCGTCATAGCCCACAGCGGCGCGTGTAGATTGTTCACTTCGTCCGCCTCGTAGTACGCAACGCCATGCGTTTGACCAACAACAGAACCAAAGTAGGACGGGTTGCGGACCGTCAGGATTTTGCTAAAGTCCGCGCTCAACACTCCGTGACGGTACGGAATAAAGGCGCCGATCACGTTCGAATAGTTGCTACCCTGACGAGACATGAGCGCGGGATGCATGTAGCCCGTTTCGCTGCCGACCAGGTCTATGGACGCGTTCGCATTGTCCATGTGCACCACTTGGTCGCCAAACAAAAAGTTGTAATAACTAAACGTAAAGAAACTGTTCAACAAGTAACCGTACGCCCGCACGTCCGTATGATCAAAATACGCGTAATCCACATGGATACCGTTACCGATTGTCACGAGGTTGAAACTCACCAAACCGATTATGTACAACATCTTGGGCTCGTTACGAATGTAATTGTAGGATTTACCGCGTAACAGTTGACCGTACGCGTACGGTAGACCCATACGCATCGCGTTACCCGCGGTCCTGCGCCAACCCAACGACATGGTGGGTTCCGGTAGGTAGTGATACAGAATGTGTTCTACAATACCGGTCAGATCGCGGTAACCGCGCAGAACGATACACGTGTTTTGCAAGCATTCCGGCATCGTTATGCTAAAGTGATACCAATCGGTGGACGCGCCCCACGGTGCCGAGTTCACGGGAGCCGGATACGGTAGCGTATAGTACAGGAGTACGATTGCGTTGTACAGATTGTCGGCCAACGTAAGATCGTGGAACAACGGATCGGTGGGGTTTTTGAGCCGCACACCGTAACCGATCAGCGTATGCATGGTTGTGCCAAAGTCAGCGGTCGAAGACCAAGGTGACAAACCTTCGAAAATGTTACCATCGTTGGTAAACGCGCGAGTCGGGTTCGCAATCTTCTCCGCTTTCTGAGCGTACTTCACGTGCAACGTGTCCAAGTAGTAATCCTCGAAATGGTCCAGATCGCTGGTCGGCACCACGTACGGATTGTAATCGACATAGTTGTTGGTGTCCAAGGAATTGATGCCTAGCGTGAAAATGATCGCTAACACGATCAACACCAAAATAATTAGCATATCAGTCGGCATCGTGTTGAATCTTATTATTGTGCGATGTTACAAACACACTAATTTATCGATCGATCACAAAAAGCACAATTTTTTAATGTCGATCTTCGACCAAACCATTTTAAACATCGGGAACCGTTGGATCGACATTAAAAAATTGTGCTTTTTGTGATCGATTGCTAAAATTTCAACAAACAACGATCGATCACAAAAAGCACAATTTTTTAATGTCGATATTTTGGACCGGCTTTTAAAAAAAAAGATGGACCGGGATCGATATTAAAAAATTTGCTATCACATTAATAATCGATTCCCTTCAATAGTTAATATGTTATTGCTACTAAAAGTAACGTCAAGCTGTTGTCCGTTCCTGTACATTTTAATACGTTCCGGCTGCGTATGAACAATCATCAAATTCAACCCGTCCTCTATGGACAATCTGTCAGTTTTATAGGTTATGGGCTGGTCACCGTTGAAAAATGCATTAAAAACAACCGCATTGTTTCGAAGTATTCCAAAACTGAAATAAAAGTTGGACCCAATGTCAGCGTTTGGTCCGTTGGGAGCGGTGAACGTTGTGAATACGCTGATCTGTTTAAGTAAATTACATTCGTAACGAATTCTAACTATGTCGTCGTAACCGAGATAATCGATGCGGTACTCGCCGACATCCCTGTAGTAGTTTGGAAAGTATTTGTTATACTCGAGTTTTAATAATTGGTAATCTTCTTCATCCTCTTGTACAGATTGTACCAACAATAATATCTTGTCGCGTATCTCATTCTCTATATCAATCATAATCGGACGTTGGTCCAACCAGGCGCTGTAGTACACCAGCTCTTCTTTGGTGCGTACCATTTTAGATGGAATGGTCGTGTTGGCGGTGACCGCTTCGACGTTGTTATCCAACAATCTGAACGTGACAGGCGACGAAGTGTACGGGCGGTGCATGAATATCAATCTTTCCAACGACGCTTGCAAATGTCGCAGAGTGATGGTGGTCACGTTTGGTACAAACTTGTAAACGTACACGTTTTGTTCAATATTTGCTCCGTTACCCCGGATGACAAACTCGGCATTGGGTTCGGATATTTCCAATCTAAAGTAGATCGATTCACCGTAGTGTGTGTTGATCACTCGATTAATTACGTGCACCTCAATCTCTTGTGTGATGTAGTTGATGAAAAATGACACAGAGTGAACGTCGTTAAGACCGAGCGCGTGGCCCACATCTCTAAAGTAGAACGGATCAATTTCTTCATATATGAGTTCTCGTACGTCTGTTGACGGAGAAGATGTGGTCACTATAATGTAATTGCCGGGATTGTCAACCTCCTGGAAGCTGATCGTGTACCGTCGATCTTTACCTCGGGGTGGTCGCATCGTGTACACGCCTGGCGTCAGCCTCGGTATCCTGAACCCGCCCGTATCGTCAACCAACGCTTCATACACCAACAATCCGCCATCGTACACGCCGAACATCTCACCCGCCACCTGTTGCACATCGTTGATGACGCACCGGATGACGAGCGTGATGAACGGCAAGTTGGCTTGCGTCAATTGTTGCGGTCGCACCAAGTCCAGATTGGATTCGAGGTACAGTTTCAGCGAATACTTGTTATCGTTCAAGTCAAAATCTTCAATCAAAAACTTGATAGGATACAGTGCTGGTTTAGATTGTGCAATGTTATTGAGGTAGGGAAAGACGGGCGCGATCAAGTAATTCATCGCGGCAGTGTATTGAGGTAGCTGTATGTTGCAGAGTTGGTAGTATGCTCCCAAGTCGGCGGAGCACAATTCCAACAACCACAGTAAAACGTTGGGAAAAACGGGCGAGCTCTGAGCGGCGCGTATGATGCGCATCTGCCGATTGATCTCGCGCCACATCTCCATTCCGTACCCGCTGTTCATGATGAACACGAAAAAGGCCAGTTTGCGAAAGAAGGACCACTGTTGAAACGGTACGTACGTTTCGATCAGTTCGATCAACTGGTTCTCGATTCGAGCCCGATTACCATTCTCGTACACGCTGGCCAGCGTTTGTCGTTGCGCAGCGTTCATCATCATATACTGCATCCTATCACCGTACACGTTGTTCCAAACCTCCGCCAGACCATTGCCCGCAATAAACACCATATCGTACGCGTGACCCAGCTCGTGAAACACCAACCAATTCGTTGGACGAACCTGTAAATACGACATTAACGAGGGACCGCTGAACGCCGTCCAGCTGCGACCGTAGTACGCTTGACCGGCACCGCTGATGTCCGCTTTCACGAAGAACCGCACCTTGTACGCGTTTTCCTCGTCTTTACGGAAACCGGCCATGTCGTTGAACAGATTCACAATTTGCGTGTAAAAGTGATCCAACTCGTGTAAATCGAGCATGATCACAGTGAACTTGTCGTCGGGAGGCACGAGAATACACGCCGCGTTCAATTCCAACAGAGCATACGGGACCGGAAATCCTGCGTACACACCCTTGAAGTCGAGCTCCACCGAAGTTATCGAATTGAAAATTGGCAAATCAAACACGTCACCTTCCACAACAACCTCAACCCTTGTTTCGCTACTGTCTAGCGTATAGTCGACAAACAATACACTGTCGTGTTGCAATGTGTGACTGACGAAATCGTTGCTCGTTACCATCACGGACGCTTCGGTAGCGCCGTCGTTGTTCAAGAACCGCAGCCTGACTTCAATAGCCGGCCAACCTGCCGCGATGCGACAGCGAACCACAACTCCGGTATACGTCATCACACCCACCGGTACGCGGTTGTGATGCAACGCTATCCAAGTATCGGTTTGTCTCATAAAAGACGGAACCTTCAGCGTTGGCACAGTCACAAAGTAACTTTTGGCGTCTACTGCTCTGTTTGCAACACACGTCAATGACATGTTGTAAACTTCTTAAAATATATAAAACTACAGTGTTATTTGTATCTATTTTCTTTATTGTCATGTTTAAATGTATGGATGTATATAATGTATTTATGGCGGTGAGTACGATTCGTAGCACGTCAACGAGACGCGCGATTGAACCACGCTGTTGTACGTTTGCCGGGGAATGTTGCCGTCGTGCAGGGTCGTGGGTTTTAAGGCAGATCTAGATTTGTTGTAAAAATCATGTGTGCTGCTGCTGCTTCCAAACATATTGAACGTACAATAGCTGCGCAACAGAGTGACAAAAAAAGGGAAATGCGTTATAATATTGTTAATATTATGTACGCTTTACTATTTCTCGTTTCACTGGTCACAAGTCAAACGTATTTGTCCTCATACGAAGCGTACATCAACGACGGGCGCGGATTGTGTCTGGGCGATTGTGTGCGATCGCGTTGCGTTTATAAATACAACGGAGCCCTGGCCCCATGCACATTCACAGATAACAAACCCACTTATCGGTTTCGCACCATTGATAACGAGATGTGCTATAGCAACTGTGGATTTTTCAATCACGAGTCTTATCAATGGTGTGTAGTGATAGTGAATAATGGTTATTCGTGGAACTATTGTAACAGATACACAGCTCTGAAAGCGGTGGAGACGGTGCGCACGGACAACTCGTACATGACGTGCGGATACACCACGTGCGGTAAACACGAACGCTTCTCGTACAACTGGTGCGGTACCATAGGCACGTACTGGGAGTACTGCAAACCCGACAACAAAGCGCTACTCATCGAATACCCCACTGCGCTGTACACCAAGTGCGCGTCTCCGTGCGAAATCAAGAGCAGCGACAACGTGGCCTACTGCTACGACGAAAACTACACGTGGACCAAGTGTTTTCTCAACCCCAACTTTGATTACGAACTGCAAAATCTACAAGTGGTGTTGGCTAGCCAGTACAAGGGCGGCGGAACGTTCACTATACACGGATACAAGACGTGCGACACGTTCAAGCTGATCCGGATACCGGTGCACACCACCAAACGGCCGCGGTTCAAGTTCTACCCCTATCCCGGCGCACCGTCGGGTATATTACGCACCTCGCGTCACTACGAGTTTGACGTGCAGCACGTGGCCAACTTTTACTCGGACCGCAATCCCACCGTGACCCTACAACCACACATCAACTTTGAATCTTACAATTTTACGAGTAATATAACGTCGCCGATAGTGTCGTACACGGTGTTGCCGGTGCCCAACTACATGTACGCCGATCAGATCAACCTGCCGTTGGTGGTGAGAGCGATCGTGACGAGACAAACGTTGCGCGAACACACTGCGGTGCCTCGACCGTTCACGGAACCGGTGACGCGACACATCCAGCACATGCACAGCAACCATTCCACGGACGAACCGGGTTTCGTGGTGGACTACAGTCTGGGTGGACCAATCGCGCCGTTCAACATGTTCCCGCTGGCGTGGAAGCACCGCAGCAAACGTCTTTCGCTCGAAAGCATGATCAGCACGTTTCTCAAGCACGACGCCGAGCTTCACGTCAAACTAACCGCTGTGCTGTTGTACAGAATGGGCGACGACAACAAGCTGGTGCACAGACCCACGGCGATTATGATGCGAGTGCGGTTGTACGACCAAGACCAGCTGGTTAACGTGTTCGGTGACAGGATCCGTGATGTGGACAACTCCATGGAAAACATGTACTTTGATAATGATGCAGATAAAATTTGCGGGTACACAATTAGTAGATTAGATTAACTAAAAATATAAAAACACGTGCAACTAGTATCACACTACACATTCACCATGTTTATCTCAACCGAAACTGACGTGGACCGCAACGGTCTCATCAACGTACTCAACCTGTACGCGTACATAACGCTAGACCTCACCGACGTCTACGACCGTTCGGGATGTAAGCAGCCCCAGTGCGACAGACTACCCTACTACGGCAGAGACTATGACGAACCGCTCAAGTGGTATTTTTGCATCACCAACGAAAACCGTGTACTGACCGAGCTGCGCAGCAAGTTTTGCGTTGAGCGCAACGACTGTTCACCGGCACATCAACAAGACATGCTCATCATTCTACCTTCGTCCAACCCGAACAACGATCCCGAACTGGACAAAGTTGTGGACCGAATCATTGCGGCTGGAGGAGTACATCTACCGGACAATGACTGGTGTAAGGCGATCCAGATTTACATCGATAGCTGCGGAAAGGGTGGCGAGATTGTACAGCCTTTTGACGACTGGTCCAATGTTGACGAAGACGTTGGCGGCTACTACCCCAACTACCCCAATAGTCGCGTAAAATTTATGAGACGTGACAGTGTAGAGTCTTTTGAAATCACCCATTGGTGGATGAAGTTTGTGGAGGACACGTTTCTTAAATTCAAGCACGATTACATAGATGACATCGAAGCGTTCAAAAGTTATGTGCACTGCGTCAGTGATGCCAAGGATTTGATCATGAGCAACATTTACGAACTACATCAGTACATAATTAGGGACGAGTTGCATATAAAGACGTTAATGTACGTCCAGCAGGCGGAGTATATACGGAAACTTATGCGACACGAGTTTAAGCGGCGAGACAAGACCAAACCGTACCGTTTTACAACGAGACAAGTGTTTTTGAGGTTGATTCAGTTCCTGGACAGCGTTATAGTTGTTAAGTATTTATCACCACCCAAGTATCCGTACACTCGCAACATGGCCCAAGTTGTGTACTCTATTGAAAATTGGCAGTGTAAGTTGGCTGAAAACAAGGCTGTTGAATTTGATATGATTTTGTTTAATAATAAATAAAAGGATAAATTAATTTTTGTGTTATTTATTGTCCACAAACTGTTGATTAAATCTAAAAAAGGCATTGTTGCGTTTGCGTAGTTTCGGTAACCGCTGCAGGCGTGCGTCCAGCCGAAGGATCAGTTTGAATATGAACACGTTGCGTTGTTGCACGTAGTCCGCGTCTGATTCTTGCGCCTGCAGATCGGCAAACGTCTCGAACGCAGACAGCATAGATTTCTTGAGAGGTGTCTTGAGAAAGCTGCGTAGTTTTCTCGAATTGTCTGGATGATGACGTAACACTTGCGTGAGTAGACAATCAAAGTAGGGTAGAGTGCACGTGGCGCTGTTGTACTTGCCACAATACCATTCTTGCAACTGATACTCTGCTTCTGACGTCACTTTGGCTATCACCTTCTTTTCCAGAAACGTCTCCAGCAACGTGGCCAGATCCGATTCCAGAGACTTGATCGTGATACATGGATGGTCTTGACCAAACATGAAACTAGTCTCCAATTGTCCAATTTTAATTAATAATGATTTAAGTAGATAAACTACAGAATCTGCGCTGAGACACTGGTGCGCGATGGCAGTGATGGGAACGGGCGTAGTCGACATAGTGGTAGTGAACACTGAGACGCGTTTGGGTGGCGCGCAGTGTTTTATATCGCGCAAGCGGTGATAATAGGGAACGATCGTTGACATCACTTTTTTTTAATGTCGATCCAACGGTTCCCGATGTTTCGAACGGTGTCGTCCAAGAGCGACATTAAAAAAAGTTGCTTTTTAACATCGATCCCCATTTACACTAATATGCTTTTTAACAATTTTCGTTAACATCACAATTTTTTAATATCGCACTCGGACCAACTTTTTTTAAAAAAAATATCGACATTAAAACAATGTGCTTTTTATGATCGATCGGTGAACATCACACAATTTTGGGATCGATCCTTAAAAACACATTGTTTTAATGTCGATCTTTGAGCATGCGCTCAAACAGTTTGGAGGAGCATGGGATCGACATTAAAATTTTACGCAGTGTACGCAAACTGTGTTGTTATTTTAGCAAGTGTCTCGGTCGAGCGCGCTTCATAACCATGTCTTCTCCCGTGCTGATCGAACGTCTGCAGAATGTGCACATCAAGGTGGGCGGTGAAAAGAAGGCGTTGCGACAGACCAAGTTGGTAGTCAGCGATCGAGGTATGATCGAAAGCACCTTCTCTTCGCCCGACGGCTACGTGAGCTACGTGGAGCTGAGCGGGATCAAGGGTGGTGATTACAAGGCGACTGCGACCGTGTTTTGCGCGAACGATTGTTCGTGGTCCGAGTACGATGTGCCGTCGGTGGCGGGCAAGATCACCTTCCGCGTGGACAACTACGCGCACTGTTGTAACGTGGTGGTGAACGGTTCGCAACAACAATTCACTGTGGTTTTGTATTTTCCGGTCGCGCCTGATGATTTAGTTGAATAATAAAATAAAGTTTTTGTCTAACAAAATGTGTTTTAATCGAACATACTGGGACCATCGGTGATGATCAACACACCGTTTTGTACGACCATGTACAGATCGGGTTGGTTGTCTCTGAGGTCTTGTATGAATTTGGAGTTTTTGTACAATAGCAAACGCTTTGTTGTTGGGACGTGAAATTGAATTGTGTAGTTTTCGCACACGGGAAAATCGACCGATTTGTTGACCCATCTTTCGTCCGATGTAAACACTCGTCGGAAAACCAATTCACCCAAACTGTTCTTTACCTGGATTCCCATTGTGCCGAACACAAAACTCGAAGTGTAATCGTGCAACGAAATGGTGGCAATGTTCTCTAACAAACGTATGGACAATTGTATTAGTTGTACGTGGGTAATGGACAAGAACTGGTAGTTGGCGCTCGTGATACGTACCCGGTCCGGATAGTAGCGGTCGTAGCGGATCGTGTCGAGATTGTGCGTGGCCATGTAAATCTCGTCACGTACGTCGTTCTCCACGACCAGTGAACCGACATTGTTGTCCAACCATTTACACTGGCGGTGTAAACGTGTGAAGAAACGTTCGTTGCTGGTGGGCGCGGCGAACGTTGTCTCCATCATAACACCCTGGTCGGCGAGCGTGAACACTGCCGTGTTGTTTGGTAACGATGTAAAGTTTATAATGGTTTCGAAGAATAATAGTCTGTTTACTTGTTGATGTCCCACCAGTTGTAATCGACGCACCTGTTCGTATTCGTACCAGTTGGGTGTGATGGGTGTGGTGTTGTTCAATGTGATTTGCGTTCCCCGTATGTCGAACGTGACGGTTGAGTTGTCGTTTAAGGTAAGAACGATCGAGAATACTAGGTCTGCGTTGTCGGACCGGTACACGGTGTTGGTCACGTTGAAGGAAACGCGGCGTTGGGGCCCGTTGACAAAGAAGACGATCATGATGTTTAGATCATAGTCAATAACGAAGCCGTACTCTTCATCTTGTAACGAAGATGTGATGCGTTTCACGTAGCGCACGTTGACGTTTGTGGTGGTCTCGTGCACCACAATGTACGGTTCGTGATGATCGAAACCGTCGAAACAGGCAGCGTAAAAGTTTTGACGACCGCGCGGTCGCTGCACTCTGTACACGCCTGGCGACAGACCCTGAACAACGGCAACGCCAGCGTCGGACACCACGGCTTTGGCTGCCAACAACGTGCCATCGTAAAGATGGAAAGCGTCTCCGACCACCTCGTCCAAGTCGTCAATCTCTACGGTGATGACAAAATTGACGAGCGTCTTGGTCTGTCGCAGCATGAGCGGTGTGAACAGCGCAAACGTACTCTCCACATATTGTTTAATCAAGTCACTGGTGATGTTAAAGTTTGAGATGCAGCGATTGATGGGGTAAAGGCACGGTTTCATCGAGATGAGCTGGAGCGTGTTGAGGTTGTAGGGTATGATGGCGTCCGTGTCTATTATTTCCCACATATAATTGGGTCTAAAGAACGTGGCGTGTGTGACGTTGAAAAGCACCAGTAACGGTGTTAGATCGTATTTACACAAACTCGTCAACCATATCCAGTGGTGGGGTAGTGGAACAAAGTTCATGTTGCGCATACGAAACGACTGGTTAATGGCGCTGATGACGGACGCGTCTCGCTCGTTGATCAATGAGAACACTACCAGTTTGTCTCTGTCGTCCCACAAATCGAGATCGGTCTTGTTGCGTATGTGTTCGTTGAGGCGCGTCTCTACCGCGGCTCTATCGTGAAATACATACGACCCGATCTGCCGCTCGCTCGCCGTCATCACGTTGTACTGCATTCTATCTGCTAGTATACCGTTCCACAACGCGCCCGATAGTTTAAAATTGATGTAATCGTAGGCTTCGGCCAAAGCGGTGAGCACTGGCCAAGCGGAGGGTATCATCTGTAGATATGTGTCAATGTTGTCGTTAGACTGCAACAACCATTGGCTAGTGTAGTATACACCGCCCGTTCCCGACTGGTCCGCTTTCACAAAGAACTGTTTATTCACAATGTTGGCGTTTACGCTAGTCATGGTGGGATCGTCTACGAGACCGACAAAACTGTCGTAGAAACCGATAATGTTCTTGTAGAACGTGTGCAGCGCACTCAGAGATGTGTCTTGTAGTAGCGGTATACTCTTTTGCGGTACCAGCATGGTGATAATGTTCAAATCTACGTATGCGAACGGAGCGTTGTTCAACAGAGATTTGAACTGTGCCTCGTCGGTTTCACCGTGAACGTACACGGGTAGCGGGTCCCAGCCGAACGCGTCAATTTCCACTCGCGCCACATTCTCTTCCTGTGCGTCGAGAAAGAACACGCCGCGATGCGGTGGGTTGATGAACGTGAAGGTTTGGCTGCGAACAACGTACGTCGCCTCCGATCGGGTGTCGTAGTTGAGCAAGCGCAGCGTAGCGGTGTGCGTGTCGGGCGTGGTGAGACGGTAACGCGTCGCCGCGTTCTCCCTGACAATGTACGGGAACACGGCGCGTTTGTGTTGCATTCCGAGATACGAGGTCTGACCGTACTTGAGCCACAGCGGTCGTACGATGGGCGGAGTCTCTTGCTCAATCAACAACTGCATTGTAATCTTATCTAGGCGGTGGTATAAAAACTCGAGCTTGGACTGATACGTTATCAGTACCCAGCAAGTGTTGAACTGTCGAACACACCTTATCACCTTATTCTATATAAAAAAATGGAAGACGAGTAAGTATTCTACATTTATATGTATTTTACTAATATTTTACTATTATGTTATTTAACACTGTTGTTTTGTTTGTACAGCAAGAGTCCCCGTGCTGTTCTCGACTTTGACGACGACGACCTGCCCACCGATGAGGAGATTGAAGCCTACATGGGTGACGACAACAAGCGCAAACGAGAAGATGACGAAGATGTCAAGATTGAGCTTCGTCCGATGCGCAAGCGTTTCGCAAACGCCGAGTTCTCGTCCATGGAGTATCCTTATTTTTGCGAAAAGTACGCGCCGCGTTTGCAGCAAGGCGGTAGGATTGCGTCGTTAGCTTACGACGAACTGATCGGCCGTCACGTTGAGCCTGAGAAAAAGCTCGACATGGACATAATTGACACAAACATACAACGTATGTTGCGTAGATTTCACAATTGGGTAGTGGAACGACGCGGTCCCACTTTATTGATGATTAAACAAAAATAAAACGCATGTATTTTGTATAAACTGGCATTTTTATTTCATCATAAGTATATTCTAATATGAACGGAGTATGGTGGATTGTATGGATAGTGGTGATAGTGGTGATAGTGATAATAGTCTTCATCAACAGTAACAGTAATAAAATAGTAGACGAAACTATACCAATAGAATGTCCTCCCGGTTTCATTGGTAATATAGCGGATCCTAATAATTGTAGACAGTTTTACACATGTTCAGTGAACGGAATTTTAGGTCCGTCAAAGTGTGGTGGTACATCGTATTTCAACACATCGAATCAATCGTGCGTGGCTGGTAATAGTGATATTTGCGGTGACCGGCCGGTGGTGGACGAAGTTGGTTTTACATGTCCATCTAACAGTCCATTGAACATACCGAATCCGCAAAATTGCTCACAATTTTACCTATGTAGTGGTACCCACGTATCTGGACCGTTGGCTTGTTCGTTAGATTATGCTTTCGATGAACAAATAAACAATTGTCAACCTAAAGAAACGGTAGACTGTGGTGACAGACCAAAAATGTATTAACAATGCTTTTCTAGAATCGTAAAATTAAGCACCAAAATTTGATACCAACATTAAAATGGCGAAAAAGTTTTGAAAAAATGGTCGGACGCGTAATGTCGATCCCATTTGTGTTTTTCAACAATCGTAAAATTTAGCACATTTTTCCATTTTGGGAATCGACCATAAAGTCACATTGTTTTAATGTCGATATCTGAGACATGGTTTCAAAACCCTATTTTCACTGTTTAATATCGATCCCATTTTTAATGTGTGGAAGGTAGTTTGAGAACAGCGATGGCTACAATGACCACAATTTCAACCGCTTGCAGCACACACGCGACACACTGTACGATGAATGTGATCAACGCGAGATCATCAGCTTTGGTGGTCTTATTGTCAGCGGCGGCGGCGGCGGTGCCGTACACTAAGCAGCACAAAAGCACGAGTACAATGGAATTTTTCATAACGACCGAGAGTTGCGCCCGTCCCAAAGAGTTTTTGGAGAAGATATTGATTGGCGAATTGGGCGAGGATTTGGAATGCGCGATCTGTTGTAGCGCGATCAACAAATACCAGCGTGGTGTGGTGAACATCACGTGTGGCGGTATGGCTGACCTGGAACATTTGTTCTGCGAGACTTGCGACAAAAAGTTTCAAAAGAACGATCCGTACAAGCGCAAAATCCTGTATCGTTTCACGTTTCCGTTCAGCGACGACAATGCGGCGTTGAGTTTCATCGAAAAGAGTGAAAAGTTTATCCTGAACGAGGACGATGAGCGTAAACAGCGCGAACTGGTCGACACAGTAAAGAATATACCGCGCAAAGAGGAGTACCGCGACGTGTCGTTTAACTTTGACCTGGGTCTCAAGCCTCACTCTCGTTGAGCGTTGTGTCCACGTAGACCGTGTTCGAGGATCGTACATAAGCGGGATTGTCGAACAAATCGGCGGGTGTGCGTTGCAAGCGGAACAACCGTATCATTTCCATGTGTAGCGTTTGTGTGGTGATCTGCGCTACGTATGGTACGTCAATATCTGGTGTCTTGGTCGGTAGTAGATAGTAACGGTTGAAGGTGTGTTGAAAGACGGCATTGTTGAACTTGTCAACCAGGCTGTTGGTGATGATGCGTTGTTGATTGTTGATGGTGTTGCGTTCCTGGTCGTCTATAAAGTCTGCGTCGCTGACCTGTCTGAACGGTAGATCGGCAAAGACGCGCACCGTGTCAATGTTGGCGACGTTGTTGGCGCGCAACACCATGTACAGTATTCGGTACACGCTCTGGTTGATCACGGTCATGATTTCCTTGATGACATTTTCACCGTTGGTGTTGAGTACTAGTTCGATCATGGCCGGCACCTGGTCCGCCCAGCGCGTGTACAACGAGTACATGGCCTCGTTGATTTTGTGTAGAAACTTGACGTCTGCGTTGGGCATGCTCCTCATCAAAATGAGCACGTACGCCTTGTATAGGGGTGCGCTAATACCGGGCGTGTTGTGTAACAGCTGGAACAGGGTCATGTTCAAGTTGAGCACGCGTTGTAAATACGAGTTGATGATGTGTTGTTTGGTGAATAGGTCGGTGTTGTGTGGTAATTGTGGTGCCTGTGCGATGAACACGTAATTAACGTTGACGAGCTGGTTGTCGCTGGTGAGCAGCGGTTTGAGCGAGAATTCTGTTGATTTGGTCACTTGTTTCAAGTAGTCGGGATCGTCGTAGATGTTGCCCGTTTTGATCCTGACCACTGGTTGCGTTTCCTCGGCATAGATGGCGTCGTTGGCGCTCACGTCGATGGTGCTGTACGAAGTGTCGGGTCGTGCGTAATTGTACGAGGCGATGTCGTTACCCACTGGTTTCAACAGGTCTTCGTACGAGATGGGTGGTTGTGGTGGTGTAGGTGTTGGTGTGGTGGTGTACGCTGGGTTGATAGCTTCGACGTATGCCACGTCCATGGCGTTGTCGTCGAACATGGGCGGTGGTGCGTCAAAGACATGGCTGCGTCTGCGTTTAGTCTCCGTTGTCACGGGTGTAGGTGTTACGTCTTCGCTTTTTCTCCTGCTGAAGCGTCTTTTCAAATCTTTAACAGATGCGGAGAAGGAACTGCGTCGGCTGCTACTCATGGTGAATTAAAAGTAAATTTGCGTGATTGGTTGGTTGATTTCGGGTTTGCGGAAGGGTAACGTGAACAATTCTTTGGTGGATAGGTTCTGGTGAATGTATTGTCCGGGTGTGTTTTCCCCGACGTACTTGTAACCGTCCAAAAATATCTTATCAGAAGAATTGATTAAGAACACGTTGTAGTTGAATATGAGCGACGTGTGCGACGCCATTCTGGATGGTAATGTGTCTTTAGTGGATAATAAATATCTTATTTTCTACGTGTTGGACCACGTTCGAGATGAAACCGTCGACGGGTCTGCCGACAAACAAGTTCGCACCACCTGCTTCGGAACGATCGACGCCGTTTGTGCCGTTGACAGTGGCCAAGACTCGGTGTCGATTTCATCCTGCTCGAGTAAACTGTAGACTGGTCAAGATCATGGGCAGGCAGAGTGTGGTGTACGAGCATTTTACGTTTGTGGGTGTGCAGTACGTGGACACGGAATGTCGGCCCTACTACGAGCAGCTGATGTACGACGAACAAGACTATCGTCGTCGTAACCTGTTGAGTACGGGTGTGATGATTTGCGGCGTGCAATTCGAACAAGTGGCGCAGGAACAGTTTTACTCGATCAACGAAGCGGGCGAACGTGACGCGGAACTGATACGTATGGTTGGTCGTGTGGCGTACAGTTACGTTACGAACAAATTAGACAAGTATGTGGTGTTGTTAAAAGACATGTACGTGGACTGTTTGTATTCGCAACGTCAATGCGTCATACTACCGCAAGAGATGTACTGTATTTACAAAGACGACATGGAACCGCCGTTGAACAGTGTGTTTGCGCACGAAACGTTGCCGGACAATGCCGAGGTGAGCGCGTGTCAAGAGATCTACAAATCGTTTGTGGTGTACAACACTGTGTTGACGATGATGCTGCGCGACGAGAACCCGTTCAACACGCGTCGAGTCATCTCCAAGATAATCGAGAGCGTGGGCACGTGCACGGGCGGTCACGGCGACAAGCGTAACTACATTAAAGTGTGTGAGTTGAACTTTGGCGCAGACGCGCCGCCCAACCATGTCATGTGTCCGCCGAAGGAGATGGTAAAGCGCATCTTTCACTACGCGAAATGGGTGGAGACGCCGAACAACTGGCGTCGTTACTACGAGTTGATCGTGCGCGACCGCAAAAACAACGAGACGGTGTTACGCGAATGGCAAGCGTTCCTCACTAACTTTCGGTTGTACTTCTATCCGGGCGACGTGTAGTGGCGCACGTGTGAAACGCGGTATTGCGTAAAGTTATATGTGAGTTGTGCGCGTGTACGCTTCGCATTCCAACAGTTTAAGCGCAATGGAAAACTTGACTAGATTGAGTTCACCGGCTGCGGGTTACTTTGGCGGTCGTCTCAACTGGAAGTTGTTGATGATGGCGTTGGTGGTGTTGTTTGCTGTGCTGGCGGTCGTGTACAATTACAACGAGGAGCTGCTGGTTCACAAGAATGTGTTGCAAGGTAAAGTGCAACGTTTAAATGAATAATTTTGGACGTGCAACAGAGAATCAAGATTACGCGCGCTATATAACGGTGTGTCTGTGTTCACCACTCATCATCATCATCATCATGTCAGTGTACGCGGAAACCACTGAGCCGTTAGCCCCGAAGCGCTCTGTGATGCGCAAACTGCGTGAATACCTTTGCGTCAAAAACAACAACAATTATGACGTGATGAACAAAAAGTGGTGGCGTCGTCGTGACCGTCGCTCTGACATTCCTCTGTACACGAAAGATGAGGAGGCGGTGAAAGATGAGCGCGAATATCAGTGTGATTCGCCAGCGTGTACTGTAATGCAATATTCTCTGTTGGCGTCGTGTAGTTTGGCAGTCGTGGGACTGATAGCGTTTTACTCTTACGTGGGTTACAAGAAAAATACTTTCATTTAAACATTGCGCGTTTGGCGTGTGTGCGTGTGTGACATGATGCGAGCAGCGCTACTGTTGACGGTTGTGGTGGCGACGGTGTCGGCGGCGACCGAAAGTTCTTCTTCTTCTTCTTCTTCTTCAACTACATCTTCAACAACATCTACATCTACATCTTCATCTACTACTTCTAGTACTACACCATCTACTGTAACGGAAACAACTGTAACTCCGAAACGCAACTATGAGGTGGTGAGGATCTACAAGATTGTGGACAACTTTTTCCACTACATCCAACCTGGCTACGACAATAAACTCGGACTACACGTGGCTCACAGCACGTCGGCGACCGTTCCCGCCAGTAACATTATCGAGTACACGTTGTCGGACTATGATCAAAAAGGCTCGGAAGCGGAGGATAAGTTTGTAGTGTTGCGTTTCGCCGCTTCGTTGGCGTACATTTGCATGAACCACTGTGCCGAGTTTTACACGTCGTTGATACTGAACCACGACTGTGTGTTTGCGTTGAACGATGCGGAGGACGACTACGACAACGAAGACACTTCGATTCTCATGTCAAAGTACATGGGTGCGAACGAGAAGAAGATGTACATCAAATTCGACAAGGGTTACTATAGCGTGACTCGCAAGAAGAACGAGTATGAGATGGTGTTGTTTAGACGAACGGTGGCGTCGAACCAAACTATGCCCGAAATGACCGAACTTGTAGACGAGGTGAACGAGAAAGATTGTACCGGTGATGTGGTGACTCCTGCGTCAACGACTGTTGTTGTTGCGACGGCGGTAACCAAACCGCTACCCTCTCCCATTAAAATCGATCAGTCCGTGTTGACTTTGTCTAGCGTGATCATTGGTTGTGTTACCCTAGTTATAGTGGTGACGGGAAGTGTGTTGATTGTATTCTTTGTACTGTATTTTAGAAATAAAAACCAATCAAAATAACCTGCTGTGTATAAATATGTGTTTACTAAACGATTACTATCATTCGGTAATCATGAGTCGAAAGAGTCCCAAGTCTCTGTTATCTCTATCGTTTAAAGTGTGCGTTGAGCACGCATTACAAGTATACGAAGCGATACCATCGTTTATAGCAAACGAGCAGTTTTTACTACTGCCCGGTACGTTTTTGTGCAATTATGCACACAAGACTGGTGAATATGATCGCATGCTGCGTTTGGCAATGAACACGCACGTGTGTGATTTGGCTTACGATGATGTGTGCGAGTTGTTGACCGACACGTATTACCGCCGTTGGACGTTTCAAGAAGTGCTCGATGTGGTGATGTATATTCAGACGTATCGCGGCGAAGAAGACATTTTACCCTTTGAGCACACCAAAGCGGTGATTACGAACGTGTGTTCGTTTTGTGACGACTTAATCAAAGAGCCGAAACCGGTGCCCAAGAGAACAATGTGTAAGTTTTGTGTGAAAAACCTGAAAAACTACAAGGAGTTTCACATGTTGATTGACGAACCCGACGAAATGGTCGATGTGATACTGGATATGCGCAACTATTGTTCTGCGTGTTGGACACCGTTGTACAAATTTTGCGAGTGGATTATGGATGATTATCTGTTTTTGATATAAATAAAGAGAGATAAACACTAATATAAACTGTTTTATTTAGTAATTAACATCAGTACATAATCATGTCTACCACCAACTCTTTGTTGTCTCTATCATTTAACAAGTGTATGGATAACAATCTGCAAGTGTACGATGTTATACCGTCGTGTATAGTAAACGAACTGTTAGAAGACTACATGATTGAACATAATAAATTTAAAGCGTTCGTTGAGAGGTTGATCAATTTTGCCCACAAGACTGGTCACTATGGTCAAGTTTTGCGCTTCGTATTAAACACGACAGTATGCAAACGTCTGGTGTTTGCGATAATGGACGATTACCGTGTGTTTGATATTACAGTTACAAACGAACGCCGTTGGACCTTTGAAGAAGTATTGAGCGTGATAGTGTTTACAAAGTTTCGCTACTGTTTTGCCTCTCCTTATAAAATGTGTCTCTTATCTTACAACAATTTTACAAAGGTAAAGCAGTTAAAACGAGGTGACCTGTGTCGTTTCTGCGTGAAAACTCACGTTTGTAACAGACGGTTGGTGAAGGTATTAACTATTTTTCAACGACAAAAACATATGCTAAAATTGGAAAACTATTGTAGTGTATGTTACACGCCGCTGTTTGAAATCACACAAGAACATAATTTGGAATTCTATTGTAGTGTATGTTTAACGCCGCTGTTTATACAATAAATAATGGATAAGCGAGCACGTTTCTTGTCGCAAGAGCTACGACACGCGCTCATGTTCATGGTGGACTTTGCACGTCTGTCTGTGCACGGCCATCCCAACGTGTTGATGTTTACGCCCGTGTGTCACGGCTGCGGCAAAACGTTTCACGACATTTACAAACAATCGCACAACTCGTACATGTTCATGGTGATCAAGTCATGGTTGGACAACAACAACAACAACAACATCAAATTTTCTTGTCTCGCTTGCAAACGTGCTCCAGTCGAAGACGTTATCGAGCTGTACCCGTCATTTTCGCTCGCCAACCTCAAGAAGCTGCTGTACAACGGCACGTTGAAGAAGTTTGTGTTTTCGTTTCGCTCACCGTCCAAGAAGCGATGTTGCCGCGTGGGCGTGGAACTGACCGAGTTGGCTCGCGTGCTCGAAGATGTGGTCGCGTCCAAAGGTGCGAACGAGGAGATTGAGAGTGTGAGTCTGTGCGAAGCGTCTAGCGGCGCGGTGGTGGCGCGTGACTGCGTGTACCATTTGCGTGTGGACTGGGGTAGCGAGCTGACGTTTAGCGAGCCGAGTCAATTTACTCGCGATCTGTTAAACAAGAGCGGCGGCGGCGAATACTATTTGGAGGTGATATCGCGCGACTACGAAGAGTTTCAACCGTTCTACGTGTACTTTCATCACGGCTCGGTGGCGTCGTGCAACGCGTGCGCCAACAAAGTGGTGGTGAAGAATAAGAAGACGTATCCGGTGTTGTTTTGCGGCAAGTGTGGTTTCACGGACCCCTCGTACTGGACGGGTGACGTGTATCCGTTTTGGTTGGACCGGTACGATTATAAACGCACGTATTGGAAGTGTCATAAGAAAATAAATTTGATGCTGTACGACGTGGACGTCACATTGTAACATGGAATTTGTAAACTGCGACGAGGAAGAGGTTCCGCAATACGTGAGCGTGCGAAACTACGAGAGCGTTCGTTACACTAACAACACGCTGCTGGGTCGCGTTTTAGCGCTGGCTCGTCGCGTGGTGCAAGAAGAGGGCGGCGAAGACGGTGTGTTGGCTCAGATTCTACGCCACAACCCGTTACATTTGCTGACGCCGGACAAGTTGTTGCTGGTGCGTCGTGTGTTGTCAGCCGTGTGTACCACGGACATGAGCGCTACCATTGAAAAATTGCTACACCTGTTTACGACTGAAAAATGATTTTATAAGGAATTTATATCAAAACA